CTCGATACTTACATTTGATTCGTGAACATATACGCAAACATTTTGTATATATGCTTTTCTGAGAATTTCTTCTATGTATGAAGATTTGCTTTCCGGGAAAAATGTTAATACGGCGACATCTGATTGTTTGATTATACACCAAAGAATAGAACTTGCTAGTGCGTTGATAGAAGTCTCTTTTCTTTCGTTTATTGCCTTAACATACAGGGGTTTACTTTTTTGGGCGAATCCCCTCATCCCTCTTATGTTGTTAGACGCTATAATCCCTGCATGCATGGTAGAAAGGCCAAGAAGATCGTCAGGAACCGATGTTTCTTCCACAAAAACCTCTAAATCCGAAAACTCGTTCAGGTCTTTGTGGCTTGGCAGTCCCGAACCTATTATAGCAAAAGATGTACTGTACCCGCTGCATTTCCCGCTTATCCCAAACCGGGAGGCATCGTAGGTAAACGGTTCAATATTTTTAGTCGTAGTCCTGGGCTTTTTGTATGTTACGTTGAATTTGCTCATTTAATCAAACTTAGTGGAACGGGAAATATTTTCCCCTTTCCAAACATTTCTATTTTTGTTGTTTGTGGTAATGTCTTCAAGAATAGTACAAACTTTCTCATGAATATAGACAAGTGCATGACAAAGTGATCGTCGGTAATAATATTGTTGCACCTGTTAATCTCGTCTATTTTCTTGAATATGTTTTCCCTGTAAGGGACTTCCCAAAGATTGCTTTTGTTTAATTGCATCTTTTTTACAATATACCTCTTTAGGTTAATATTAGATAATGCAAGCCCGGTTCTGTGTTTTTTTGCTTTTGTTTTTGGCTTGTAGTTAAGATCGTATGACTCGCCGTGCCACTTCATATTGGCAAGGTCGAAATATACCTGAAACATGTTCTTGTTTATTTTTGTATTGCCGAAAATCGCATCGTAAAACTTCTTGCTGTCCTTATTATAGCCGAAGCCTATCTTTTCCTTCCCTCTTGCGTTTGACAGTTGCTCCGGATCGAGATAGATAACCTTGTCATATTCCTTATTTACTTTATTGAATTTTTGTTTTGTGTAAACATTTCTCACTTTTTTGTTATACTTAAAGATGCAGCGTGTCTTTTCATCACTGACAACGTAATCTATCTTCCCATTGTCGAGAGCCTTTAGAATGCACGTAGACACGAAGCATTCTCTTTGCTTGCCTAGATGTACGATAAGGGTTTCCATTTAAAAATCGTCTGGCAGGAGAGATCCTTCGTTAGATCCTGTTGTTGGTGCTCCTATGAAGTCATCGGGCAGCAGAGATCCTTCGTTTGACGTTGAGGTAACTGGTCCTGGTTTTACGTCTATCTCTATATAGTCATCTCCTGTTGAAGATATCTCGTCTTCGTAAGTTCCAATATAATCATCTATTTTCCTGTCTACTATTATATTATCTAGTGCTTTGTCTTGTTTCGACTGTCTTTTCTTTTGCCCTGCGAAATAATCTTTTCTTATTTTTGCTGCTTGCGATTCGGTTACTATCTGCAATTGACCGTTTTTAAGCATCTTCTTAAGTACCGGGTGTTCTTGGAACACGTCTTTCCCGTGTCTTTCATATAGTTCTTCAAGAGGGACGAAGTGGGAAGGATTATTAAATTTCATGTCTAGTTCCTGTATCAGCATGCATCCCTTTGACGTTGTTCTCAGGTATGTCTTTTCGTCTTTTTGTACCGCTTCTTTTACTATTGTGCTTGATACTGTCTCTATTACTTCTACCACATCTTGGGCTGTAGCTTCTTGTGCGCTTGTTATATAGATGACCTTTTCGTTACCGATTATTTGTTTTATTGCTTCTATGTCTGAAAACAGGCATTGTCTCTTGCCTTCGTTTGTATAGATGTCTAGGCATCCATTTCCCATGTTTAGAAATACAATCATATTATTTTCTCCTATTTAATTGTCGGAAAAAAAGAAAACCCCATCTACAATATAGACAGGGTATTAGAAGAAAAATTTTTCCTCTTATTTTTTCTTCTTCTTTAATGTGGTATTTGAATAAAATGATGCCATTCCCCTGACTGAAGCATTGTCGCTTTTCATCGCCTTATCTGCACATGCTTTTGAGGGGCCAGAGAAACCATTTCTTTTGCACCATTCGGTAAATCTGCCTTTCTTTAGTTTCTTGGGCCAACCGTCTGACTCTTTTTTGCTTGCAGTTACAGTGATTTGAGGTTGTACTTGTTGATCTTCTTTTTTGACTTCTGCTTTTTTGTTTTGATCACGAATATGCTCGATACACCTATCATACTTCTCTTTGTCATTTTTATTCCATTTGCTTCTTTCTTGAGTCCCCGCTGTAGAGCCTACGCTTGTAATACAAATTGCGTAAGGATTAGAAGGTTTGTCGTATTTGCTTTTTCTTTTTCCTGAGAATTTTTCAGTTTGAATAATTTTCATTTTATCCCTTACAAATGACCGAACCTTCCTGGTTCGTCCTTTCTTAAATCATATTCATAGTCTACTCTAAGATCTTCTTCAGAGTCATAATCTAGATCTATCTCGTTAATTATATCTTCGTATTCGCCTTCTATAGTTTTTTTAACTTCGTCAGAAAGTTCTCCAATAGGCTTCCCGTTCACTATTAGTGTCACATTCGTGACTATTCTTTCGTCGTCTCCTTCTGGAGGCCAACCTAGTTGGTCTGGGCCACCATGCATTGAACCAGGGTCACGATATCCAGTACTTTCAAAATCTATTACTAATTCTATTTGGTCTTCACTGTCCAGTCTTATTGGAATAGTACTTACATCTTTGATAATGGCTGATTGAAGTTGACCTGACAAGTCTATGTCATTAGTAATGTCAAAGAGGTTTCCTTCTTCTCCTATATTTATTTCAATAGAAAAACTACCTGGAACTTTATTCCATCTCTCTACTGCTTCTTTTCTCAAGTACTTTGCTGTTTTAATTATTTTCATGTTTACTCTCTCTGTGGTTAAAGTTAGTTACAATCTACACGCCCCTGCGGGGCGCGACCTATTATATAAATCTATTTGTTAATTCTTTTAATAATTTTTGTAATCTTTGTTTATATGCTGCAACAGAGTTAGCAACATCTTCAATATCGCCGTTATCTAATTTGATTGACAAGTCATATGTTTCGCCTAGATCCATACCGGCCAAGCGTTGAGCGATATAGTCACCTCCATAATAGTCTTGTCCTTCTGAAACATTAGATTGTGTTTTTGCTTTATCAATAATTTGCTTTTCTAGTTTGAATATCTCAAAACTATCTTTTCTAATAGATTCTAACTCCTCTGATGGACCTAGTTCCTTTGATGTCTCTAATAAAAATTTTGTAATCGCATCAAATAAATATACCTCTGCTCGTTTAATGTATTCTGTTGTTTTAATAATTTTCATTTTTTTATCCCATAGTCACAACCAGGTCATATTTTTCTAATGGTTCACTTATTTGCCCACAACCTGAAGCAATAACAGACCCGTATAACTTGTCGGGCTTACCTCTATTATTAGTAAAGTCTATCTCAAATTTCCATTCTTTATAATCGTTTGGAATCTTCCATTTTTCCCTTGTCCATGTCTGTTGAAAACTTGGAGATACACCATATTCTGTACTTGTAATTGTATAACTTAGACCTAGACTGTCTATAGTCTTGAAAATCTCGTGAACAGGAACCCATGAATCGTCAGAAAAGATCCCTTGAGATATCGGGTAAAGTATTTTATGTAATTTATTTGACAAACTTTTCTTGGATATATTATCGAATGCGTTTCTTTGTGCGAATTTTTCAGTTTGTATAATTTTCATAATTTAAATTTCTAAAAATAAGTATACAAGTCCTTCTATAAATTAATTCGATTTTTTCCATGTTGTACCTCTTATTTTTTTAAAAAATGCCACAAAAAGCGAGGAGAGAAGCCACAAGGCCGAAATAAAGGAAGGAAACGAACATATATTTAGAAAAGGGTTTTTCAGCTACAAGTTGTATTTAATGATTAAGGAGCAAATATGCCAACAATAACAGCAATAGCCGACTTCAAAGGCACGTTTATACAAGGAACAACAGGAACACTCTTCCTGAAAATAACTGATTTCGACGGGAATCCTACAGATCCAGAAGAAATCACAATCACAATACGATTCTGGGACGGAACACTGATAACCTCAACAACTCCAGAAAAAGCGACAGAAGGCTTCTACGTGTACGATTGGGAAACAGAAGACGATCAAACTGTCGGAGAATACGAAATAACGTGGGAATTCGAAAGAGACGGAGAAACATATACAGAACTGCAATCAGTAATAGTCGCAGAGAATGCAGACGATACAAACATGTACTCAGGCAAGGCAATAGCCGTAAGAGAATCTCTGGAAAGATATATAACTTGCGCTCAAAATATCCCTGTCTACTTCGAACAGTCAAAACCAACTCACAATAGAAGAACGTATAGATTCACCTTCCCAAGATGGAACCAGGTAACAGGAGTTAAAATATACAGAAATAACAATCTTATGGATAGCGGTCTAGAAGTGAATTTCTTCAATGGAGAAGTTGTTTTTGATACCACACAAACTCAATACGACATGATACATGCAGACTACAACTTCAGGTGGTTTACAGACAGCGAATTGGATGAATATTTGAATAATGCAGTAGCAGATTTTAACTCATATCCACCTCATACAGGATATACGTTGGCAGGTAGCGCGGAACTTCCTGACAGATATCTCCCGAGTATAATAAGAAAAGCTGCTGTAGATGCAATAAGACATCTTATGATGTGCCTGCAATTCCAGCAGCCTCAACAAGTTTTCGGCGGTGCTGAAGGTGCAGCAAAAGCATTTGCTAATTTCGAAACACTGAAGAAAAACTATGAGGGAGATTGGGATAAGGTTGTTGACGCAAAAAAATATGGGCCATACCCTCGAACTATGATCATATCTACACCGGAGTATACATTGCCAGGAGGCCGCAGTCGCTGGTTCAGATATTTGTTTTCTAGTGGCCAGTAGTCCTTATTCTACAATAAGTTACAACAATTTAATTATTATCATTTATTAATATATTAATAATTACTTCTTCGTATATTATGTTTTAGTTAGATCTATTTCTTAGTATATTATATAAATTTCCTACTTTACTTCTTCATATATCATATCTTAGATTATGTAAAAACACTTTATTTTAAAATCTTATTATTTTTATTAAAGGTTTTTATAATTATACCGATATATAAAGTGCAAGTAAACGTTATAACTTATATTGTGGAAAGGAAATCAGAATGGCACTTAAAGGTCAAATCGTAAGCGAAGAAACTAAACAAAAGAAAAAAGAAACACAGAAAAAACGACTAATGGAAAAATATGACTGGACCCTTATAGAACCGTACCAGGACGTTGAACTAAAAATGTCTTCACGAGGAAGGCAAAAAAAATATATTACATTAAAACAATTTAAACAAAAACTAGAAGGAGACATGTATATACAGGACTTTCAAAAAGAAACATCTAAAGCTTTAGTTGGTTTCTTTAGTGCTTTTTGTCAAGGTAAAATTAAATTAGAGAAACAAACGTTTATAGATGAATACGAAAAAGGAAAAAGTTTAGTTGAAATAGCAGAAAAATATAATATTCCAAAAGACTATATTGGATTTCTAAGACAATTATTTGAGATTAAATCCAAAGGAGCGACTTTTCGACATAGAAAATTAACAGAAGTACCATTGACACAAAGACAAAGAGAAATTATATATGGATCTATGATGGGTGATGCAAAGAAGTTTGCTCCTGCTTCTGTTGGTTTTGGGCATGGACCAAAACAAAAATCATACTTAGAGTGGAAATATGAGGAGTTAAGACCTTTAGCGACAGAACAAGGGATTAAAGAATATTCGTCATATGATAAAAGAAGTGGTAATTTGAGTTTTTCGTACAGATTTTATACCTATTCGAATACAGAACTAGAAGAAATTAATAAACTGTTTTATTCGGGTCTAGAACAAAAAAAAGAAGTATCAACTAAAATATTATCTAATTTAACTCCTCTTTCTATCGCCGTATGGTTTATGGATGATGGCAAGACAGACTGGAATCATCGATCTTTGAAAAAAAGACCAAATAGGGCAACAGAAACTCACTTTCTTTGTGCTGATTCTTTTTCTTTTGATTCTTGCGAAAATATAAAAGGGTGGTTTTTTAAGAGATATAATATAAAATGCAGAATGAAATCTAATGGTTTTCGTAAAAGAAGCACTATTATAAAATATAGAATAGTTATTGAGCATGAATCAAATGAAAATTTCATTAATTTAATTCGTCCTTATATTTTACCTTTATTTTATTATAAGACCAATTATCAAGCATACCTAAAATGGAGAAGAAATGATTAGAGCAGACCTAATGACATTCACTAAACCAGTTTATTATTTTAATGACGGGAAAGAGCCTGACGCAGAAGAGATAAGAGACGTAGCGGAGCACCTTGAAAAGTCACTAAATAAAGTAGCAGACGCTGTTGAAAAACTCAAGATAGACAAAAATTGGGAGATGGAATACAATCATGGTGAAATATCCTTATTTAACGATCAAATAGAAGATGAAAATGAGTTTAACGAGTATCTTGAAAAAATAAATGTCGATAAAGATCTATTTTATCTGATAGATTTAGATGAAGAATAATTTTTACGGAAAATAGATTACCAAGAATACTTAAAATAGCGATGTAAATAAATATTTTTGATATTTGTTATTTTCTGCGTATCTTAATGCTATATATAATAGTGGCAGCAGAAAAAGTGGTTGTTGCATAAGTCTATAACTACCACATATTGGAGACTTGTTATGAGTATATATAAAATTAAGTTAAAGGATCTAGACAACAAGGATATTGGGGAAAATGAAGTTATACAAAAATTAATAAATGGCAATTCAAATTCGTCTAATACAAACAATATACCACTGAAATATCTCGCCAAATACTTTAAACCAGCAGCAGCAAAATTGGACACTATAAAACCAATAATAAGGCAAATTAGTTCTATCCAAAATTTTGATTCTAAAGAAATTGATTTTATGTTGCCAGATTTACCTGAACATAAAGAAGATAAGTTTTTTTTCAAAAAAAAACCTTAAAAACAATTATAATAGGAAGTATATCAGGTATTATATCCGCTGTAATTGCTTTTATATTAATTGATACTTTCTTTAACTAATGATTTTCACAATAGGCAAAACCAATAATTGCAAATGTGGAGAAATAAATGAGTTATCCTTCAGTACTAACAAAAAAGCAAATGGAAATAATGCATAAAGCGATGAAATACTCTTTATACAAAAAAGGAGATCTTGTCCATCATGGAAAATACAGGTTGTTAGAAGATGCTGCCGCTCACGGATGCCCTTGGGTTGAGGACGTTGAGACAGGCGAGAGACGTTGCATGACCATGTACGGTCATATGGAAGTTTTCAAGCAGATGTGCGAAGATGCAGGAATATGTCATCGCACTCATTAATTCTATTCGATAATAATTTGTAAAATATGAGGTGAAGAAATGAGTTTTTATATAGCATCAAAATCGCAAGTTGTCGCTCGAAAATGGAAAGAAATTTTAGAGTCTGAAGGTTACGATATTGTAGCCAGGTGGATTGATGAATACGATTTTGGTTCAGGTCCACCATACGATGACATTAAGCGATCAGAAAATGCTGTTGCAGATGAAGAAGACATTAGAGCGGCAGATGCTTTGATTTTTAGATCTGAACCTGATGGAGTTAGAGTTGCTGGTGGCAAGCATGTTGAAACTGGGATAGCAATTGCATTGCACAAACAAGTTTACGTAATTGGTCCTAAAGAAAATATTTTCCATTGGCATCCATTAGTGAAAATATTTGATACTTTTGACGATTTCACAAAATATATACTTATTATGGAGAAAAAAATGACAGGAATCAAAAAAGACAAAAACGATCATATTTGGATTAAAAGAAATAAAAGCGTTGCTCCTTTTAGATGCAAAAATTGTGGAGCTTTATCTGGATCGGATAAAGCTTTTGAGAAATGCCCTAATAAACGCTCTGATTCAAGCGTTGACTTTCTAGAAGAACAAACAAAACACTGGTTAGCTTTTAATTTTGAGAAAGCCTCCCAATTCAGTTTCACAAAAGGTATTTCTTATAGAGAGGCCGTTTTTTATTTGGCAGGCATGGAACATGGTGCGAATGATTATACAAAAAAACAAATCCAAAAAGAAAGAGATGATTTAATTTCGCAACTAGAAAAAATCAATGAAGAGTTAAGTGACTTATAAACAGAGATGCAAAAGTAAAAATAATTGATGGACCACTACAAGATACAGATACCTTTCTGTGTGGCAGCGAAAATATAGGCGATATTATACTTTGTTCTCCTCACTATAATAAGTACGTTGCCTATAAATATCGCATTGATGCGAACATGGATCTCGCATTTACAGGTGAAATTGTTAATTTAAATCCGTTAGAATTAAAAACAATTACTCTTGACAAAAATAATAAAGTAATAGGAGTTGAATAATGTCAATTACCCCTCCCACAAGGGGAGGGGCTTGTTCAGCCGGATAAACTGGGAACAATAGGCTGATTGACAACAGCCCTATCTGGATAGCCTGTAGCGTCCAGATATTTGAGACAAATATTACGACTAGCATTGAGGTCAGCATTAAGTTGAAAACCACATTTCTTACAACTAAACAGAGATTGACAAACCCTGTTTGCTCTCTTAATATGACCGCATCTGCTACATCTCTGACTAGTATACCTTGCATCAACATAAACAATATTAATGCCTTTGGATTCAGCTTTGTACTTAATTATCCACTCCAACTGGAAGAAGTTCCAACGATTAACTTCTTTACGTTGGGCTTTTCTCCAATTGTTAGTACGCTTACGAATACCAGTCAAATCTTCAAACACCAAAGTGTCTCCGCTTTGAAGTTTGCTAACAATCTGCTTAGAGATGCAATGATTGGCATCTTTCCTAAACCGTCTCTCCTTACCTCTAACTTTGGTAAGGTGTCTTTTAGCAGACCTTGTTTTCTTAGATTGAAGTTGACTTCTCAATCGTTGATATCTATCAGAAACTTGTTTAACTTTTCCACCACCAAAGAATCTATTGTCAGAGGTTACAGCAAGTTTTTTAACTCCTCTATCACAGCCAACAAGATTCCCAGTTGGTTCTATGTCAGAAACTTCTTTTTCAAAAACAACATGGAGAAAAACTCTTCCTTTGCTATCAATAAGCAAATTAGCAGAAGTGTGTTTCCAATCCAAATAACGTTCAAAGTACTCAGGAATATTAAGGCTAAACTTCTTTCTACCATCAATAGTAAGAATAGAAACTTTTCTACTTTCAAGCCAAAGTGTATAGGAGTTCTTATCAAGCCTGACACTACATTGTTTGGATTGAGGGCAAGAAATATGTTGTTTCTTCTTTCTAAGTGCTTTAACAGATTTAAGGGATTCAGTAGCTTTCATTCTAGCAGATATAGCCAGTTGAGAAGGCAGGTATTGTCTTGTTGTTTGATAGGTTTTGTGGTGAAGAGACACACCATTAATATCGAATGGATTAAAACCTATTTGACAGACAAAATTGTAAGCTTTTGTATAGGCTTCAATAGTTGGTTTGATATCTTGTGTTGAGATATCAAGTCTAAGTTTAGCTGTCCGAATGAGTTTCATATATTACTATTATCGGATAGTTCTAAAGATTCCTTTAATAATTTTTTCAAATAGGAGAAAGTAGCAATTCCTCCTCTACCGCAAGGGTAGAGGTTTCCTTGCTACAAAGATTATGAACTTTTTATTAAAAAGAACATTACATTGCACAGGTTTGAACCGTTCTCTTTTATGGCGAACTAATTATAGATGGTCACGCAATTATCACAAAAATCCCACTTCTCGTGATTTTAACTTTTTTAATTTTGGTAAATACTCTGGTCTTTATTGTTGTTGTAATTGCTTTACCTCCCAAATAAGAAATTCTTTTTGTTTTGAAAGATATAAGAATACCTAAAGTGTAGAAATAAATGTCATTAGGACACACATTAACTGAAGAAGACTTAGAGAGCAACAAAAATTCTTATCTTGTTTTACGGATAAGGGTGCGAAAATTTTATAGGAGAGTCTGAGAACCCCCCATCCTTGTGGTGGAGGTTTAACTATAGACATTAATTTAATTATTTTTTGCAACAAAGAGGGAGATAGTGATAAAGAATCTTTTTCTTTTGGTATTTAGTGTTATACTGTGAGGGGGGAAAAATTAGAAAACGGTAAAGAATTATTAATAACTGGGGGTTGTTGCCAACGTTTTTTTTGTGCAAGATTTTTAAGGTATACTATAAGGTATACTATAAAGATGAAAATACTACAGAAATAAACTGTTCTGGTTCTAGGTCTTTGTCTAGGTAACAAAATGAAAATAATACAAAAAACAATATGTGTGAGCAAGTCTTGGTCTAGTTCTTGGTCTACGTCTAGTTTTAGTTCTAGTTCTGGTTTTTGGTCTAGATCTTGGTCTTTGTCTTGGTTTAGTTCTAGTTCTACGTCTAGTTCTAGTTCTTGGCCTTATTCTTGGTCTTTTTCTTTGTCTTTTTCTAGTTCTTTGCCTAGTTCTAGGTTTAGGTGATAAAATGAAAATGATACAAAAAATAATAAGAATAAATAGGTCTAATTCTAGGTCTTGGTCTACGTTTAGGTCTTGGTCTAAATCTAGTTCTTTTTCTTGGTCTTTGTCTTGGTCTTTGTCTTTGTCTTATTCTACGTCTAGTTCTTGGTCTTTGTCTACGTCTAGTTCTAGGGCTTGGTCTAGGTAACAAATTATGAAAATGATACAAAAAATAATAAGAACAAATAGGTCTTATTTTTACTCTTGGTCTAGTTCTTGGTCTAGTTCTTGGTCTAGTTCTTGGTCTAGTTCTTGGTCTAGTTCTTGGTCTAGTTCTTATTCTAGTTCTTTGTCTTATTCTAGGGCTTGGTCTACGTCTACGTCTTGGTCTTGGTAACAAAATGAAAATGATACAAAAAATAATATGCGCGAGGAAATCTAGTTCTTTGTCTTGGTCTAGTTCTTTGTCTTTGTCTAGTTCTTTGTCTTGGCCTTATTCTAGGTCTTATTCTTGGTCTAATTCTTGGTCTTTTTCTTGGTTCAGTTCTAGGTTTTGGTGACAAAATGAAAATGATACAAAAAATAATAAGAACAAATAGATCTTGGTCTTGGTCTTGGTCTTGGTCTAGGTCTTGGTCTAGTTCTAGTTCTCGTTCTTGGTCTACGTCTTGGTCTAGGGCTAATTCTGGGTCTTCTAGTTCTTATTCTTGGTCTTGGTTTTTGTCTACGTCTTTTTCTAGTTCTTGGTCTTGGGCTTGGTCTAGTTCTACGTCTTGGTCTTGGTAACAAAATGAAAATAATACAAAAAATAATAAGAATGAACACTAAAGAAGATTTGCAAATTGAATTAGACTTTTTTGTTAAGAAAATCAGGGAAACAGGTTTTGATATTCGTGTCAGTTGGACTGACGAATACAGTAAAATGCAGAGCGTGTTTGGACATGTTAATTCCCACGTAGAAAAAAGATACAAGTTTAAACTAGACGAAGAAGAAACCGATACAATAGATTAACTAGGATAAAAGAATATATTTCTCAATCAAGAGGTTCGTGTTGTTTCGTTATTGCGGCAACAAACTGTTTGATGTATCAATATCTTACTGTCACTGATCTTGAGGAAGCATACGATATTGCTTATTGTAGAAGCGGATCTACTATTATGTGTGTGGTTGTTGAAGAGATATAAACAAAAAAGTGAAAGGTAAAAATTATGTTAAAAGTACAGTGCAATCTTTGTAAAACTATTTTATCCGAAGGTATAGGGTTTGTAAGAGGCAGTTTCGATTCTGTTTTTAATTTTGTAACGGAACTCGTTCCTTCTGGTACAAAAGTAAAATATTTGTTTGGAGAGGACAAAAAAGAGAGAGAAGAATGCCCGTATTGCGGTTCTGTAGAGTTATATATCTTAATATTATAGAGTTATGAGCAGTAAAAATATTTCTTTTGTGCATTTTTTTTATTATATAATATACCTAACGAAAGGAAAATAAAATTAAATAGAAATGGTTTCTTTTGAAAAGAGACAGGTTTGTTTGATTTAGAAGGTAGTAGTTTACAGTCCCTGCTTCCAATAAAAACTTAATTTATCATTTTATTGATTTTAAGTAATTGTTTGGAAAACGGATTTGAGTCTTCAGTATGAAAATATTGTTCAGGATAAAGACACTGATAGACAGTTGCAGTCATGCGAATTCTAGTCTTTTGAGCTACATGAGTGTTAGGTCTAATACTATAGACGGGGACTTTTCTTGTTTGACTAAGGCATCATTTGACGGTTCATTTTCTTTTTGTTGGTCTTATATTAGTTTTAGGACTTGTTCTTTGTGGCAGTGGAATAAATGAAAATAATATACAGGATGTCAAATGATAAAAGACGGAGATATCATAAGAATAAAAGTTGCTTTGAAAAATTTTCCTTTGTTTATTTTTGCACAAAAACAAAATACCGATCCTATTGAAATAGCTAAATATAAGAAAGAAGGGTCTTTCAAGAATATAACTTTTGTCTCCGAACGAACTGAAATAGAGATACCGGATTTGCCAGATGTTTTTTATTACGAAGACGAAGTACCAGAATCATTTTTTGTTAAAATAGAAGATATTTACACAAAATACGATTTGCTGAAAATGCTATGAAAATACTATTCAAATTCAGTTTACAGGTAACTCTATATTCATGTTTATGTTTATAAATCAGAACTCTTCAAGAAGTTTGTGTTGGAAATCTCGCGTTTGTACTTCAACCCATAACATAAGTAAATACGGCTACTCTTTCTCTTGGGAGTTTTGGATGAGGAGTTCTTATATAAATTCACATGGACCTGTTTTTGATACTTCTTTGTCATGGTCTAGTGTCTCTGTTTCTTCAAAACACAATTGACGATACATAATTATGGCAGTTATATATTGTAAAAATATAAACGAATTTTGTTTCGAGCTTTTTATCAGATGTGCTAAGTCCTCTCCATCAGAGATTATTTGCAAAGATGGAAATGTTAATCATATTTTTTATATAGGTTTTACTTTTAGATATGATTATGGGCCTCCTGACGACTGGATATGCATTCCTTTAGAGAGAGTAAAAGACCATTCTCTTAGTTCCGCCACAAAAAGAATATTTTTATGCTCTGTCATGAACTCGGCCATAAATAAAAAGTCTGATGATAATAAACCCGGCCCGAAAGTTCTTGACACTCCACATTTAGATAAAAAAGTTGGAGAACTGGAAGCCCCAACTATGAACGAACATATAGACGACTACGGAGCTTATGGTTTGATCGATCTGTCCGAAAATAATTAGAGGTTTAAACTGCTGTTCTTCGTATGAATATCTATGGCGAAAATAAACAACGGAGACATTATCGACGGGGAAAAAGTAATAGAAGTTTTATACGAATTCAAAATATTGAGGCACGAATGGGAGATGGACGGTTACGGTTGGATAGTATCGCTTGAAGACCAACCCAACAAAATTATATTGTCCGATCACGACAGAAAATATATAGCTTCATGGGATGACCTGGACGATCTCGTTAAAATATATAGAGAAACTATTCAAAACATGAATAATGCTTTGTTTTTTCTTTAAGGAATAATAATGAAAAACAAAAAAACGAATAAAGACATTATGAAAAATGCACAGAAAGCGATATTAAGATTTACTCACGATAAAGACCAGTTCATGTCTCTCATAAGAGAAACAAAAAATTTTGAGTTGTTGTGTGGCGTAATCGAAAGGATACAGAAAAAAAGTTTTACCGAAAAACCTTACGAACCTATAACTCTAGATTTTTATGAGGCCGTATTAGTAGGTGCTGTTCTTTCTATGTTGAGGGATGAATTGTATGCAGCAAAAATAGATGCTGATATACAAAAGATCAAAGCACAAACTAAAGAATTTGATTAAAAGGGGAAACCAGTTTAACATTGAATAAGCAAGTATGAACTGGTATAAGATTATCTTGTCTAAAAAGAAGAAATTCAAGCCGATTAAGCCATTTTTGAGAAACTTACCATATACGGGAAAGAAAAATACTAAGAATTGACTGGTCAAAAGTAATAGCTAAAAAGGATTATTTCTTCTATCGCTTTTCTTAATATTGAAAATTATAGCAAGTTTTGTGAATCACTTTTTTGAAGATTTTAAGATATTTATTCTGTCAGTTAATATTTTTATCTTTTCTTCAAGTAATATCATATCAAGAGCGGCTTTGTAATAATAATTTGGAGTAGAACATATAAAATTGTCGCTGTGTTTTGTAGATGTAAGAAATCTTGAAATCACACCTAGTACTTTATTGTTTCTGTTGAGTATAGCTCCGCCTGACATACCATGAGCACCGCCTCCAGAAAACCAGATTTCAAATTTTGAGATATTACATATGTGGCCCTTGACTGCAAACTTCCTTATCTTTCCATCTATACTTCCTGGGAAACCCACTATCCAGGCATCTTCCATGAATTTAGTATTTGCGAAATCATAAACCGGATATTCTCTTTCTGACTTAAATCTTAATATTGAAACGTCTACGTTTTTGAACGACATAACGTGTTCGCCTGGTTGATCGTCTATTGTTATCTCTGATGCTTTTTCCATCACGATATGTTTTGCTGTAACAACATAATAATATCCGTTTTGCCTTGCTGCGATAAACCCACTTCCAGATCTGGTCAATTTATACCTAAATGCTCTTGGTATTATTGTATCTCCAGAATCGTCTTTAATTGGGGCCAAATCTTTGATGTCAATAGGATTTATTGGAGATATAGTTTTTGGTTTAGTAGCGGGTTGAGTTGTCGATTTTTGGGGATTTACATAATAAATTTGATCTACGTAACCTGCTGTTTTCACAAATAGTATTCCACCTATTTCTGGAACGTGTGGAGATGTTGGAGGAAGGATAGTAAGATTTTCAGTATATATAGAAATAGGCTTAGTAGAGGAACAACCTATTAATAAAAAAATAATAAAAATTGATAATTTTTTGCTCATTCTTTTTCTCTTTTTATTATCGGCAATTATAGTTAAAAATCTCATTGGGTGTTGAAATTAATTGGTATAAAGAAGCAATGGGAATTTGGGAAGATATAGAAGAACACGGAACTGGTGGACCGTCTGAAGTAGAAAAAGAGTACCTGTTAAAATACAAAGACATAGAAAATATGTCTGAAGAGGAAATAGAGAAGATGTTGCAGGATAGAAGGAACATGAGTTTTCTAAGGGAATTTTACAGGAGAGAGAAGTTTATAGATGAATTTTCCTGGTCTGTCCCTTCAAAAGAAGCGGTAGAAAAAATAAAAGAGTTTATAGGTAACGACAAAATCTTGGAGGTTGGTTCAGGATATGGACTGTGGGCTAAACTATTGATCGATGCCGGAATAAACCTACATGCTACGGATCCACTTAACTGGACTGAATATTACAGATGGCATCCTTCTAAAAAGAAATTCACACCTATAGAACCAATATCTAACGTTGAGGCTATTAAAAAATATCCTGGCTATAATGTTTTGATGATGAGTTGGCCTACATACGATGATCCAATGGCACTAGATTCATTGAGAGAATTTAAAGGAGACAAGTTAATTTATATCGGAGAAGGGAGGTGGGGTTGTACTGGATGCGAAAAATTCCACGAATTATTGAGCAAAGAATGGGAAGAAGCAGGATTCGTAAATATTCCTCAATGGGAGGGAATACACGATTACTTGTCTTTCTTTGTCAGGAAATAGTTAAGCATCATTATCTGTATATTCTTCAATTTTTGGTTCGTCTGGGATGTCTTCCTGGCAGATAATTGTTTCTTTCCCTCTTACTCCTAATTTTCTGACGAAGTTCCACCTTTTGTGTACGGGATTGAAATCCGACCAGTCATGAGATGGATTAATATTATGTTCTGTTACCTTATTTGCTAACACTTCTGCTAGTGCTGCTGACATTCTTCTCGTTCTGTCGCATTCTTCTTCTACTACTATTTCTACGGTGAAAAAATGGGAGTTATTTATATACCCGTCCCAAGTTACATTGAAGGGTTGCCATTCTCCTTGGTATTCTGTAGTTACTCCTTCGTGAACGCCTTGCTCGAATACTGCTCTTTCTGTTGATCTGCCAAGACTATCCCAAATGAAATCTCCGTCATCGTTTTCTACTCTGTAAACGACTCCATTTACAATTACACTTGCCCATTCTCCGTCTGCTCCTGTAAATTCAACTTTTTCTGTATCCCATACCGTTATTACAGAGGAAGAGGCAAGTATCTTGGTCTCTCCAGTAGGCCAATATCCATTATCCCAATATTGATATGACCAATATCCGTTCGCCCAATATCCTAAATATGTAATTGCCATGATTAAGCCAATGTACTTGCTGTTCTATTTCCTTCGGTATCGTGTGTGACTGTCACATCTGTCGTAGCCCCGTCTCTTGCCTTAAATGTAACTGTAGATCCTGATACTTCTGCTTCTCCGAAGAGTGCTGCCATAATTGCTTTTAATGCTCTCGAAACTACGATTCCGTCTGTTGTTACTGTGTCAAGCCCGGTTGCTGATAATGAATATCCTGTTTTGTCAGACACTACAGTTACTGATCCAACAGAACCCTCAACATTACCTTCAACATTACCCTCGACATTACCCTCAACATTACCAGATACAGATCCTTGTATATCCGCATTGATATCGAAAGTTCCACCAGTAGCATATAAACCCATGTTGGTTGAGCCGTCGAGATATAATCCGTCAGTCGATCCATACACGTAAAAACCGGTAACACCTATCGCGTAGATGCCTTCAGTACTCCCTTCGACTCGCAGGCCGGCACCACCTGCTCCATCTATCCGCACGCCATGCGTTGATCCGTCAATATCAATACCTGGTCCTCCAATATTGTCAATATCAATTGCTCCACCAGCCGCATTCGCGGTTATAACGAGTTCCCCGTCAATATCAATACCCGGTCCTCCGATATTATCAATGTCAATTGCTCCACCAGCAGCATTCGCGTTTATAACGAGCTGTCCAAGGCTTAGTGTATTGCCTCCTGTACCATTAAGCATTGTCTCAAAATTATCGGCAGCAGTTACATCTCCGGAAATTGCCACAATATCAGCAGGAAGATTACTAATAGAAATCCCGTCCCACCAATATATTTCTCTGGTTAAAACCGTATCTGTTATAGCAACTCCACCACCAACCTGATTAAAATAAGTAACATAGACTAATTGATTTGCTGTAAGCGTAGCTGGAATAGTGGCTATGTATTGATAAGAGTTAGCTGGTGTTTCAGTAGCGGGTATATCATAATTTGCCCAGTCAGCTACCACCATTGGGTCATCATATGATTCTGTTGTCGTATCCCAATAGTGACCGGAAGCATTATTTAATGTAACATATAATGTATCTCCAGTAGAGGTATGTCTATATGGAGGAAAATCTGCCATAATTCACCCTTTCTATTTTATAAAGGTGTCTGAGAAAACCTCCATCCTTGTGGTGGGGGTAATTCTCCTAAAATAATTAAAGGTTTTTCTTTCTTTTGTCGATCTATAATATAGTTAAACAGCTTTTTTATAACCAAATAGAGTAGATGGTTTTAAAACATAAATCCTTGTTTTGAGTAAAACTCGTTAAAAGGTTCGAAAATATCTCTGAAAACCAAAGAGATAAATTTTACTGCTAAAACTACGGTTGGAACGACCGAAAGTAAAGCCTTTGGAGAGAATATAAGACTAATTTTGTTTAATATTTTTAACATCTTTAGCTATCTCTATGAATTAGGAATCCTCTATACTTGTCGTATAGGAGGTTCAAAAAGGTGTAACATTTAAATCACTTATATCTTCCACTAATGTCTTAAGGCTTGTATATGCTGCAACTATGTCGCTGCTTTTATCTCCAACCTTGGAGAGAAAACCGGCTTTCCCGCCACTATTTTTAGCTAAATCTTTTAGTTGGTCAATCGCAAAATTGCATTGTCTAACTGCTTTTGTTATAATATTGATTGCTTTTCTTGTCGTAATTTCATCTTCCGTTTCTATAAGATTTACTAATTTAGCCATAATTTAACCTTTCTGTTTTTAAGTGATTGTACTTACTGTTCTATCTCCTTCGTCTGTTACTTTTCCTTGGAATACAGTAGTTGTTCCATCTCTTCCTCTGACTGTCCAAACTCCTGTTGCCGTATTATAGCTTGAAGTTCCTCCAGTGATTGCTACTATAACCTCTATTGCTTTTTCTAGTGTTAAGCTTCCGCCAGTAGAATCTATATTACTTGACATTATGTCTGATGGTAGTCCTGTTATCTGGTCACTGATAGTCTCCAGCGTATCACCGGAAGTCGCGTCGTATAGATATGCAGTTACGTCTACGTCTGTATCAGCGGCATTAGGAGATAATATTCTGAGTATTACCTCCTCGTTTGCCGGGACAGGAAATTGGGAAGTCCAGATAGCGGAACGCACTTCTGTGCCAAATGTGACTATTTGTGGAGAAGGCTGTATTGTCTGCCCACCTACAGTAATTACTAATTGGAAATCTCCTCCTGATCCATCCAGGTTGTCACTTCCGTCGCCAAGTTTTATGTAGCCCTGACAGATTGTGGCGTTAGATGCGTCTGGTGTATCTGTCAGTACTGTGACTAGAGTAGTCAGATCCAATGGTGAACCTGGTCCTGCTCCTGCATTACGTTCTGTGTCAAATTCAGTTATCATTTACGATCTCCAGTTACGTGGCTTATAATCTCTTGCCGGTAATCCTGCTGTTATGTACCCTGGTATTGAGTCTGTAATATCGATCTTTTGCTTTCTGCCAGCGGCCAGATCTGTTAAACCATAATTCCTATCTTCGTTGGCCGTCGTGTCAGCGTTGTCTATGTAGCCAATCACTCCGGAGATGACGCGGGTCGATTTACCCCGAATGGTGTCATCGACGGTCGCCGGATAATGAAAGTCAGTTCCATTATCACTGTAAAAGCAATACGGGTCATGGGTTCGAACGTCACCATCTATTCCATAGCTAGAATTATTTGTAATCCGGCATCCAACCAGCATCGCTCCTGTATTGGTATAGACTCCAATGGTGTTATTATCCGCAACACAATTGGTCAGACCGCATCCATTGTCAAACGAATAACCCCTGTCGTTTTCAAACGCAACGCAGTTGCTGCCATTTGTCATCTTCATCGCAAAGCCGTGCGAGGCATTATTATATGCGACACAACCGAACATCGATGACCCATAAATGTTGCCGAATCCATGACCGCTGCCGTGGTCGTAGGCCCGGCAGTTTATCATTGACGAATATTGGATCAGTCCCGCACTGTACGGGCGGCCGAAGCCGTGTGCCGCGCCGGCGGACGCGACACAGTTGACCAGCGAGCAATATCGCAGCGTCTGTCCGGACGCCCACGCCTCGTCAGTCGTCTGCGTGACGTGGATGTTCCGGAACTCTAAAGCATAACGCAATCCTGTTTGGGCGAATCCCGTTACAGCCTTGTCGTTTCCGTCCAGTACCGCCTCCGTCCCATCTTCCGTCCACGAGGAATTAACGCCGACGAACTCGATGGGATTCGAGTAGCTGCCGTCGGTCTCTAAATAGACCCCAGGAGTTGACCTGGCCGCCAGTGTATCAACACTGGTAGGATCACCAGCCCCACCCCCCGCATCATCATTTGTCACTCCTTCTGCTACCAATATATCATCCTCAGTATAGCCATCGTCCAGCCATACTAAGACCAGATCATCTGCACCAAGACTCCCCGTCATATCATTCGCTTCTACAACGATTCCCTGCCAAGTTGACCCCGCGTCTTTGTTATGGACAACATCTTCAATTCCCCAGGCACTCACATCCGTCCCATTACAATCTATCAAGACAAGGCGAGACAGGTCGCCGGTCCCCTTGATATAAAGCGCGTCGCCTGCGGCCAGTGCGGTGGCGTTTGACGTCCCGCGCATCGCCGCCTGGAGGCCCGCCGGGCCGGTGTAAACGTCGCCGGAACCGTCGCCGTTCTTGTCGCCCGTTGCGTCACTGTACGCCGCTTCCAGGTCGAGATAATACGTGTCTGTCATTGTCTAATCTCTGGTGTTAGTGTTTTTAATGTTATCCCGTGTTTCTCACAAAATTTTGTTATGTCGATTACTTTTCCGTCCCTCGCTGCTTTAATGACGGGGATCAGGTCATTTTTTTCCACAGTAAATATTTCTTGTGGTTCCGGTTCAGTAGGAAGCGGAGTCTGATCGAACCTACATTCGATTAGTTTGGAATCACCAGGAGGAATACATCTGAAAAACTTACAGTTTATAAAAGTTAAGTTTTTTCTTTCCGAAAAGCAGGGACTGTCAGGTTCTGGCCCAATAAGTACCGAGTTTGTAATAGTGTCGCTTGATTTGAGATGTTTCTCTAAACATCTCAAGCTTGTTCCTGTATATTTAGTCATAATTTATTTTTCAATTAAGATTAGAAAAATCCTTTGTTTATGAATATAAAATTCACCTTCTAACTTTTTTTTCGATATTTTTCGTTTTTTTCTATAAATGTGTTTAGCTTTTTTGGTATATTATGCCGAAATTGACTAATAGAAAGTTCCGTAGAGGAAATAAGAAATTGAATAACTGTTGATATTTTGCCGTGCTAGGCCATAATCTTCCAAGTTCCATCGCTGTAACGAACGCTGAAGGATGTCAGGTTTCATTCAATTCCTCAAGGACTCACAATCAGAGAATGGAGTCTATTTAGTGAAACCAAGTGGTATAAAAGGCCACCGGAATTGCGGAGTCCTACCAGGATGATTGTAAGGCAAGCTCCTGGATGGCATCTACAGCGCAACAGCTTAGCGGGTTAATAACCGTCAAAGCGAACGTCCCGTAACCTTACGATTAGCTAAATAGTCGTTGCAAAAACCGCTCGATCATACACATTCTTCACGTTCCATAGAGGAGCGTGCGCCTCTTCGCCATTATTGGCGATTATCACCTAGTCAATTAGTTTTCGTCTTTAAAGTTTTTCATGGTTTCGTCAGATAATTGTACCGCCGAAGGCGGTACAAGCGGAGTTTTTGCGAAGCAAAAACGAGCATATTTAACAAGGATAATATATTTTTTTATTAGTATATTTATACTATGAACTGGTACAAATTCTCTACATACTACGACTACTTAAGGAAATATCCTGTGACTACAGAAAATATCAGACAACTAGTAGAAGAAGGGGAGTTACCAGAAGGTTATTATTTCGTAAAAAATAGTGGTACTTGGTCTGTCTATTCCCCAGAAGGAACACTAGTTTCAATGAACTACCCAAGTTAAAGCACTGGGGTTTCCTGACTCTTTCTTCTATTACTAGAAGTTTTTTGATAAAAACTTACTCTAATATATTTTGATTCTAACGAATCAAATATACTAGTAGCAGAGGTTTTCATCTCCTCAAGCTTAAATTCCCTGCGTTCCACAGGTACATATTTATTTAATCCTTCAGTTTCTATACATCTAGCAGATTTTAAATCTCTATCTTCTTTAAATCCACAACTACAAGAATAAACTCTTTGACTTAAAGGAATTTTATTTTTCTTGTTACAACTAGGACAAAGTTGAGTAGAAGGAAAGAATTTATCTACTAATATAGGTGTATGAGATTTGTTTTTCAAGTCTCTAATTATCCTACCTATACTAGTATTTTGAATTTTCTTTCCATGATTACTACTCTTCCAACTATGTATGGATTCATCTTGAAAGATTATATTCTTATAATTATTTACTAATTTAGAAACAATCTTGTTTCTAATATTATTTTTAATATTAGTGAGTCTAATATATTCTCTTTGTCGTTTGATTTGATCTTTCAACTTGTTATTAGATCGTCTTCTGTTTTTCTTCATTATCTTTCTATCTAAACGTTTGAGGCGTTTAGATATTGGTACTTCGTATCTTATTTTAGTTCCATTAGAAAGAGTTAGTTGTGTTTCACAACCGAAGTCTATTCCTATTGATTCTCCAATAAATTGTTTATCTTCTTTCTCTTGATAAGTAGTGATGTGTATGAAAAAGTCATTAGCTTTTTTAATTAAAGTGGCATTTGCTATTTCACAATCTTTAGGTATTTGTTGTAGGCCGTAAACTTTAATAGCTCTTTTTATTCCTTGAATCTTTATACTGTTAGAAACCTTAATGATTTTATAGGTCTTATTATATTGTTTAAGAGGAATAGAACTTAGTTGTGAGATAAACTTTAGTTTACCTACTCGTTGACCTTTCTTCTTCTTTTCTGAAAGAGATAAGATATTGAAGTATAGTCTTTCTCTTATCCCTTGTTTCATCTGTGAAGAGATCTTATCTAATCTTCTTATTTTATAATGATCTTTTACTTTTACAGGTACTTCTTTTAATTTAGTATTATACTCGAAAGGATCGTTTTCTAGTATATCATTGTATAACCATTTACCTTGTATAAATAATGAGTTAAGATGATTGAGAGTAGAGATAGAAAGTTTAGACTTATCAATTTTAGTTTGATAAACTTTACAAGTTTGAGACTTATGTCTTTTTGTAGTTTCTAGTCGTTTTGTATATCTTCTACTCATTACTATTCTATTATTATATAATAATAGAACTGATTCCTTTAAAAAAGTGAATAAAATATTTATATAAATTTTTAAAAAGAAATTATTATTTTGATTTATCTTTACGATAAATAATTAAGGTTTTCTTAAAACGTTTCAGTAAACGAAAAATCTAAAGATTCCGCCAGAACAAGAGCATTACAATTAATCAAGTATATTGAAAATATTTCTGCTTAATATTTCTCTTGTTAATAATTTTTCAACTTTCTGACGATATATTTTTCAAATTCACTATATTTTAATTCATATAATAGACAAAATAAAAATTACTATTTTTCTAAGCAATTTTAAAGAATTAGTCGATACATAAATGTTAGTCTGCGAGAATCTACATAAATTTATTCATTGTAGAGTGTCAGTATAATAAAAAGGACTAATATGCTTACACCAGGTGATAGTAGAGTAAAAGAAAATCTTCCTAAAATAAAAAAGAGATTAGAAGACGTAAACATAAAGATATATTTCTTACCTTCACAAAAATTAAAAAAAGAAATATCTTTAAACAATAATCCTTTGGTTCAGGGAATCCCTAAATCATTTGTTGAGATGTTACTATCAGGAAGAGGAATACTTATTCAAAAAAGAATGTTGTATGATTGGTTAGCCGGTGATCTGGATAAGAAAAATTCATATATTTTGAGCAATGGTGAAATAAATGTTGTTGGTGGTTTAAAAAATATTAGAGAGTTTTTGTAAATATGGAAAAAGAACAGAAAAAAACACCTAAAAAAACAACGAAGAAAAAAGAAGAAGAATTAACAGTCAGAAAGAAAGAATTCAGTATTGAAGGTAGACTTGTTCATATTTGTGTTGGTGATGAACAAAAACCAGCAAATGATGAAGACATTAACAAAATAGAAGAAAATATAAAAAAAGCAATTCCTGATGATATTGAATGTATTATTTTTGTGACTCATCATGCGGTAAAAGTTACAGTTTTCTAGAAGGAGTAAAATATCTTTCATTTGAATGAAGAAGTAGAGGATTCAGTGAACAAAGTATTTCAAGATTTCAGTGAATTCTGGTTTTACACGAAAAATTTATCTGTAAGCCAGAGAAACGTTTTATTTACTTCTCTGCCCTCAAAAGAACAGCACATGCTTCAACATTCTTATAAAAGGGGAGGTTGGGAAGATCTGTTTATAAGAAACAGGATAGACAATGTTATTGATGGAATAAAAAAAGAAATGGATATTGATTTACTTGATATAAGAGTAAAAGCGTTGCATGGAAGTTGTACTTACATTAAATTATCTCAATGGGAATGGATATATGGAGCTTTGTCCAGGTATACTGACAAACATTTGAATTATGTACTTGGTAATATAAAGATCGAAAAAGAAGGGGATATGGTTTGTTTAAGTCATAATTAAAAACACATCTTTTTGTCGAATAAATAAAAAGGAAATGCCGTTCTCAAGTCAAATCTATAAGTATATAGAATTGACTTGTCTATACACTCTTGGAGCATATTTATGTTTAAGAATTTTAGAGATAGAATAAAAAAATGGGCTAAGAAATATATATTGAGAAGAGCACAAAATGGAGACGTTGAACCTTCTGTAATATATGATTACGATATTGAGGAACCCGTTGAAATCACTCCTGATTTCGCTCAGAATTTCGTATCGCAGGTTAGACAATATTTTGAAAACATAAATCCTGCCGATCCTTTAAATTCTCTTCTTCCTCCTTTTCCTGAAAAATGGAAGTCTTCTCAACTGTCTCGGTCTTTTATTATGGTAGCGAACCAGGTATTAGATGAAAAAGGTTTAGATGAAAGAAATAAGTATGAAATTATAAATACGCTTCTTGGAACAAGACAATTAATAGAATCTTCTTTCACAGATGAAGTATCTAATTTTATACGAACATCTATTGACCCTGAAAATCCAGATATTAGTTCACTACCGAATGTTAATAAAGAGTGGCTTGAACCTGATACTATAGGTCAATTTCAGTCAATAGCAAGAGAAATACTTTCATCTGAACCATATAATATGAACGAGATGGAGGCAGATTCTATTATTACTTCCATGATGGAACCAAGAGTTGAAGGAAAAGAAAGATTTACTGGTTTACCGGAAGATCTTTTAAGACGTATCGTTATTAAAAATGTTAATGAAAAAACAATACTTGACGGATTAGCCAGTCTTGACAGGAGACTTGGCAAAGGCACATATACTCTTGACAGTAAGAATCCTGGAAGCGACAGATATCCTGTAATGTGGGTTTCTCCTCAGTCTCAGCAGTTCTACGATACATTTGTTTCGAAAGATCCTCAGAAGAGAGAAGATTTCTTGGCGTATTGTAGAAAAAGTAAGAAAGATGGTGGATCGGGAATGGTTAATAGTATCATTAATTATCTTGGTCTAAATAAATCTTTAACGGAGATGCAAAAAGGTGCTGTAGAAAATGACATAGGAAGTTTAATATGGGAATTTCTTGCAACTAAAACTAGAATTCCTTTTGGTAGAACCGAAAACTTTGATCCGAATACAGGCGAATCAGTTTGCATTAAAGATTACCTAAGTAATTTTTTTGGTAAAAATCCTCAATATCTGCCAAAAGGTATAAAAGTTGAGGTAGTCAAATCAGGAAAAAGAACAGATTATTTATTTAATGGTGTCAACCTTTGTAAATCAGCTGATACACCTCAAAAATGGGCGATTAGGGACAAGTTATCTCAGTCTGTTTCCTCTTTGATAGCTGCCAAAAACCCAGATATCTTAGATTACGTTCTTAATACTATGGCTGTTCGTATTGGCAATTATGTTAAAGAAAAGAGAAAAAGGGAAATACCAGAAGCCAGCATTGATGTTCCAGGGAAAGAAGGTAAACCTATGGGAGGAGGTCTGTCTATAGAGCGAGAAAAAAAACGTAGAGATGTTGCAAAACAAAAAATAGATAAAACACAATTTGGCGAAGAAGATATAGAAAACGCTGTAACTAATAGAAAGTTAGGAATTGTAATAAAAGAAATTGGTGATGAAAATATATTCCAAAATATATATGACAATTTTGGAAGGGAAACAATTACTTTCTTAAGTTCCGAAATAGAAAACGGAGTTATAACTAACCCTTCTGCTGTTGTTAAATCCAGTAAAGTTATAGACACATTACAAGCCTTCATGTTATTGTGCTCAAGCCAATTTGATTCATTTTTATCTAATTCTAATTTCAATAATGATGATGGTAAATTACACTTTGACATGAAAGATGGTAGAGTTAATAAATGGAACGAAACGGTTAATAAAGAGCGAATGTTTAATACGTTTGCAAATATTGCTGAAGCAAAGAAAATAATTGCCAACATGAATGCAAGATTCAGTAAAGATCCAACTAATGTTGCACAAAACACTGCAAAACAACTTCGAGTAAAAGGTATAACAGAAGAAACTGATCCTATCGTATTTACAATGCTTCAAGACGAAAGCTTTATAAGAAGAAGTATGCTTGCTGACCCCTCATTAATTGATAATTATTACAAAGTTTCTACTAAAGAAGTGAAAAGAAAGATTAAAGATAAACTTGACAAAAAGAAAATCAGAAAAACTCCTATAGAAATAAACAAAATGACGTATGAAGCGCTTGGCAAAACTCTCAATGAATCCATGCAGACAATGCCTGGTACTTTTATCCCATATGCAGTAAGTATTATTGCACAAAAGGAGAATCAAATAAGACAAGATTTTGCTAACGAACCAGAAATAATGAAATCGGAATTACAGAAATTACGAAAAATGCAGCAAATTTTCGGATTAGCATTTCCTGTTCACGCTGAGTTTAAATTAGATGACGCAAAATGGGCCGAAAGGATAAGAGATGCCGAGAAAGGAATAAAGAGATATCCTTTCCCAGGTCATGTTAATAAGACTTTAACACGTATGCTCAATCTTCCAGGAGGAAAAACTATAAGTCACAGAGATGGTTATAGAATGATGGTTGGACTGGAACCTATCCCTCAGAATATATTAAGAGAGAGCAGTCAAATGTCTTACTCATTGTATAAGTATGGTAATTCAATTCTAGAAAATATGATTAGATCCTATGATATCCTTGACAAATTTGGTTTAGGTCAAGAGATAATGGAGACGATAACACAGATAGGAGACGATTATAGAAACAGGATATTATCAGTATCAGTGTCAATTACCCCTCCCACAAGGGGAGGGGCTTGTTCAACCGGATAAACTGGGAACAATAGGCTGATTGACAACAGCCCTATCTGGATAGCCTGTAGCGTCCAGATATTTGAGACATATATTACTATTATCGGATAGTTCTAAAGATTTCTTTAATAATTTTTTCAAATAGGAGAGAGTAGAGGTTTCCTTGCTACAAAGAGTATGAAAATATACTGCGTATGTAAGTGTGGTGAACATTCTAGTGATGAAGCTACGTTAGAAATAAACTTCAGAAGCTCTACTATATATTTTGTTTGCCCAAAGTGCAACAAAGAGTATCAAATGAAGATGAAGCCAGTGGCTGAGCCGCTTCCTCGCATCAATACTATGAGATCAGCTAACTGATACAGTCTTGAATCGTGAGATTCAAGGCAAGAGTTGGTTAGGGAAATCAACTGAGTAAAGCTATGCAGAAGTCACTATTAGAAAAATTAAAGAACGCACCTGTAAGTGCTTCCCTGGTTTGTATCTCTATGAATTCTTCATATAATGAGGTGAAATGTATTTAATAGCGAATTCATCAGGTAAACAAATGATTATCGGTGATTTGGGACTAGTCTTAAAGCCGAAACAGGCCATAGATTTACATAAAGTAAAATTAAAGACAATTCCAGAAAGATCAGGCGATCTTTCTTTGTGCGTTAAAAAAGGTTTAGTAAAGGTATTAAAACAAGATTCTAAAAAATCCAAAAAAATAATAGAAAACGTATCAAATGTCACAAACGTAAATACGATGGACCAAAAGAAATTATTAGAGTCTATCAGGTCGATAATAAAAGAAGAGGTAAAGAGCCAATCTCCACAGATTATACAAGGGCAAGACAATAAAGATGTAATGGCAGCAATACAAGAGTTGATGAAGACTGTAAAAACTCAAAAAGGTACTGTTGTTATAAGGGATGGAAAAGTTACCGAAAGCGAAGAAGACTTAGGTCTGGATCATGATACACTAGTGAAAATTCATTCAAAGACTGTTGACAAAAGAATGACAGACACGGAAGGCAAAATGGAATATGAGGATCAGGAAATAATTGACATTGGTATGGGAGATGATCTCTCGGAATTAGAAGATTTGTTATAAAAATATTAGGAGACTATTAATATGAATGAAAATATTAAAAAAGATAAAATAGTTTCAGTTGACTGTGGCACTATGTTTTTCCAAACAGCTACAAGAGGTGAAGGGGATAAACTAGTAATTAAAACAACAAGAAATGCGTTTGTAGAAGTTGCTGACATAGACGATATCGAAGAGACCTTGAAACAAAACGGTTGGCAATATGTAAAAGACGGTGAGCACTATTATGTAATTGGTGAAGATTCTTTAAGAGTGGCCAAGATGTTCCCAGGACAAGTTGAACTTCGAAGACCTATGCAAGAAGGTGTCTTGAATAAAGATGAAGATAAAAAGATGCTTGTCATGGCAGAAATTATTGAGTCCTCGATAGGAAAGGCAACGGGTAAAGACGATGTTGTTTGTACTTGTATATCATCAGAAGCGGTAGATGATTCTACAACCAGCACGTTTCACAAGGCGAGACTTGAGGCCATGTTTTCAAGGCTTGGATATAATGTGGTTATTATAGAGGAGGGTTTGGCTGTAGTTTTTGCGGAGAACCCAAAAGTTACCGAGAAAGACGGTAAAACTTTCAATTTTTCAGGATGTGGGATTAGCTGGGGAGCCGGAAAAATTAACTGTGTGTTAGCATATAAAGGCATGCCTGTTATAGGGCTTAGTTCTAAGAATTCTGGTGACTGGATTGATAAGACGGTTTCAAGCGAAACTGGAAAACCTCTTTCACAAGTAACTTCTTTAAAGGAAAACGAGTTAGACTTAACGAAAGATAATTATGATGATGAAGTTTTGTTTGCCTTGACAGCCTGTTACAGGGCGATGATAACTAATGTAATAAAGAAGTTTGCAAAGAAATTTATGGAAGTTAAGAGCGAGTTTGATGCACCTATTAATTTTGTTGTGGCAGGCGGTACAAGTATGCCTAAAGGATTTTGCAAGATTTTTGAAGAAGTAGTAAAAGGAATAGAGATTCCGTTCGAAATAGGAACTGTAACGAGATCTCCCGATCCTAGAAATTCGGTAGTAAAAGGTTGTTTGAGAAGGGCCATTATTGCTCACAAGAGGATTAAGGGAGGTATTCCTGACAAAGAAAGTAGTGAGTAATGCCATATTCAACACAATCTTTAGTTGAAAGAATTTTAGCACAGGCTTTAACTAGTGCGACACCGCAAGATCTTACTCAACCTGTAGATTTATTGAGGATAGGAAATACATTAGACACAAACCAGGTTCCCGAAGCGACAGTAGATCAATATATTGCGTGGGCGGATAGCGAAATAGACGGTAGCCTGAGTCCTCTTTACATAACTCCATTGTTGGAATACGCAGATTTTGAGACAACTTTATATTCTGATATCAGTCCTTATAACGACTATATTGTGACGACAGATGCCGCTCCGTTTTTTGTCGGTGATGTGGTTGTTCTTTTTGACGGGACTCACGAAGAAAGACATATAATTTCTGAAGTTATAGACCCTATTGACAGGAATGTTTTTGAGACATCTGAAGCGATTGGATATTCGTTTGAGGCTGGAACTCGCGTGATAAGGGTTCAATATCCTGATCCGGTTCCTGTAACTTCCGCTCGTCTTGCTGCCGCATATATCTATGATAAATACATGATGGCACAGTCTTCCCCTGCAAAATCCGAGTATGGTATAGAGTTGACGAGAATTGCGAATCAAAGCTTAATTGATATATTGAGTGGTTCTATTATTTTGCACGGACAGCACAGAATTGGAAGAGCGTTTTATAATTCCAATCTATTAAGACAGTATGGATTGGAAGGTGTACAACCAGGTGGTCGGCGAGGGCTTGAGAGGATTCAATGATAAAAGTCAAACTGGAAGGACACAAAGAATTACAGAAGGAGTTGGATCAGATAGATTCAGGATTATCTGCCCTTCAAGGGCAAATACTGGAAAAAGAAAGGATGTTGCCTGATACTAAAGTTGCAGACAGTGATTTAAATGCACTTTATGATGCTTTATATATCGCAAAAAGACAGCAAGACGAAGTGAAGATAAGTTCTATTCTTGACGAGATAAGTAATTTTAATGTACCGGATGAAGAAATAATAAACGCAATAATTAATAGGGAAGCGGATAATTTTTTAGATAGTATTTTTTAAGTATGGAATACATTCTTGATAGTGTCAGAAGAATAATCTCTAGATGGGTCAGCACTCAAACAAGACTTACGGAGAATGCTGAGCCAGGCGATACTGTTCTTACAGTTAGTACATCAAATCGTTTCAGGGAGCATGACGAAACAATTATCAGAAATGCTGTTCAGGGAGAGACTCCTATTATTGTTGATTCTATTATTGATGAGACCCATATACAACTTGAAGATGCTGTTCGTTTCAGGTGGGAAGTAAGCGACAACGCCATACTTGAGAAGACGTTCAACCAGAATATGGTACAAGGGATTTATCTCGGAGATCCTGATGTAATACCGAGATATCCAGCGGTTACTGTTACTGCACTAAATAGAACATCTAAATGGTTGACAATAGACAGTACGCATGAAACATATAACGTACAAATAGCTATTTATGTTAGAGACGCTAATCAAGAAGGGGCATACAGGTTTTTGTTACAGATGGTAGATACCATACAAAGAGGATTAAAGCAGAATATTTACCCCCTTGTTGGACCATATAACACTACAACGTTATTAGCAGATATTGCCGAACAAGATACGTTTATAAAGGTTAATGATATAAGTCTGTTTGAGAAAGGGTCGAGGATCAACATAGAGGATAGATGGAAAGTCGGAGAATATATGGTTCAAAGTGTTGTTGACGATGAAACTCTGCAACTGAGCCAGCCAACGTGTTATTCGTGGAATATGTCTGATAATACACAGGTTATAAAATTAGACAGGTTCTTCTTTAATTCATGGCCCGCAACTATTGATTACGGAAAGATTTTCAAAGGAACGATGTTGAAGGCCGCAACTATAGACTGGTTTGCTTGGGAAGAGAGTATCGAGAATACATTCCCGAGAGAAACAAGTATTTTGTAAATATTTTTAAAAACAAAAAAGGATAGAAGAAATAATAGTTGTAATTAAGATAGATGATGTATTTTTTTGAAGGATACATAAAGGAAACAACCTATATTTAAAGAAAATACATGGAAATAACTTATTCCTTCTAAAAAAAGGTATTTGTTAGACAGGAGATAAATAAAATGGCAGTTATTACTAATACAGTTTTTAGCTCGATTGCTGATGAAATAGGACAGGCTCGTATACTTCAACTATCAGTTGATGACCATATATATAACGCAGTTGTTGATATCGTAAATTTGCAGGAAGCTTATCTTGATGTTGAGGTTGATTTACTTAGCGAGTTCTGGCAATCTTATCAGATCTCTCTTGCAGAGGCATTAGTCCCAGCTTACATGTTGTCTGATATTAGCGTTCTTCATCAACATGTCATGGACAGGGCTGTTGATGGGGCGGGAGACAAGTATACTGATTTGAATGATTGGCTGAGAGATGAAAGTGTGCATGTTTATGAAACATATGCAGACATGTCTGAAGAGGCAGGCTGGCCGATAGACCACGATAGGATCAAGGCCGATCCGACTGTTACTATAACAGGATAATTAGCATAAACGGAGAAATAAAATGCCTTCAAGTGCAAAATTAGGATTTGTTGGTTGGGTCAGATTTGGCCCAAGCTATTTTATCAGGGCAACCTCGGCAGATATTAAAGTAACTCAAGCGATTGATAAGCCGGATGTTGTTGACGGTAAAATAGACAAGACGGTTTATCAGCTTGGATCGTTGGAAGTTGGAGGCAGCGTTAGTTTTCCAGGAGTTTACGAGCTATATACTGCGACTATAGATTCTCCCGTTGCTATATTGTGGAACTGGGCAACTCAAAGGGCTGTAACGGGGGAATTTATTCCTGCCAATAAAAAAGACATTACAATTAAATATGTTGACGGACTTGCATTTAAGTATACAGAGTGTGTTATAGACTCATATGAATTTAATATTGCTGCCGAAGAGGTGCTTAATATTACTGTAAACGTAATCGGCAAAGATCGTCAACAAAACACAGAACCAGCTCTCGACCATGATTTACCTGATTATTTGCAGAGAAATACAAGAATTATTACTTGGAATGATGTTAATGTCTATATTGGGGGAGACGGGGTAAGTGTTCAATCGAACGAAATACGCAGTTTTACCGCAACTGTCGCTAATAATTCTCAGAGAATTTACACATTAAATAACAGTTTGGCACCTCAAATAGTTCTTCCTACGAAGAGGGACATTACTGGTACGTTTACACTTCTTGGAAGAAATAGCGACCTTGGTTTAAGGGCATATGGATTCCAAAATGCCGCAAGAACAGGCAATGAAACAAGATGTACTGCTGATAATACTATTTGTTTCGGATATGACGCATCGTTTGGTGGAAGCACGACATGCGATTCATCTTGGAACGTAAAGTTTGATACTTGTGTAGTATTTGAAGTAGAAGAAATGGCTATAACCAACAGTTTCTTCGAGACTACTGTTAACTGGCACGCCCTGCCAGGTATTAGATTCGTTGATGGTGGAAACTTAGAAAACAGCAACTTTGTTGTTAGTACTTGTACCTCTGATGATGTTCGGCCTTAATATCAAAGATTTAGTTGATTGAAATTCAATTAAGTTCCGATAAAGTCAACAGGTGTAATGTATGAGCATTAGGAGAACAAGGAATGTCTATTTTAAACTCTGTTAATCAATTAGTTACAGTTAAGTTGTACTATAAGTCTGTTAGGACTAAAAGTGGTGTAGATAAAATTATTGTTTTGACTGATGAAGAAGGGGAAGAAGGAATGAAGAAACAAGAGGATATTATAAAAGAGAAGCAGGAAAAAGGTGAAAAGATTACCGAAGAGGACAGGAAAATAGAAGTTCTGACCACTCAATGGAAATCTTTAAATTGGGGAGACCAGACAAAGATAATGAAGAAATCCGAGAGGTTTAATCCAAAAGGAGAACAGAATATTGATTGGTTGAGTTTTAGAGACCTGAGAATTAAAAACTGTTTAGTTAATTGGGACATTAAAGACGCCAAAGGCAATCCTGTTCCGCTTAGTTCTGAAACAGTAGATATGTTACCTTCTAATGTTGTTGCTGAATTATTCTCTAAATATATAGATTTGGTAGAAGGGACTGAAGAGGAGCAGGAAAAAAACTAGCAGAGCTGACAGACTTTCTTAGAGGCAGAAAATCTGTTAGCAATTTATCACCAAAAGTAATTGAATTTTTAATGTTTCATGAATTTGGTTGCAGACCCGAAGAAACAAGAAACATGGATGCTAACAATGTTAAAACTTTTATGGAAATGCTTGCATTATATAAGGCAATAACTGAATCTGAACAATCTAAAACTATGAAAGGACTATTTACAAGATGACAGGAATATTCATAGATCCAAAAGAGACGGTATCGTTTGAAATTTTTGTAGGAGTTGTTGAAGGTAAGGTTTTTACTGGAGATAACAAAGAAAAATTAGTTGCAGAAAATAAAGATATAGACAAAGAAAGTGTCATGTCGTTTGAATTTGTTTTTAGAATTCCTTCTTACAAGGACAATATTGATATGATGAAGAGCAGTGGAGCGGTAACAACCGATGGGGAAACTGTTGAATTTGATGCGGCTTCTTTAAGGTATGAAAGAATGGTTACTCTTATACAATCATGGACATTGACAGACGAAGAAGGCAAAGAGATATCACCAACGAGAGAAAACATAAACAGGTTACATCCTACGATTGCTGCGGCGATTTTAGATAAACTTGAAGAAATTATCGTTTTTTGAATTCATATATAACTAGTTGTTTAGAGGAAACCAGTTGTTCTTTTTGAAGAATAAGGTGGTTTCCTTTTTTTTAGTGAGAAAATATGCCAGAAAAAAATGCAGAAATTATAAAAAAATTAAAGCTATTTTTTGATGCCGAAGACGCAGAAAGAGCGGCTTCTAAAGTACATAACTTGAAAAAGGCCGTAGGAGGACTTAAAACTTCTGTCAAGTCCCTGCTTGATCCGATAGGGAAATTTGCTGCATTGGCCGGTGCTGGTTTTGGTCTTTCTAAATCGATTGGAACTGTACAAGATTATTATAAAACACTTCTAAAATTATCTTCACAGATGTCTAAGTATGGAGTTGGAGCTGTTACTGTAAAAAAACAAATGGAATCTTTGTCTAGTACTCTTCACTTGACAAGAATAGAATCAGCAGATCTTTTTGCTTCGTTCGAAAAAGGCTTTCCGATGGTGACGATTAGGGGATTCGAAAAAATAATGAAGAATATCAAGAACGTTGTTGGATCAAACGCTGCTGCTATGAAGGAAATGGGGTCAAGCCTTGCTAATCTTGCAACTCAATATCCTTGGCTTCAGCAATCTATGGAGAACCTTACCAAATTAGATAAGGAAAGATTGGAAAGTCAACTTGAATTGTTGATGTATACTGGCAAGCTTAGTCTTACACAAGTTAGAGGGATTCAAGATTACATAAGACAAAATAAACAATCTACTGTGGAAGATAAAAAACACATAGAACAATGGATGCAGTTCCAAGAAAAGATGCAAGACGTGAGATCTTCTTTTGAAAACATAGCTATGGTCCTTGGCGAAGCATTTATTCCACTTGTAAAAGATTTGTCCAGCTGGATGACCAAAAATAAGGATACGATAGTTTCAATTACTAAATTTATAGGTACCTGGGCTGCTCGTCTTGGGCCTGCTGTTATAGCGTTTAAGGCAATTAGTGGTTTTGGGAGTGGGATTTCAAGTATGGGCGGTGGTTTGGCGGGGCTAATCCCTGGCAGTAAAAAAGATTGTGACGAAGCAAAAAGATGTGCTGCCGATGCTGCAAAAGGATTCTGGGCCAAAGGAAAAATGATTGGAGCCGCTAAAATCTTTGGTTCTGCAATGGCGGGTATTGCAGGAGGTTTGATTGGTAAAGAAATTGGTGGTTATATTGGCAAAGAATTAGGGCACGAAGGGGCAGGACAGATTATTGGAGGAGCCGCTGGCGGGGCGATAGCTGGTGCTCAAGTAGGGGGTCTCCCTGGAGCGATAATTGGTGGAGGTATAGGGTTGTTAACATCTGCTGTTTCTATGATCAACGATAGTTTCAAAGACGCTGGAGAAGAAAAACTTAAAAAGAGATTACAAGAAATAAATGATTTAGGAGAGAGATATAGAGAGGCCCATGATGCAGGGAAAACTAGTGATCGAACTTATACCGCTCAAATGAAACTTCTAACGATATCTAGAAGTAATGATCCAAGTATGAAAGAATCAATAATGAAAGATATTCAGGCACATAGTGAAGGGAAAGACAGAGCGCTAAGCGCAGGCGAAAAACAACAAAAATTTTGGCTTGGCCCCCTGGCTCCTGGTGGAGCTAAAAATATAGATGTAGAAAATGCAAAAAAAATGATAAAAGCAAAACTGCAAATCTTAATAAACATGGGCAAAACTAAAAAGGCCGCAGAAGAAGAACTTAAAAAATCTCTGGCAATAGACAAAGCCGAACAAGATAAATTCGCTGCGATACAGAAGCAAATTAGAGGATTAGAGATTCAAACAAATTTAAGATCCTCCCTGGTTGGTAAATTAGAATCAGAATTACAACTTCTATTGATATCTAACAATTCGGGGGATAATACGATTAAACAATCTATGGAAAAGGCTGATATGGCAATTAAAAATGAACAATCTTTAGCTAGAGAAGTAAAATATGCAGCAGAACTTCGTTTGAAAGACGCTCAAAAAAACAAAAATAAAGAAAAAGAAGCGGAAGAGACACAGCTAATAGCAGACAAAACAAAACAGATATTAGATTTAGAAGCGAAGAGATTGACATTATATAAACTCGGTTTTAAAGAATTTGAAACAGAAAAAGAAATACAAGGAGGTATAGCAAACCTTATGGAGACTCAGGTTAATTTGCTTGATCAGATGGGTATGGGAATTGGTGCTCCTGCTGAAATGAGGTTCAGATTGATAGAACAAATAGGTAACAAAATCGTTACTGTTGACAAACAACTTGCAGAATTAAGAGAGTCGCAGGCAAAAGGAGAAGAAAATCAAGGAGAGATTCAAAAAGATATACTTAAATTTGAACAGGAAAGACTCCAACTTATACAGAAACAATTTTCTGTTTCCAAATCATTGAGAGAAGGTTGGGTAGGCGCATTAAGTGCCATGACTGTTGCTTCTGGAAGAATTACAAAAATTATGATAACAAGACAAACTCACTTGGCGACGATGCTGAAAAACGGGGGAGTTGTTTCTAATGTTAGCGGGGCTTTAGGTGGTGGTGCGATGGGATCATCCAGGTTTGCTGTTGGGTTGGGAGGAGGTTTTGGTATTACTGGTGGATATAATGCGGGTTATCAAACCGAATATGGTCCGGATGTAAGAGCAGTCAGGGCAATGGAAGAAGGAGTTATGAGAGGAAATCTGGGGCAATCGGCATCTCTCGCTATTGGGCAGTTAGGAGCAATACAAAGGAAAACCACAGCAGGGACTTCCGGTGCAGCATATCTTAGTGGCCCAGGAATGCCAGCATATAAAGTGCCTGGTGTGGGGGGTATAAGAAAAGCGGGAGGGGCAGTTTCTCCAGCAGGTGGAATCACTACAACAGGTGGAACTGGAGGTTGGACAAGTAAAGGCGGTTGCGCTATTTTGAACATTCATATAGAAGTCCATTCTAAAGCAGAATTAATTAAAGCATTAATTGGTTTGGCAAATAAATTAAATTAGTCTGGCCATTTAGTGTGATAAATATCAATAATTTTCGAATAATATATAAAGAATGGCAGATTTCGATCCGACAATCAAGAAGGTTCTTCATCCCTCTGCTCATGGTGCTCGTAGATGCTGTTTAGAAACTGAAGGTAATGCATATAAGGAAGGCGAAGTCGAACCGTGGGGCGTTATACCTTTATCTGCAAAAGCTAAGGGCATACGTTATTCTTTCTCTATTACGCCTGTAGTTAATCACAGCGATACTATTCCATATCAAAAAAGACTTGATACAACCTCTTCAAGTGAATCGTCTGAAGATGGTGGTATTTGGCCTTCTGATGTCCCTACCATACAAACAACTAATGGGTCAAGAGGATACGGTGTAGTTCCTGGTAGTTTTAGTAATGCATTTTTGCCAGCAATAACATACGAAGAAGAGGGGTCTGGAGTAACTTATACAAAGTTTGACGATCATACCGATGGAGGAGAAATATATAGTATAAGAATGTGGACAACTGATGTTGGAGATACTTATATATCAGAGAATAAAAGAAACGAACTAACGGGGGTAGAGTCACCAGCACAAAGATATAAAATTAATTCAGAAGGTAGTCGTGAATATAATTGGGAGGAAAGACCGAGAGACGAAAATAAGACTACATCATATTCTGACGTATATAAAGAACAACCTAACAATATCAGGTGGTGGTTTGGGTTAGATGGTATTGAGCCTAACAGTGGTGATAATATACTGTGGGGCGAAGTAGTACAAGGATGTCGTGATTTAGAAGAAGAGATAAATGGAGATGAATTAGAAGACGCTACTACCGATCTTTTAATCCAGATCATTGCATCTCCCGATGTTTCTGCTGACGATATTTCAGAAGCTAACACTGAACTAGGCGATAATTTTGAAGAGAGAAAAGCGGCTATTGACAGATACATGGAGGTTATTGATAATTCTGAGTCTACACTAAAATCAACTGAAACTGTTACTGAATCTACTCCTGCGATTGGAGGTGTTGATTATTCCAGAGTTGGAATAGCGACTGTGGCCGAACAAGTCGCTACATCATTAGAAAGCTGTTTGAATATTCCCAATGCAATTATTGACAATGATACACAAACGACTGTAAACAATTTTATAAGGAGTATCAGAAATAAAGCCAGCAGTCTTAAAAATTCCAGAATAAAAAATAAAAAGATTTCCATTAAGCAAGACAAGAATATTGATGGATTTTTTGTATCATATATAAACGATCATGATTATATTGCTAAAAACGCAGACGAAGACGAAGAATGTGAAGAAACTTTTGATTGGGGTTTCCGTCATCCGGTTCCTAAAGTCTTTTATGGAGACTCCGACATAGACGATTGTCCTAGACTGCAAATATCCGAGAAGAATACGAAAGGAGGCGTTCCTGTAGTTGATGAGGGTGTTGAATTGCCCCCTCAAAGGGATTTTTATTCTAAAGATGGGGAAGCAATAGAGATTTATTCTAAAGATGTTCTGGGGAACGATTTTCAATCATATGATTTTTTGGAAGGGACCGAATATACAAGTGGTACATGGAAGATAAGAAATTGTCATTTTAAACCTAATAGTGAGAATAAAGGGCTTGTCGTAACCGAGTGGATTAAAACTACAAAAGAAGGAGATGAGCAAAAACAAGAGACTTATAGGGAAACCACTCTTATTAATAACAATACTGGAGGGGAATCTAGAACATTTTATACGTATATAGGGAAAGACGGGAAATCTCAAAACAGTTGGCCTAAAGGAATGACTGTTTCTGACGAAGAATTTGTGGACAAAACGGCTGATGCGAAGTTCGTAATACAATTAATAAAAAGAAGAAGAGGAATTGGTTCTAGTAGTTCGTCTAGTAGCTCCAGCTCTAGTATTAGTTCTTCTAGCAGTTCGTCTATTAGTTCTTCTAGCAGTTCGTCTATTAGTTCTTCTAGCAGTTCGTCTATTAGTTCTTCTAGCAGTTCGTCTAGTATTTCTTCTAGCAGTTCGTCTAGTATTTCTTCTAGCAGTTCGTCTATTATTTCTTCTAGCAGTTCGTCTATTATTTCTTCTAGCAGTTCGTCTATTATTTCTTCTAGCAGTTCGTCTATTAGTTCTTCTAGCAGTTCGTCTATTAGTTCTTCTAGTAGTTCGTCTAGTATTTCTTCTAGTAGTTCGTCTATTAGTTCGTCTAGCAGTTCTTCTAGCAGTTCGTCTATTAGTTCTTCTAGCAGTTCTTCTAGCAGTTTGTCTAGTAGTTCTGCTAGTTCTATGAGTTCTTCTATGAGTTCTTCTATGAGTTCTTCTAGTTCAGCTAGTCCTCCTACGTTTATTCTTGCTGCGAATAATCCTTTTTTAAGAAAAAAGATATTACATATCGATCCTTGTGATGAAAACCTTCTTATTTTCCATACAGAAGTAACCAATCCTTACGATAAAGATTGGTTTAAGAAGTGTATTTATGGTAGAGGAAATATCTTAGATAATGATACTATTTCCAAGATGTTACTATTAGATATCAAGGCGATAGATTGTGAAGATGCTGATGATATAAGTTTTGAAAGAGGAAAAGACGATTGTCCTTGTCCTTGTGTTACTGACAATCATGAACAAACGGATTGGGTTTTGGATTTATATGTTTATATTGAGTCAGGAAAATATAAGTTGTTGTTTTTCAGGGGTGTTTATGAATATGACGGGATGGAAGACGTTCCCCTCGTAGAATCTGTTGTTTTTGATGATAATCTTGTTACTGAGGAAATGGCTGGTCAAGCATATGATTTTGGGGATGATTTAGAATATTTAGAAGACGCATGTTGGGGCTACAGGTTTTTGGACGATACTTCTAAAATTTTATCGAGCGGCCATTCTGGGACATGCACACTATATCCTTGTCTTGAAAATTTTGAAGGACTAAACGTAACTAAATTTAAGGAATCTCTCAATAATGACAATCGGGACCATAATGCATTATTTGAAGATAAAAAAAATTATGCTTATTACTATTCTAATGAACAAGATATTTATTATGAAAAAGAGGGGAGCTATATACGGTCAATACATAATGATTATGCAGCGAATTACCACAAAGGCGGTGCGGCTTATAATTTGTTCACTCCTCACCTGACAACGCATAACACTATGTCCTTTATCTTCTCTGAAGAACAAACAGTTAAACATTATCCGTTTACATTGACCGAAGACACTAAGAAAGTCGCTGGAGGTTTTGTCGCTAATCTAAATACTATTTACCCGGCCAACATAGAGAGAGTTGCGTTAAATCCAAGACCACCAGTAGGGAAAAAAGACGAAGCCAATATATATAAAGACACGTACAAAACAGGTCACTTTGACAGTTACTGTGCAGATTATAACGCTAACGAAAACCCTAACAAGAGGAATGGTTCGGGCATAAGCAAATATTTGTATTACAAATTTAATTATGACGAAGATGCTGTAAAGGAACTTCTAAGGAAAGATGGAGAAGATCCGCGACCAGATCCTATTAATGAATTTAAAGGGAGTAACGATCTGACTACGAGTAAAATTCTTCTTAGTAGGGCTTTAAAAAAAGATGACACTATATATATTACTGGTAGAATTGTTAAAAAGAGGCATTTTAGACAAATAGTTCAACTCCATACCAGATGTACTAATGACAGATTGAGAATGTACAAGTTTTATGATTGGGACTCTCTAGATAACGGAGATGAAGGATATGATTTATATAACTGTTTGAAGCCTAAGTCTGTTGTGGAAGCATTTAATTTCACAGTTTGTTGTCACGATTACAAAGACTCTGACGGTAATATCGAGTGGGAGGAACAGTGGAGGATATCCGAACTTTTGACAAACGCCCGCTTAATACACAGGAGATGGCTGAGGCAGCATATAGGAGACGATCCTTTATTGAAGAAACCTATTTCTTCCGGCACTTACTATCAGCAAGGGAAAAGTGAGGATATTTGTTGGGCAGCAGACACGCAGGGGATTATTAAACTAACGTTGAATTTTGACGGTACATTTTCGTCTACTGTTGTTTTATCTAGAAATAAAATAAAAGATTCAAAATGGTTCCAAGCATATTTGACATCACAGAATTTAGACAAGATAAAACTCGAAGACAAGCTGAATGTTGCGATCAAGACGCTTGTCACATCGAGCACATCTGATAAGGATAGGGATTATTTTACTGATATTTTTACGAGTGGTATGCTGTTTGATATCAGCGATCATGTTAATAAAAACATAAAAGATTATGAAAAACTTCCTTACATAAGATCTTTTGCCTTGGCAATAGGACTATTACACGATGGAGCGGAAGTTGGTGTAACGAACCTTGATCTTACGAACAAGTCAGGCTTATCAGCTAGCGTGACTCTTGATTTGTCTACTGCTCATTTTGTTCCTAGCGGGACTAGTGCTACGTTAAGGAATTCTCCCACGAATGCTGCTATCGCTGGCAGTATCGCAACTGTTCCTGAAAACGAGTCAAGCGTTGAAAAAGCAGCAAGAGAGAAGAAAGAGTCTGATATTGAGAACGCTTCTGACAGGTATGATTTTCAAAGTTATCAGTCGTATATGAGTGGCTATTTTAGAAATGCTTATGTGGATTCTATTTCTTCTGACATGGAACAGGAGATGTATAACAAGATGACAGGGACAGAAGATTGGTCTACAACGTTTGGAGCAGATCCTCCATGGTCTTCTACTGTAACAGGAGGCAATAGTTTTTTTGGAGGTGCAGATATTCCTCCTGGCAATCATTCTATATCTGGATCTGATGAAGTTATGTATAGAGCAGTTCCTCCTTGTAGTGGTTCCAGAACTAAAGAATACACTACAATTAGACATTTAAGCGGTAGTATGTATGTCGTGGGAGGAGGGGATCATACTCTTACGATGACATCTTCTAGTGTTAAACCTTTAATAGTTGGCAATACTTTGCAGGATAATTTTACAGGTATTAAGTGGACTACTGTAAGCAATACAATCTTTTTGCCTAGATCTTCCAATTTCAGGATATATGTTGAGAGTTTTGCTATAGAAAGGGATTTCGGTCCTAACCAGGACGAGTTTGAATATGGGACAGACGGTGGGGCAGACAACGATTCCGAAATGTTGGAATGTTGTAATGTCAGAACTTGGCTTGCTCTTGAAAATTTAAACGTGGAAATTTTATCTCCTTCACCACCATACGATATAGAGGGTGCCGGTATATATGTGGCGGAATGGCCTTATACGGATGCTATTATTTTAACTTCTCCCGATTTTGTATATAATAGTGTCAGGTATCACTATATCACGGATAAGGAGTACCCGTCTTGGGAGACAACAGGAGTAACAAACGATGAAGCAATAAAAATATGGGAAGAGGCGATTACGGACGAATGGAAGGCGAATGAACGAGAAATAAATACTGTTCCTTTAGAATATTGGGCAATTCATTTTGAAGGAAATATTATAAATTCAGCGTGTCCTGACGTAGAGGTTTCGCAAGCATCATTCTTTGACCCGGACGATATTGTATCTGTAGAGAGTTCTACAAGTACTTCTACAAGTACTTCTACAAGTACTTCTACAAGTACTTCTACAAGTACTTCAGCAGGCGAGAAGTTTGATGTTGATAAATATGGGGTTGACACTATTAGAACAGATCAAATAGTAGGAGAAAGTTTTGCATATAAAAGAGGAAGATCTATTTGTTTTGACAGTGGTAAGATCCAAAGATATAATTCTAGTGCTATAACATATATGGATATACCAATTATTTTTCAACTGTCATCTCGCAAAGCAGAGTTTTTATTGAAGAGCAGCAATAGTGTATTGCAGGCTAATACTGATGTGTGCGGAGATTATCCGTATGTTTATATGAAATCTTTGAATCTTAAATTTTCTCTTACTGATGCTACTCAGTCCACGGTTATTACTTTATGTACTTTAGGACAAGGAAAAAACAGGATTTTAACTATTGTAGATGTTATAGAACTAAAGAACTATAACGGACAGATTAACATAGATGCCAGGTATGCAGAGTTTGGTAAAATAATGATAATCTCTGACAATCTTCACAATTTAAATATAACGTCCGCGACAGCAAAATGTTTGTCGGAAATTAATTTTTATAGATATAAAGCATATAATTCTAATGCGTTCCAGACCGTTAAGGTGGATGGAAATACAATTATAGCAGACGATATAAAACTTGTTTGTGATAAGTTAGCAAACACCGCTGTTCAATATGATACTAAGTCGATTGTTATATATAATGATTTCTGGCCATTTGATCCTTATAAACCGAAATCTGAATCTGCTAAAGATGGGGTAGTAACCTTTAGGTTGGCTTATGGTGCATCTGTTGTTGATGCGAAGGCAAGGTTATTTGTATTTTTCCCTGATGCCAGAAGAAACATTTCCGCCGCAATGTCTCTTGATGGTGGTTTAACATGGTACTTGTTTGATGGGTTGATTAGACTTTTACAAAGAGAATCTGCCAGAGCACCGTTTGTTATTTACAATAAGCGTAATGATTTAATCAGCTTGTTTTTCTTGTATGAGGAGAGATCTGGTAGTGGAGACTTGCTTGCTGTAAAACATATACCAGCATCGTTATTTAACGCTACTGATGCTTTTACCCCTTATTATCCTCCAGAAACAACCACTGGATTCGATACGGATTTGGATCATTTTAGTGGTAACGGCAAGTCTCTAAGATGTTTATTCTCGACTATTATTGAAGGTAATGTGTCCGATTCGAGTTCTGTGTATTGTTTGCAAACCAGAGAAAATGAGGAGAACCAAGGGGGGTGGGGATGGAGCAAAACTGCTTATGCTTCGCTGTCTAGAGGTTGGAACTATTACGAAGAACAACTCAAAGAAGAATATGCCACACTGCCGGAGGATATAAGCAAAGAAACGAGTTATTTCCCAAGATTCAAATTAGGAAACAGGAAACTAGAAACGAATCTCCAAAATATCAGGTTTGCTGCTTATCATGATCTAAAGGGAGTGTTAAGACTTATTGGGGTCAGCGATACTTTCGCTTCCGAATCTGAATCTCAATCTGGTGGTAGTCCTGTTATCCAAAAGGCAAATAGCACTATGTTTATAAGAAGTTGTAGAGACTATATAAACTGGGAAGAAAATATTAGCGAAATAAATTTCCACAAGAAAAAGGAATCTTATGATGTGGGAGACCCTAATTATGAAACCGCTTATAGCTCCGAGACATTTAAAAAGTGGTACTTAATGAATGCATTTTTATGTTATGCGACAAATAAGTGGACTAGCGTCAAGGATTGCATACAGGTCTCGTCAGAAGTTTATGCTTTTTCTGATGTTGTTTGTGATGAATCGTCTCAAGGGAAATCCAATATTGTTGACATAAAAAAGGAAAACACATCTGATTTTTGTTTCGGTGACAGTAGAGCGGAAACCGATTTGGGGCCGATTGAAGTTGTTTCTAACCCGTTGACTGGAGATGTTGCTGTTTTCTTTTCTTATCAAGATAACCTGTTTGTTAGAAGGTTGATAAACAATTTTATAGATTATTATTCGGAAGAAAATAGAGGAAAATTAAGTGCAAATAAAGAAAAGACAATAGGTGAGACGTTTAATTTAACCAAAGACTCGCCGAATAAACCTGTATATATAGCCGGTAAAACACCAAAGAGCGTAGATACTGATTACTATACTGTTACAACCAGAGCGTCTTCAAACGCACCTAATTCTGGTGTTTTAGGTGGCCTTAAACCTGGATCCTATTTTACAAGAAAGGGATTATTAAGAGTGTTTTATTTCGACGAGTTAGCAAATATCTGGGGAGTGACTTTATCCCTGCCTGAATTCGGTATTGTTCTGGAGGAATCTTAATGGCTGACGACAAGTATTTACTTGGTGATGATTATATAACTAACGACATTACTCAGATTAAACAGGTTAAGTCTACTTTTACAAAAGATGCCAATGGCAATTTGGAAACGGTAAAAAATTATAATGCTGGTCGTGTGAGACTTAAGTGTTATATAAACAGGTATTGTCCTGTTACCAAGGGAAGGCACACTAATTACGGTCTGGTTTTTAGTTCTAATACTTTGAGATCGGTCCCTGACGAAGTGTTGAAGAACTTTAGTTTTGTACCAGGTCTTGAGGGGCTGTTTTTAAGACCAAGAGTTAATTACAGGTCTAATTTTATTGTGTATCCTGTCAAGCCTGAAATTACTGAAATCCCTATTAATCAAGCGATAGGAAAAGGGCAGGTAAACTATCAAAAAATACAAACATATACATATAGTCTTTTTCGAAACGGGTTCCCGGATTACACTGAATACCAGACATGGGTAGCTGTTCCTAGTCCTATTGATGGCAAAAAATCTCCACCTGAGTCTGATTATGTTTGCGATAACGATTGTCCTTCCGATCAAAGCAGGGCAAGGTGGATGTACACCCCATTGCCCCGCCCGACAGATTCTGACAATAACAATGAAGAGGACAAAGACAAAAGTCAAGAGCCTGATGATTCGTATGTTCTTTTCCCATCACAGATGGCAAGTGCTCCATTAATACTTGAAGAACTTATAGATCCTCCAACCAAAGAAGAACTAGAAGAACAGCAAAAAGAATATGATAAAAAGGCAGATGATTTTTTAAAAAGTAAAGGTGGAGAAGAGTATTCTGACAGATTAGATAAATTAACAGATGAGGAAGAAGCTGAACTGGTTAAGTTTATTGAAGATAATATGTCTGTTGATCTTTTATACGATTTCTTAAAAAAAAATGGCGAAGATTTATCTACGACTCCTCAACAAATGGCTTTGTTGGATATGTATAAAGAAGCCATGACAAATAAAGGTGGTCCAATTCCTCTTGAAGCAGAAAGACAAACGAAAGAGCAATACTATAAAGAAAACGAAAGAATGGCAAAAGAATATGGCAAATGGCTTCGCTCTAACCCGAGAACTAGTTCTATATTTAATAGTGATGGAACTTTTAACCCTAGAACAGCAGAGCAAGAAAGTCTCATAATTGATTGGATGGCCAATAACTATTCGCCTGCTAATTTAAATTATGAGGTAGATAATGGTTATAATCCCGCCCCCCAGGCTTTAGCTATTCAAAAAGCAAGGCATGAAAATAAAATTAAAGAAGCTGGTGGAGTTGCTGGTTATGCTGCGTCTTCTGGTGCTATTAACGATATAAAAAATGCTGCTACAATGACACATGAAGATTGGGTAAAGGAACTTAAAGAAGTTAATAATAGATTTGCCAATGGAACTGCTATATTTGATTCTGCTAAACAAAAAGAAGATTATGACAACAGGGGATCTTCTGAAGAATTAACACAAGCAGAAAAAGAAACAATCGCAGATGTTTGGGCTAATAATTATTCTAGTGGATTTTTAAACGATCTAATAAAAAGTAAAGAAAAAGTATTAAAGGAAACAGGAGATAACAAAGATAGAATTAAACTACAACTGGGTAAAATGGCCTTAGAAAAACAGATGGAAAAAGCTAGAAAAAAGATCATAGAAGAAAAGCTAAAAAAAAGACAACCAATACACTGGAGACTAAAGAAAAAGACACCTCTGTTTAAAGGACAGGACTTCTTTTTTGAATTCAGGAAGATTTCTGTAGAAAAAGACATTAAGAACGTTGATTCTAAAGAGTTTGTTGACAAGTCATATAATTTCATGGATGTGAATTTTCAAGGGGATACTTCTCTCTCTATTACTGAGGGAAAAGTAACTGGTCATCCACCTATTAACCAATCTGTCGTTGAATATAAGAAAAAAGTTACTAAATCTGAAGACTTTGTTGGCATAGAATACGAAAAAGTGGAAGACTCTATCAAGTTTCTTGATCTTAACAGGCAACCATATCTTATTCTCGAAATGAAAGGGACTGGTGGACATTATCTCTTTGTTTTTGCAGAGAAGTATAACCCAATATGTTTCAAGGTTGTTGATATCCCTAATGGAGAGAACGGGTCTGTAAAAGTTAGTTATTTACTTAGTACCTATAAAGATGTTGTTGGCAAACAGTTGTTCAGCGGTGATGGTTTTACAATGTCTGTAAGAAATCATCTTGGGAGAATTGTTGTTACGTTTGGTAGCCTGGAAGGCAACCCGTGGATTATAGACAATTTAGAAAAACGAACAGACACTAACGAAGATGTTATTTTCAGGACACCTGCCAATTGCGAATTATATTTATGGGGAGGAAGTTACGCAATCGCTTTTTCTTTTGGTCCACTGCAATATAATAAATCGGCTACGATTTCATTACCACCTAACCCTAAAAAATCTACTGGTTCAGCTGATGAGGTGGATAATGACGAGCCAGGTTTTACCGTAACTGATTTAGGAATAGGTTCTCATCATATTGTTTTAAGCACATCCGATATGATTCCTCAAAAGTTTAACAAAGGGAGATATAAGAGAGTAACATATTATGTGGGAGGTTCATCAGAAACCGATGTTGGTGACGATATGTATTTACAAACAAGTAAGCATTTTTATGGATGTGACGCTCAGGAGATACAAGAAGTTTATTTTACTAAGGGTAACACTGAGCCTCAGATATTCAAAAAAGGATTGTCTAATGCATTGGAGGGATGTAAATTTACAAACACAGACGATTATATTAAAGACTGGGAAGTTAGTACACTTATAAGTCCAAGTAAGATATATATTAATGCAGCAATAGTACCTAACAGTCTTGGAACAACGAATTCAAACTTGGGGTTGTCTTATCAAGATCTTGAAAAAAACAATAAGAATTTAAAGACCTTTGCCACTTCTGTCGAATTATCTTCTGGTTCGTATTTGTTTACCGGAGATACAGATGATTTTTCAGTGAACTTAAATGACCCACAACGATCTTTATTTGAAGCAGCAGCCGCAGCCCAAGCCGCAAATACTAGTGTTGGAGAATCTGTGCCTGAAGGAGGATGGATATTGAGAAATTGTATTACGCCTGTTATCACGCACCTAAGACTCGTTTCTGTTCCTTTCCACGAAGACGCGTGGAGGCCAAAAGATGATGGCATGGATGTTAGTAAACATGTTTTGAAGTTTGATGATTCGTGGTCAGCTCAAGACTTTATTACGGCGGAACATTCAGGTTCTATTTCTTTTATTATCAACAACGGTAAAGAAGTAGAAGGAAGCGAAGCAAGTAGTTTACCATATTCGGAAGAACTAGAAGCGATGAAAGATAAGGCTTTTTATATTGAAGTGTGGGCTGGGTATGATAATTGCAGCTATACGTTTGGAGATATCACAGAGGGTTCTGAACCATTGTATTATAAACTATTTACTGGTATCTGTTTTGGCGGGACAATTACACAAGAACCTATGATCAGGAAGATGGAGTGCAAGATAGTTGATTATTCTAGAATATTAAAAGACACTCTTTTCTTCAATTCGCCGTTTTTCGACGGGATGAGAGATGCAAATGCTGTTTACGAGATATTGAGAATGGCAGCATTTAAAGAGTTTGGTGTTGGTGCTGGCGAACAGTCTGGAGATCTAGGGCAGGGACAGGGAACATACGGAGCTACCGATCCCGCATCTTTAGTTAGTTCTTGTTGCAATAATACAGGTGGATATATTTCTCCAACATGCGATCATAGAAGTTATGAATACGAAGAATATGCTCTTCCTTTCAGTTATAGCAGATTACAAAATCCTTTCTTCAGATTCAAAGACGGTTCGAAATTATATGATGCGATTGTTGGATTTGCTAAAAGAGGAGACAAAATGATGTTTTTTGATGCCTTTGGCGGGTTCCACTATCAATCGTCAATAGGTATCAAGATGGCATCTCTTACCAACGAAGAATTAGGCAAGTATGCCATATGGAAATTCAGGACGACTGATACAAAAGATATTGATGATGAAACCGGGGAACAAACAGCATGGCAATATGTGTTTAACGTTATGACTAAAGAAAGCTCTGTCGAAGATGTATATAACAATATTCACGTAGTGACATCTACTCCTAATTTTGAAGTTATTTTGGGAGACAGAGTAAATTGGGACTCAATAACAGATCCGTCTATTAAAGGTTTTCTTGGATATACAAAAACTGTATTTCAACAAGAATCTACTTTTGGTAGAGCAGAAGCTCTGAAAAATATAATGGACAGGTATAAGGCTGTTTGGGTTCCTCCTCTTGTTTACAAATTCGAAACTTATGGTCAACCATTAAGAATTTTCGATGTTGCCAGCATAGATGACAAAAATATATTGGTAACGAGTATTTCGTCTGAAATAGATCCTAATGCTAATAGGTGGTGGCAAAACATACAAGGCGAATATTTTGGAGTTAGTCCAACCATCACAGGCAAAGAAGGGACAAAAAGAGATGATGAAAACGGTGTGCAGGAAGATATTTCTGACAATCCTCTTAGGAGAATAGCAGATGATGCCTATGAAAATGTTTTGTCTGCCGCTTCTGCCGTATCTAATGCCGCTGGTGGGGTATTAGGGACTTTGAGCAACTTGACAAAGATGACATTGGATGCTCGTAACGCTATTTCGCAAGATGGTGCCATGGTTCGTGTTACTAAGTCAGGATATGGTATTATTGTCATGGAAAACAACACTGGATCTAAACCTCTTTTTTAAAGAGGTGAGCGGGAAATCACTGTAGATTTAGCATAAGGATGAAAGCAAACGAAAATTTAGTCTCGCCTAATGCCGATAAGTTTCTAAGAAAAACAATTAAAAGGATTTAGTTAGTTAAAAAAGGAAAATTAAATTAAATGTCCATTGAAAACTCACTTGAAATTTTTGCTAGGCGAAATCTTGAATCTGTTAGAAGTGAAATTAGCAGTAATGATGTTATGGATGATGTTTTGAAAATGGCAGATGGTTGGAGAGAACTGGGTCTTTTTATGACTGGTGGTTGCACTAATGTTTCCGGTAATTTTGCCAAGATAGGTCAAGGAGGAAAGGTTGTAGGAAGGTAATGTCAACTATATACTTCTTAAGTGAAGAGGCTTGTAAGAGTCTAAGTTGACCAGACCACTAACAGGAGAATAAAAGTTGTTAGTAAACGATAAGGAAGAAATTAGAAACGAAAGGATGACAGCCACTCTTTTTTAAAAAGAGTTTTGTTATAAAGTAATATGCCTGGATTCACTCAATGGTACAATCTCGCATACTTTGATTTTGGAGATGAGCTTGATACTACTATCAACGCTCAGCTAGAAGCGGATCGTTTTGTCACAATAGACAGACAGATGTATGGGTTGTACAGGATCTTTGGAGATGGAGTTATAAGCGGTTGGGAGGTATACAATAATGGTTATAGCGAGTCTAATGGCATATCTATAGGCATAACAAACGGGGTAGGCGTTATAAGATATACTGCTGTAGAAACAGATGCTCCTTATTTTATCAATTCGTTAGTTCCTAATTCTGTTATTTATATATACGCTTTACCGCTATCTAGTTCGTCAAGCACTAGAGGCGTTGAATTTATAGCGAGTCTTACGGAACTGTCTGGTTTTGTTGTCAGAATAGCAACCATTATAACAGAAAATACTGGTATTAGTACTATAGATAATACCGTAAGAGACTATATTGCTTTTGAACGCAATATATTAAATGTTATTAACAACCACACTCACAGAAACAGCATCACAAAAATAAATCTATCAACTGAAACGAAAGGCGTTCTGCCTGGTTCTAAGATAGATGGTTTTGATGTTGATAAACTGGAAACAGGCAGGCTAGATTCTGAAAGAATACCTGTTTTAGACCATAACGATCTGGAAAACGCAGGGAACCTTACCCATGCACAAATAGATAGTGTTATAGAGACTATCAGCGACAATAATCTTGGTCTTCTCGGAGAAGTGGCAACAGTTAACTTGTTGAGGCAAATTATATTTTTGCGTTACAGGTACGACAATGCCGATCAATATTTTGTAAACGAGCTTGTTATCATTCCTGGTTTTTCTACCTCTAGACATATTGATTATAATTCAAGTTCTGCTCTTATCGATGAAGATAATAGTTGTATAATAGGCTATCCTGTTGGTAGCTCGTATACTTACTTTTTTACACAAAATTTCACATTGCCTGCCAGAGCTACAAAAGCTATAATAACGAGTAATAAGTCTGTTCCTTCTGATTCATCTATCGTGTTTGGTGTCAATACCACAAATTCCATTGATTTTGATAATTATACAACTGTTACAGAGGATTCGGTTACAGACATTCCTTTAGGGGGAACAAGCATAAGAGTAGGAATACAGTTTTGCTGGACAGGCACTGTTCCTGATTTTAGCGATTCTGAAGATACTTTCAGTGATTTTGTTTATTTCTTCTTTGAGAATACGGCAGCAGAACAGGAGTTTCATTTCAGAGTAAGATTTTACGATTCATATGATGGCACGAATGTTAGCGGGTTGTTATTGACAGCGGAAAGCAGGACAGATCAGGAAAGGTGGTTTGTAACAGACGAAGACCAGACATTTACTGATGCTATGCCATGTTGCGGATATGAGGTTGATACAAACCAGGAAATAGTAGTGAATTATTATCCTGATTTATCAAGATTTTTATTTAATAAGAGATATTACGTCATTGTAGACGTGTGGGACGGAGATTCCTACACGCTTGCTTCGGACGTTTCTACGTTTAGGGTAGCAGGTGGCAGTGTTGTTGATTTATGCACTAAGTATGATTATCTCCCAATAGTAAAGAATTTTGGTATTATGTTCGAGCTAGAAAACGGTCAACATGTAACGTTGAATATATAGAAAGTGCCAATTAATACAAGATATTATGGTTTGACAGCATTCTCTTTGAATGATGTTTATAGTGCAAGTGCTGATCTTGTTCGTTTCAATATTATTGATAGTCAATTATCCTCTTTGTCGTCATTTGTTGGAGATGGGGTTATATATGGTTGGGATGTCAGGGATGTAAGCCCGTCAGGCAGTTTAATCATTGAAGTTACTGCTGGTATTGGCATATCTGACAGGATAGTGTACAGAACTTTTGGAGATATACGTTATACTGTTGCTGATAATACTTCTGTCTATGTTTATATGCAGAAAAAATTCAACTATATTGGAGGGTTTAGTCCTTTCTCCAATATAGTAACAATTCAATATGAAGACAATTTTCCTCCTCCTCCCCCTTCTTCTATTACTGTTGTGGGTTGGGATTACAATTTTGTAAGCATTAGTTGGGATTCTATTCCTTCCGAAGAACCAGATTTCAGCCATTATGCTGTTTATAGGAGTACTGATAATTTTGCAACTGAAGCGCAAATAGATACGTCAACAACTAACAGTTATACTGATACTACGGTTGTTGAAAATACCATTTACAGATATAGGGTTACATCTGTTGACTTGACAGGGAACGAGAGTAACCCTTCTCCGTCAACAGGGGATATCACTACTTTAACCAATATCATCCCGCCACTAGATCCGTATTATATTTTGGCATTTCCAGGCGATGAATTTCTTAACATAATGTGGAAGGCATCGGAATCTGTCAATACACAAAGATATGAACTTTGGATACAAGAGTTAGATGACGAATATAATCCGGTTGGTGGCGTATCTGTAGAATCGTTAAATCCTGATGTTCTTAGTTTTAAAATCGAAAATTTAGTCAATGGTGTTTTCTATCGTGTAACATTGTACACTGTTAATAGCAATAATATATATTCTTCTGGTATAAATGTTATGGAATCTCCAATATCTAATTTTGGACCAGAAGAAGTTTCGTCTATCACTTTGTCTGATGAACAAAACGTTAAGAACCAGTATGGTATAAGGTTGAATATTGGATTTGTACCGGGAGTAGATCCTTATAACGAGTTTGTGACAGAAAGATATGTTATAACAATAATCGAAAATGGAGTGATAACATCTGAGCATATTTATGTATATAATGAAACCTCGCTTTTTGTAGATTTATTTATTGTTAATGGTGGGTATCGTCCATTTTTATCATCTACAGATTATATAGTAAAAATAGAAGCTGAAGATGAAGAGGGACATCTCAGTAATCCCGTTGTAAACAGGATAGAAACTTCTGAATATATAACACCTGCCGCTCCAACCGGACTTCAATCCAGTCAAAATAGTGATGGAGATTTAATCTTCTCTTGGATTAATAGCAATAGCGATTTTGATTATAACGAAGTTTCTTTGATAAGGACAAACTTATCGAACGGACAGGATGTAACTATTGAAGATAAAACTAATTATTTGAAGCAATCTACATATAGAATAGAAAGAGCAGATTTGGCTCTAAATTCAAGGTACACAATTACATTGAGATCTATTAGCTCTACTGGTATACGCAGCGAACCTGTTAGGACTGGTTTTGATACGCTTGAATCTATAACCGGGACAGCGGACATTCCGACAGGCTTAACAGCATTGAGAGGGAATGGATTTGTGAGGTTACAATGGGACAAAGTAACAAGTACTTTTCCTTCTCAGTATAAAATATGGAGAGCACCATATGTAACGTATGGATTATCAGCATCTGATTTTAGTTTGGTAGCTACAATCTCTTCTGATTATACCAGTTATGATGATTACACAATTTCTACTGGTGGAAGGTATTATTATTTTGTTACAACTGTTGACGTGTATGGCAGGGAATCTTTGAATCCTATAGACGACAACTATTTCTTTTATCCACTGGCTTTTGGTTACTACCGACCTGATGAGTCGCAATCCCAGGTTTCTGATTTGCAGGCCCAGGCCGATGAACACGATGTTATTGTCTCGTGGGCTGAGACCATTGACGAATTTGACGGTTATGAGATTTGGAGGTCTGATGGGGATGACGCATCTTGGGAAAAAGTAGGAGACGTTTCAAAAGAGTTTACAGTCTTCATAGACGAAAATGCTTTATTGGTTGGTGGCCAGTATTATTATATGGTTAGAAGATTTCGTAACGAAGGACATCTATTTGTAACAAATTCTTTTGCAGAACCTGTTAATTCTGTTTTACTTGCTATAGTTACTGCTAGAAATGGTTCTATTAGTATAAACACTTCGGTTAAAGAAAATGTTGATGTTTTTTCTACTATGCTTGAAAATTTTATTGAGAACGAAGTTACTAATCATTCCCATGATTTGGCATCTGATCGTGATTTAAGAATAGATCTTGACAAAAACGTTACTGTTACCGATTCGGATTGGGAAACAACAGATAATATTGTTTTTACTACGACAAAAGACATCGTCGGGGCATCGGATTATGTAGTATGGCAGGCTGGGGAGATATTGTCTGTGCCATTTGAGGTAGATGCGAATGCCGGTACAATAACATTTTCAGAAGTACTAGGTTCTTCTGCTATAACGCTTGAGTGTGTTGGGCTTGATGAGACAAATAATACATTGCCAGGAACCAAGGTTGGTTATCCTAGTGCGACGAAAGCATATTCAGGTCGTTTCCCGAAAGAACAATTGCCAGCGATAGATCACGACGGGAGAAAAGAACAAGAATTGTTACCGTTGCAACTTCCAATGGTTACTAGTGATGGATACGGTTTCGGAATAGAAGAAAATCAAATATATGCAACAAGAACAGCGAATCTTATTGCAGCAGATATTGGGGAAGAACAGGAGATATCTGGAGAAAGTATTGGAAGCTCAATTACATTTTATGATATTGTCGATTTGTCTGAAAATATTAGTAGTGGTTTAAAGAATTGGTTCCCTGTTTTTTGGGTTCCTAAAAAATGGGTTCCTCAACGTTGGTTCCCAGGTTCTGAAGAAGAGATTGTTTTTAGACTTAATGATACATCTTCTGTAGCTGCTGCTACGAGCAGGGGTTTATTGAGGTGGGGTGGTTCTGATTGGGAGGTCGCTATGGAGACGGATAGTGCTCCTCATAGAATCTATTATGCTTCCTCAATTGAAAAGTATTTTGCTTTAACAGGAACGTCTGTTTATGTCAGCAATGACGGACTCACATGGGTGCAATGTCTGGGATTTGACGGGATCTCTGTGGTTAGAGATATTACAGAGGATAGCAATAATAATGTTTTTGTTACAACGGACAGGGGTGTATATAAAACTAACGAAACAGATCCATTTGCCGAGTATTTGTTTTGGGAACAAACATCACAAGTAGATTCTCTTACTTCCAATACTTATGCGATATGGAACGATATTACTAATAGTAGAATTGTAGTATCTGCTGAAAACGGATTATTCTCAACAGTAGATGATGGGAGTACCTGGAATGCAATTGTAGAGATAGATTCTGACGAAATGGTACAGTCGTTTCTCAGGGAAGGTGATTTAGTTTATGCTTTAACAAATAGTAGTGTTTGGAGGAAGCGTGTTACTGATGGAGAGTTTGAAGCGATAGCCTCTTTAAATTCTGTTGCTGCCAGGAAGATATTAATATTCGAAGACAGGCTATGGATTACGACTAATGTTGGATTGTTGGTTTCTGATAGTAGCAGCAACATATATACGGACTCAATTATTAGTTTGCAAGAGAGTATTCCAGGTATTAATTTTACACATGTGCCAGTTCCTGTTACTTCTTTAAACAGGAACAGTACATCTATAATTATAGGCACTGATTCTAAAATATTTACCGGGACCGACACGGAGAAGGTCTCAGTCCTTTATGACGATACTTCTTCCACTATCCCGACTATATTTGTTAATTATGAGATGTATGATATTGGTTTTACTTATTATACTGTTACCAATACTGTAAGGTTTGATCATTTTATCCCTCACGATTCTGTTGTCACTGTTGCCAATCAATACCAACACTACAGGGCCAGAAACAAGGGTTGGTTGGACAAGAGATATGACGCTGATTTAACTGTTTATCGGAACGGGCTTTTGTTGGCAAATGTTTCTGGAGATGATGCTCCTGCCGTTGCTTCGCTTTTGAATGTGGAATTTGAAGACTTTACCGAGATCGATTCTTATGTTAGTGGAGCTGAAGAACAGCAGGAACAGTTTAATACTGATGTCGATAATCTTGTTGCTGCTCAAGAGCAGGGAGTGACAGATCTACAGCCTTATATTTCTGACGCAGTTGATTCTTATAACAAGGTTTATTCCAACGTTCACGGCAGGGTCAGGTTTGTTTCTGTTGAAGAGATAGATGATGAGAGTTACGTTATTTTTGAATACCAGAAAATACCTTTCGATTTTTATCCTCAAATGTTGTCAGACTATGAAACAGTCCCTGAGATTCCCGACGTTCTCGCATCTGATGCTGATGGTGTTGTTAGTTGTAATGTGGTTAGCGGTGTTTTTAGTTTTTTGAGTTCTTACAATAAATATGATTTTTTGACGATTGACTTGAGAAATACAGCGTTTGGAGAGGACTTGGATAACAATCATCGAGAAATAGAAAACGGTTTGCAGTTGATCAACTCAGGCTTGTCTATGTCTATGGGCGAAGTCCAAGAGTCTAACTTGCTGAAAATGGGATTGTTTTTTGAAAGAGTGTGGACAGGAGATCAATGGGAAGTTGATGAATGTTTCTTGCCTATGCTTGCTACCTACAATCTCAGGTATAATCTAACTACGAATAATAGCTGGTACGATGTTTTGAATTCAACAGTTGATTATGCGGTACATGTTGACTATGACGATGTTGGTTTTGATTTTGATTATCCAACAGCCGTTTATTATGAATCTAATATTGGGAAGGTTTTGGTTGGTTGCAGGACTGGTGTTATAACAGTTGATACTACCGATTATTCGTTGGAGGTTTTGGATTTTAACGATTCCAAACAAGAATTTGTTAGAGAAATAAAAACATATGATAATATTTTGTATATTTTGACTGATGATAATTTGTATAGAAGTTCTGATCACGGTATCAATTGGTCGAGAGAGGAGTTACCTAATTTGAGTGGAAAGTTTTTACAATTTTCTAAGTTCAGGAACTTCTTTATTATTGCTACTGACAATGGTGTTTATTACAAGAGCCTGGTAGATGATTATTGGTATAGGTCTCTTGTGAATTCTGAGATAACTAAAATACACAGCGGGACGTATCTAGTCGCTATCAAGGACGGAGACAAGGTTTACTATAGTTCAAATGCTGTTGATTGGGTTTCTGGCGGTACTTTACTGGATAATGTCAGGGTAAATGCTATAGAGTCGTATAACGGCTTGTTGCTGCTTGCTACAGATCAAGGATTGAGGTATGATAATTCTACGTTTTATAGTGATGCTGCCGCTACTTCTTTAATTGATGTAGCTGTCGATTTTGATATATCGGTCGCTCTGGAGTTCAACGATGTGGCTGTAAAGTCTATTGATGGCGATCACGTTGGTGGAACTAGCGACGGTAATTATTATGTTTGGAACGGGTCTAGTTATAGCAGAACTGTTACGGACTTGGAATCTATACATAAGATAATTTATGTTAACGATGAATATTGGGCGTTTGGATATGATAGTGTTTGGATATCATCTATTAGTCATTCGATAAAAATAACACTGGGAGTTCCTTTTTAAGGATAAGAATATAAATGGCAAGTATGTTAGTGGATGGCAAATTGTCTACTGGTACAAATTCAGGTTTAGTCAATGATGGTTGGGCTAATGCAAAACAGGGTGCAGCTGGTCTACAAACGGCAATAAACCAGGCAGATGCTGGAGACACGTTGTATCTTGTTAGAACTTTTGCTCTTACTGCTGCAATAGATATAGATATTAATCAGGGCGACGACGGTTCGCCTATTAGAGTTATTGGATACAATTATAATGAAGGTTCTCCTGTTTTAGATGGTTCAAGAGCGGTAGTTGATGCTAAAGGAACTGTTGCTAATTGTATTGTTGTTGATGGAAACAATCATTGGATTTGGGAAAATATAGAATTTAAAAATGCTACAGGTTCTAACCTTATAAACAATGCCGTGGATAATTATGCCAGAGATTGGTTTTTTATAAATTGTATTTCTCATGGTTCAGTATCTGGCGATGGTTGGGGGCCAGGGGATAGTGATTTTTATGATTGCAGATTTTTCTTTTGTAAAGCTTACGACAACGGAAATGATGGCATAAATATATATAGAGGTACTATTTTTGGTTGTACTATTAATGATAATGGCAGATATGGGATTTATGGGAGAAAAACAGATACTACAAATTCAGTTATATATAATAATACGAGTTATGGTATATTTTCTGATCTTGGGAATAATGCTGCTTCTATAGATAATTGTGTTTTAAATAATAATGGTAATGCTGCTATTTATACGGAGGACATAGCATATGTTATTGGATGTAGGATAACGAATCATGCTGTTGGAATTTTAGGAGATGGAGGATCTACTGTTTTTAATTTTTGGAACTTTTTTAAAGATAATACGGTTAATAGTAGTAATATTACTGATATCTATACTTTTCGTGGAGAAGATACAAGAATAACTAATGGTGTTACTGGTTATACCAATGTTAATAACGATAATTTTAATTTAATGCCTGATGCTGCTGGAAGGCGTAAAGAAATAGAGATTTAATGTCTACTTATATATATATGACATCTGGTGTACCATGTGGAGATGTTCTTCTAGAGCCTTCTTCTACTCCTGTCGTATATATCACTTCTGGGCTAATCGGTCCTGATGCTCTTCCCCTTCCGGAACTAACTAGTGTTAAATTAGCACAAGTTTTTGGGGTATATGATCAGTTTGTACCAACTAAAGCATCTGTTTATCTTAAGCAAAAAGTGTCTGAAAGTATTCCATATATTCTTATAGATGGAGATGTGGCTGTCGATGCTCTCAACTTTTCTAATTTATTGCAAGGGACAAATAAATTATTGCCATCTACAACTTTTGCCGATTATTCTGGTCATGGCCATTTGTGTGTAGATGAGTTTGATTCTAGTGGCTCTTATGGAGTTGTTGAGTACCCTATCAAATCTGGATCTCCTGGTAATTATAATATCATGTTTCGTTGTAGGAAGGCAGGCAACCCGTTTATAATGAGAGTATATTTTGACGGAGTATTAATCAATACTATTAATGAAAATTTAGCCGTTACTGGAGCTTGGAATTGGCTTTTCATAACTGTTAACATACCGGACACACAGATTCATACGCTGGGATTATCTTTAAGACAAGGAAATGCTGCTCTTGATAAAATAGTTATAGCTAACGAATGGCTTACACTTGCTACGGTTAATAATTATACCGATTCATATATTACTATACACACAAATCTTTATACTGTTGATGCAAACGATAGACCAGAATCAGAAATGTATATTTATGATTTTAAAACTACAATAGGTGAAGTTCAAACTGATGATTGGTACAGTTTTGATCTCAGTTTTTTAGATGACTCAAGAGCAGTTAATTTCGAAGATAAGCATGCTCTTGTTTTATATTCGGTTGGTTCAAATCAAAACAAATATGTGATTTGGGAAATTTCTGATTCTGATGAATACATAGATGGTCCATCTGCCATAAAAGCCTAAAGGACTAGATGTAATAAAATCGAAAATATATACGGTATAACTGTTTTTTTGAAAAATAGGTAAGTCTATATATGAGTGTTTGTTCATTTAATCCTAGTAATCAGTGGAGTTTGATAAATTATTATTGTCTCTATTATAACATAGGGGACAATTGGGCCAGCGGGACGTGGTATATCAACAACGACAAGAAGCATGCTATCAAGATTTTTGGATCTAATGAAAACGGGGGTTTCGGGGACAACAGTATTACAGTTTCCCCTCCTTCTCAAGAGTCTTTTATAAGTAGCTATTTTGATAGTAATAATCTTGTATTGAATGGTACAAGATTGCAGGATGATGCATATGGTTTTAATGATATAGGTCTTGATTTCAATAACAACATAATAACTTTTCTGTTTGATGAAAGTGGGAGCATGCTGTGGAACGATAATGGTGGTTTCAGGTACGATCTTGCAAAAAGGTATATTAATCGGGTTGCTGGTGCTTATCCGGCAGAAGTGTTATACAAGATATTTAAGTTTGGAGGACAAAAAGTAAAACTTACCATTGGGGCCGATTTAGAGTCATCTAATCAATTGAGTCAATTAAGGACGGAGTTTTTCCAGCAATATTTGTTTGGCGATTCTATAATAAACTTTACTGGCATAAGAGTTGTAAGAAGAGAAGACGGTTTTCCGTCTAACCCTATTGATGGAGATATAATATTTGACGGCATTTCTAATGGAGTGCAAGATTTAAACGTTTCTGCCGATTCAACATATTATTATACCGTTTATACTTTCAATAGTAACTATCAGTTTAGTGATGGTGTCAGAATACAAGTGACTTCTCGTGATGGAGATTCTCCAAGAGGTGTAAAAACCTTTGACTATGAAGTTCTTTCTGGTTCCGGTGTGCCTTTTGATGAGAATATTGTAGGGGTTTGGCATTTTGACGAAGCAGATGGTCAGGTTGTATATGATTTTGCCACTAATGTCGATTTGTCTGTATCTGAGACTAATGCGATTTGGTTGACCGAGGAAGATGTTCCTGTTGGACAGTCTGGTTTAAGGTTTAATGGAGAGACAACTTCAGTTTCAACTCAATCTGTCGTTTCTAATTTTGAACTCAGACAAAGTAGTTATATGACACTTAGCGCTTGGATCAAGCCTTATAATTTTTCTTCGAATAGAGCAATTATTTCCAGGCAGGATGGAACTAATCTAAACTATTTTCTGTATACTAACACATCAGGAGGGTTGACGTTCGAGACCGCGTTTACGAACGCCTCATCAACGAATGGAATTTTGACGGAAGAACAGTGGAATAAAGTAGACGTTGTTATAGACATGTTTACTGGTATTGTTTCTTTTTATGTGAACGGGTCTCCTGCTGGATCTCCAGTCCTGTCTAATTTAAACCTGACTTTTGGAAATATGTATTTTGATGTTGGATATAACAGGGGAGCAATTTCTGGAATTGAGAGATTTTTTGGGGAAATTTGCGAAATCTCGGTACACGATGTAGCAAGAGGTTTTAACTATATCACTGAGCACCATAATATTTTGAGAAACGATAATGGCGATAGACTCGTTATTCTTAAATATGCCATACCTGAAGTTTATAATTTTAATGGTAATGATGTTGTTATTATAGCGAACGAGATGAGAGTTCCTTCTTATGTCGGAGACGGTCTAGAGATACATTCTAATACTATAACTTCGTCAGGGGATTTTTATACTACGTTTAGGGATGAGTTTCTACTAGGTTCGAACTACTATTTTAGAATATTCTCCAAAAATCAAAACCGTCACTACTGTCATATTGATGATGCTATGTCATTATCTGTACTTGTCCCAAACATTGATACAGAAAACAGAGAGATAGTTCCTTCTCTTTCGTCTCTACTTGCCCCGCCTTACAATATCGAGGCTATAGCTGGTGACAGGAAAGTATACATAAGGTGGGATTTGGATCCGTCTGATGAGAGGTTAAAAAGAGTGAGGCTGTACAGGTCTGATAGTGCTTTCCCGATATTAGACGAGGAAGGTAATAGTGATAGTATCTTGATTTTCGATGGTGACACATATGAAACTGGTTATGTTGACGTTCTACTGTCTAATAATGTTCGTTATTATTACACTTTGTGTTCTATTGACAAATATGGGAGACCGTCTGAGGAGAGTACTGTTGATGTTGTCCCGTCTAGTGGACTTGATGAATCACGAATACCTTTAAGAGATGTGAAAAATGTTCGTTATGAAATTGTAGATGGAAATCATCTTAATTTGATGTGGGATGAATTTGTGTTAGAAAGAGACATTAGCACATTTTTTAGCGAAAATATAGTTTTCTATATGAAGCTAACAGACCAAAGCGGCAATAAGTTAACTAAAGATTATACTATTTCTTGTGATATCATAGATGCGTCTTATACGTATCCAGACGATGTTGCAGAAGATATTTTTATCAACGACACAAATATTCCAACTCCTGATATAAACGATTTGTATAGTTTAACTGTTACGTCCGTTGACAAGGGTTTATCAAAAGGGCTGGTCGAACTGACAAAAGATAATAGTTTGTTGACTAATATAAAATCTGTCTTGTTAGTTTTAAGATTTAATGTTACTTTTAGTAGCGTTGGTGATAGTGAGTTTGTATACAGGTCGAGACCGATAGTTGTAGAGTGGAAAAATAACTTATCTGTTGATATCACTAATAAAGATAGTAAATATGTAGAAATCACCAGTAAGCATAAAATCAATGCTTTAGATGATCAAGTCCCGTCTTCTGTTGTAAAATATAACGGTATTTATGCCACATCTTCTAATAATTATGTTTGTAGAGTTTATTTATATAATGCTGGTCAACAGGCTTCAATTGTGAGTTCTACTGTTGATGTTGCTGTATATGATGCAACGATAGATTTTGATGATATAGTCCCGACTCCAGTTAGAGGAAATATTAGTTCGACAGTTCGTGTTCTTAATTCTTTGAGTATTGTGTCTGGGACGAGAGAAGTTAGAAATGTTTATGGAGAATTTACGGGGGAGACTGAAAATGTCACCTATGTTGATATTCTTCTTTTTACCCCATCTCAGGAGCATACTGTTCTTTTGTATGTCAAGTCGCGTTTGATTGACGGGTCTACGATTATCAAGAAAATATTAGTTGTTTTTAAGAGCCCGTTGATTGTTGATATACTACCAAGTGTTCCGGTTGGTGATGGGAGACAGGTCAGGGAGCAAAGTGCTCTTGTCTATATGGTCGATCCAGACGATCCTGACGATTTATCCAAAAGAACATATTTGCCTGATACAACGATGGTCGAATGGAAGTTGGAGAAAAAGTCCGACGCAATTGATAGAATATTTTATTCTATGGATAGCACTCCATCGACTGATGGCATTTTTTCATACCTGAACAGAGGATTAGCCAGAAACGTTTTTCTTGGCCCAATTAACAATGTAAAAGTTCATGGGTATGATAGTGCCGGGAATCCACAGTATGAAACTCATACTATGAGTGTTTCTGTCTTTTATGACGGAGTATCAGCAACTGATTCTCAAGATATAGAACTGATTCCATTGAGAGAGAAAGGTCATCGTGTTATGCCTTCTAATTTCTTAATGGAATTTAGTGATCTGAAACAAAAATTCTGGACCGATGGCATAGGATATGCAACTCTTATAATTTCACACAATGCCGAATCTTCAACTACTAAGTATTCTCAACCATTTAGACAGTGCATGTCTTTGGCCGGTAAACAAATATATCAGTTGAATAGTGGTATGATGGTTAGGATAGATACAAACGATCCAGATGTTGAGATTATATGGGGCGATGTTGTAGAATATCTTGACCCGTATCTAGACAGATGGGTTTTGGATACGAGCAATGCTCATATCGCTTATGGAGCAGCATCTGTTAATCTCTCTCAATATAATGATACTTATGTTTATTTCAGGCAAGATAAAAAATATACAAGTCAAGGAGCAGCCGGGTTTGAGAGGTTGCGAACCGATTGTTCGTCGTTATCTGCTGATAAATATACTTTGTATAATGATGAAATAACTGTTACTGGGCATATTGTTTCTGATTTTAATGGAGACCTGTTGACTCTTACTGGAGGTGGTTCTTTTGGAACTGGTCTTGTTCCAACTGTTTTAATACCTGAAGAACCATTAAGAGTCAGGGCCGTGGACAGAAGGTCTAGAATCGGGAACGCTATTACCAGGCAAGAAGGAATTATACTTGATGGTGTTAGTATCAACCAGTTTGTTTTGGATGTGTCTTTTGCTGAGACATGTGTTCCTGATGGGACTCCTATAGACATAGAAGTAGTTAATTATTCAGAAAATTCTGTTGAGCCTGTTAATAGTAGAATAAGAACGGCTACAACAGTTGATAGCGATATTGATCCAGACAGGGAACGAAGCTATGCCGTTTTTGAGCTGCAACCCCTACAACCAAAAAAGAACATAGCCGCTAATATCTATTTGACAGCGACATATCATATAGAACAGGAAAATATTGGTGTAATAGACAGGACTGAAACAATTTGTTTGCTTGTCAGGTATGATGCTGACGATTGGAAGGACCAGTCTTCTGCCAGTAATATCAGAAGTATTTTCAGTGGAAGGGTTGATAGGTATAATACTTCTACAAATGCGTGGACTCAACTTGCTTCTATGAATACAGCAAGGGGCCATTTGTGTGTAGAATCAGTAGGAAATATAGTATATGCTATTGGCGGGATAGGAGCGAATGAAATATTATCTACTGTCGAAGAATATGATATTTCTTCTGATTCTTGGGCAGAGATGACTTCTATGAATACCGCCAGAATGGGTGCCATGTCGGTGGTTGTTGGAACCGACATATATGTTCTTGGTGGCATAGAATATGATAGGACTAATAACAGAGTATATGTTTCTCGTGCAGTAGAAAGATACGATACACTAGGTAATTCATGGGCAGAACTTGACAGTATGCCAACAATAGATGTTGGTTCTATTGAAAGAATCCCATATGGAGTTGCTTTTGGTTGTGCTGAGTACATTCAGTCTTTGAACAGGATTTATGTTGTCAGTGGGATAAGGGATATTACTGATGATGCGGCTTTTATTGATCACAACAATAGGGTTTTATATTATGATATAGATAATGATGAGTGGGGTTATTCCGATCCTATTTCCGAGACAGAGTTTCGATCCTATTACAGGATTTCTCCAATATCTTTTGTAGATGGGAATGAAATAATTGTTCTCTCCGGAGCATACCAGAAACTGAATGGGTCTTTGGAATATTATGTAACATCTTATGCATATAACACATCTTCTGGATCTGTTGAATCTAGGGAAGACGAATTTAATCATATGTTGCAACCAAAGTATTTTGCGGCATCTGCGACAAGCGGGACAGAGACTTATTCTGTAGGTGGTTTTGGGCCTGATTCCGAAACGTTGAAAACATTTGAGATTGTGGAGAACGTTGGTGGGAACCCGTTGTATGATGTCGCCGAGTTGGGTAATACAACGAAATCCAAGAATGGTGGTGGATGTTGTTTTGTATCGAGCGGAGGAATCACTAATCTTATATATGCAGGTGGCGTTGAAAGTGGTAAGGGTAATGGTTTTCTTAAAATGACCATTAGTCCATATGAAGACGAAATGATGCTTAATGGCAGACAATATCTTGGGGCTAGAGTAAGCATGACTGATGACAGTGGCGAGAATGATGTTTTAGCCACAGCTAGGATTACAGGATATCTACAAATTACAGATCCTATAGACGAAACTTTAGTTCCTCAAGATTTACTTCCTTATAATATTCTTTTTGACGAGGAGGTGTTGGATATAGTTGATGGTAAGGCGGAAGTTTCTTTGAAACCTCGCTCCGACGATATCTTAAAGAAACTTAATACGAGTCTTAATTTTACAGAAGGTTCTGATAATAATCTTTATAAGATTGTTTTGCAGTCTACTATAATAGATGGTTATGTTCCTGAGACTATAGGTACTGCTGGACAGGGGCCGGTCCCGTATTACGGACAGACGTTGTTAAATACAATTAGTGATGATAGTAATGCTACGGTTCTTTCGCCAACATGTATTGTCCCTGTTTCTTCGAATATAATTATAGCATCTCTTAATTCCGCATCTATATTTGAAGATAATGTATTTAAGCTTATTTCTGCACCATTATATCAAAACAGGTCTGTTGCTACGGATGTTTCAGCTAGTAGCATGGTTATACCGTTAGTGGCTGATTTGACAAGTGGTGGTCCTGTGCAATCGTCTTCAGCTATATCTGTTATAGATGAAATGGCTGATGCTATTCCTGTCGGTTGTTCTCCTTTGTATGATGCTCTTGAAGTTGTATCCAACACGCTAAATAATGAAGAGTTTGACAATTACGGTAAGTCAATAATATCTTTTGTTGATAGCGATCCAAACACTTCGGATAATAGCAACCAGGATGCTATAGATGCTGTTAATAATATTGATAATTACCAGGACGTTCCTCTCCTTGTTGGCAATTTGTCTATGAGTAGTCCGTATGTTGTTTCTTCTAGTCTGGAAATGACGGGTTCCGTAGAACTCGATAAATTGGCCTATTTTACGGGTGGTCAAAGTTTTAGTATTGTATCAACGCAATTTGAGGATGAATTGGTTTGCATGATGACGGGTAGAGCGAGAGGTTCTCTAGGTTATGGTTCTGCTGTTTATACGATAGATTTGGGTGAATTCGTGAATCTTGAATCTGCTAATGTAATCTTTTCTTTGCCAGATAACACTTATGGGGAATGGAGGATGTCTGTAAGCGAAGATGGGTATGATTATACTCCGTATACTATTTATTTTACACCTGGTTTTGATGTTGGGTTTTCGAGTTTGGATACAAGGTATATTAGATTTGATATGAGATTGCAGAGTTGTTTGACTATTACTAATGAAGAATCTGATGAGAGTTCGCCAACCGGGATGCCTTTGATAGAAGGATTGAATTTTGGTTATACACCAGTAAAAACAGATTATTTGTTTGTTAATGAGTTAACTGTAAACGACAATACGCAGCAAGCGATAGCGACTCTGGACGCAGACGACGAAAACGGAGAAATACAGTTTGGTATTTCTACTTCTAAGTCTCATAACTGGAATGATTTTGATAGTGATTCTAAACCTTCGAGACCTATTGCTGGTGGTAATGTAATTTTACCAGTTAGAAACAGGGATATAGTAGGTATTCGTTCTGAAGAACTAATAAACGTAGACAATTGTGTATTTAGAGCGAGATATGGTAATTGGGATTATGAATCTACAGTTGCGATTTATGATTCTTCTAATGATTTGATTGATTCTAGTTTATACAAAACATATCCAAGGCAAGGCAGGGTAATTTTTTCTGCAAAGATGTATGATAGTTATATTATAAGAATACAAGATCCTGATAAGATCAGGTCTGGTTTTAGGATTAACAACAGCAATTCTAATGTTCCTGTTAACATATATGGGCTTGGAGAGATGTATGCTTCTCAGAGATCGATTAAGGATTATTTGCAGGGGACAACTTCTGCTACAACTGCTACAACTGTCTGTGTTGAATTTCCATGGATTACATGTAGCAATCCATCTCATTCTGTTGCTTCAGTAGCGATTGATTCTGTCCCTGGTAACGGTTGTTATGATAGATCTAGTGGAACTTACGTATATGATTCAACATTAGATACAATCGGTTTTACTGGTTGGTGGTTCAGAAAAGTTGCTACTAATATTGCTTTAATTATTCTGTTTTGTAAGAGTGATGAAAAATATTATGCCGAGATATATGACATATCAGCAGACGAAGCAATATTTGGTGCAGATACAAACGAATGTCCATGTGTTAGTTTGGAGAACGATAAGTTAAGAGATCTCTCTGGTACAGGGTTATGTTGCGATAATGTTTCAGAAGCAGTTATTGGTGAGTTTGTCTTGAGAGGAATCGGAGATTGTTCTTTCTATAATGCGACAGTTACAGTTTCAGTTTAATTGTACGAATCAGTTTCATATATGTATATTATCGGAATTAAATAGAAATTCCTTTAATTATTTTAAAAATATTTTTAAGAAAAGAGAAGAGGCAATTCCTCCTCTACGACAAGCGTAGAGGTTTCCTTGCCTTACAAAATATGAAAAATGTAGTTGTTTTTCCAAAAAAAGAAATTTCAAGTCCTGTTTGCGTAATAGTTCTTACTCATAATAGACTTGATGTCACAAAAGAATTTTTGTCTTCTTTTTTATTGAACACTTTTAATAAATATGACCTCGTGATTGTAGACAATATGTCTACGGATAGGACAAGAATTTTTCTGGAATATTTTAAGTATGAGTATAATGATGTTCATTTAATTTTTCTCGATCATAACAGCGGTGTTATTGAAGGGAGAAACGAAGGTTATGAAAGAGTAAAAGAATTTCATCATGATTATTTGATATTTTTGGATAACGATCAAATCGTACAGGAAGGATGGCTCAGTCAACATATTAATGTTTTGAATAGTGGTTATGATCTCGTGGGTGTAGATGCCTGGACGATGAATGATAATTTTCGTCCAATAAGATCAATTAGTAATCCAGACGAAACTTTTTCATATGTTGGTTGTGGTGGGATGATAATAAAAAGAGAAGTTATTGAAGAGGTTGGTTTATTTGATCCGATTTTTAGTCCTATGTATTTCGAAGATCCCGATTTCAATTTTAAATGTCATAATGCTGGTTTTAAAATCGGGTGGAATTACAAGGCGAAAATAAATCATCTTGCTCATCAGACAATGGAAATAATTTCTCAACAGGAAAGACGCAAAAACTTTAAACAAAACTTAGAAAAATTCCGAAATAAATGGAAAGGGTATAAACCCTTGAGATTGAAGCAGTCAAAACTTAAAGTACTTGATGATTACTATTATAACAACTGTTTATAATTGTGGCAAATACATAAAAGAATCAATAGATTCGATATTAACCCAAGTTTTTGATGATTTTGAGTTGATTATAGTAAACGATGGTTCTACTGATGATACGTCAGAAATTATCAGATCTTTTGATGATGACAGAATTATATTCATAGATCATGAAGAAAATGCAGGAATTCCAATTCGAGCTAACGAAGCTATAGATATAGCAAAAGGAGACTATATAGCGATACACGATGGAGATGACATAAGCCTTCCTTTAAGATTAAGCGTAGAATTTTCTACTTTAAAATCTGATAAAAGTCTATTTTGTGTCGGTAGTTATGCTATAATAATTGATGATAATAGTAATGAGATAGATCGTTGGAGACATCCTCCAACGAATAATAATGATATGATTAATATGATCGCCAGGGGCAAGAATCCTGTAATAAATCCTTCTTCCATGTTTAAGAAGTCCGATTTTAACAAAGTCGGAAAATACACAACGGAGAAGAAATTTCAACTCGTTCACGATCTTGAGCTTTGGGGTAAATGCTTATTTTCCGGTCTGAGATTTTGCACAATAGAAATTCCATTAGTTAAATATAGGATTAATAATAATGGTTTAACATTTGGTAGAACATTAGAAATGAGGAAATCTCACCATTTATTGTTAGGAAAATGGAGAGAGGAAGGAAAATTATGAGTAATAAAGATAAAAAGTTTAAATTTGGACCTAGAACATGGACGGAACATGAAGAGATATTATTATATTGTATGAGGGAAGACGGAGTAAATTATCGTATTATTGCATCCGAATTATATCGTTCTATAGATTCCTGTGAGAAGAAATACAGAAATACAAACTGGTCGCAAAAATCGTTTTACGATCACCAAAAACACACGGTTAAAGAAGGACTAAAAAGAGGATATCTTGAACGCATTACGCAGTTAAGAGATAAGAGACTTTATGATTATAAAGTAAAAGCAGACATTATAGCTGATCGTATTGCCCGAGCTGTTGAGGGATTGCCAAGAGTTCCAAAACCAAGATATAGTCGCAAAAAAAGCCATAAAAAAGACCATATAGAAGATGTAGGTCTTGTTTTGAGCGATTGCCATATTGGTCAGGAATTCACTATGGAAGAAACAGGCAATTTATGCGAATATAATTTGCAAGTGTTTAAGCGTAGGATTAAAAATCTTATGTATGCCTCTGCGGATATTGTTGAATTGCATTCTCAGTTGTACCAATTGCCAACAATGCATATTTTTTGTTTGGGAGATATAGTAGCTGGCATGAACGATGTTGGTGCTTGGTCGCCAACTTATATTAATATGCCTATTTTCGAGCAGTTTGTAGAAGGTGTCGAGGCGATATCTGATACTATTAATTATTGGCTTGGTATTTTTGATAATATTAGATTTTATGGTGTCTACGGAAATCATGGAAAATGTCAAGACAAAAATACAAAAATTCTAACACCAGATGGATATAAAACTTACGACCAAATAAAAGAAGGTGATCTTGTTGGCACGGTTAATATGGAAAGTAACAAATTTGAGTTCCAACCAGTACAAAAAGTTCATATTTATGAAAACGAACCAAATCTTGTGGTTGGCAAGACTGCTTCTGTAGAAATAAAGCAAACATTAGATCATGATGTTTTAATTTATAGTCGGGATAAAAAAAGACTAAGCAAGGTTAAAGCTAAGTCATTAGTGAAAAATACTAGTACGCATCATATAATACCAGTTTCTACACGTTCTAATAATGCTGATTACAATATATCAGATGACATGTTACGTTTGTTGGGTATCATTATGACAGATGGCAGATATCCTCCTAGATGTAAAAGTATGATGATTTATCAATCAAAGATTAAAAATATAAACAAAATAAAGAAATTACTTGAAAGATTAGGTTGCGAATTTAAGATATATAAAAGAAAAAAGAATGTTGATTCAATTTTAGGGAAAAAACTTAAATCAACTAAAATAGAAAATTGTTTTTATATTAATTCTTCTGATCTGACACGAGAAATAAGAGATCTTTTACCGATTAAAGAATCTATACCTAATTGGATGTATAATTTATCTGATCGTCAAGTTAAAATTATTTTAGAATATATAGTACTTGGAGATGGTAGTGTTAGAAAAAAGAAAAAACGTAAAGACGGAAACATAAGAAAAGGAGGGTTAGATATAATCTGGGGTAAAAAAGATTTTATTGAATCTCTTGCAGGTTTGTTAATCTCTCATAATATCTCTTGTTCACTAAACAAACATAAAAGAAAAAAACATAATTCGCAAACAAAAAATCAAGAAAATTGGTATTTGCAAATTAAGAAGCGAGCATGTTATTGTATCAAGTCAAGCCAATTTAATATTGTTGATTATAATGATACTGTATGGTGTGTAACTGTTGAGAATGGAACTATTGCTGTTCTTAGTGGCCAGGGAGACGCATATTTTACTGGTAATTGCGCTTCTAAGGGTGTTGAGAAAGAATATGTCAACTGGGATTATATGTGTTACCAGTTTTTGATGGCAAGATTTAAAGGCAATCCAAGGATAGAATTTATTGTACCTAAGACATGGTGGATATTCGAAAAAATAAGAAATCATAAATTCCTTATTGTCCATGGTGACGATCTAAGAGGGGTGACTTGGCCTGCTCGTAATCTCGTTAATTACGAACAAAAAATGATGTCCATCCTTAAGGACATACCAAATTATACGATAGCCGGGCATTATCATAGTGCAGCGGAACTTTCTACTAATCATGGTAAAGTGATGCTAAACGGTGGATTTGTAGGAGGTGATATTTATTCGTTGAAGAATCTCCAGAAATCTTCAAAGGCAGAACAAAAAATATTTGGTATTCACGATAAGCGCGGTGTTACTTGGACATATGATCTTGATTTAAATGATGACCGGAGGTGAATTGTCTTTTGAAAAAAATGAGCGTACATTTTTCTAGCAAGGATATGACATGGGAAACTCCGCAGGATCTTTTTGACAATTTAAATGCCGAGTTTAATTTTACACTAGATCCTTGTTGCACAAAAGAAACTTCAAAGTGTGATAAATTCTTTACCCCTGATGATGGGCTTTTACAGGATTGGAGTAAAGATATCGTTTTTATGAATCCTCCTTATGGTCGTAAAATAGGTTATTGGATGAAGAAGGCATTTCTTGAGTCTCGGAAAGGTGCAACTGTTGTGTGTCTCATCCCTTCAAGGACGGATACTGCTTGGTGGCATGATTACGCCATGAAAGGCGAAATTCGATTTATTCGTGGCCGACTCAAGTTTAGTGGAGCGAAATGCAGCGCACCATTTCCATCTGCTGTTATAATATTCAGGCCAGCGATTACTTTTTTAGAAAACAAAGAAATATGATTAGAAGAAATCCTTGATATAGAACCGAGATAATTCAAGGATTTTAAAACCATTTATCGAAATAATAGATGGAGATAAAAAAATGATCGATTTGCCACAATGGTTAGAAACTCATATATCCGACATAGAGTGTCCTAATTGCGGTAAAAGTCTCAAAAGTGAAACTGTAACAGCGGTTGGAATCAAGGAATACAAAGAAGGTAAGAACAAAAAGAAAAAAACTTCTTATCTTACAATCGAACATACTTGCGATTATTGCGGTAAAAGTTATGGTTTTGATATAACGCAATGCGATGTTAAAGAATATATTTGTGACATGATAGAGAAATACGGTCTTGCAGAACAAGTTGATAATGATGAAGGGGATGAAGTTATTCCCAGTTTTTCCGTAAGTAAAAAAGAGAATGATAAAAAAAATCAAAGCGGTATTTCACAGGAAGAGGTGGACTGTTTCAGACTTATTACAAAAAACATTTTAACGTGGGAAGCTATGATGAAAAGTGTTGGAATTTCAAAGGATGATATTGAAAAATATATTAAAGAGAAGTAATGCCAACAGTTAGTTATTATAAATTGTCTTTTTTTCTCATAGAATCAGCTTGCACTGGTGTCAATTGTTCTTTTGTCGATTTACAAGTCGATACGTCAAAAGATGGTTTTGTTGGTTTCAAGAACGGAAAGATTTGTGTTGGAGAACCTGTTAGTTGGGCCGAAACAAATAGCAGAATTGTTTCTGTGTATTTTGAGAATTTTAAGAAGATCTGTAATTGCAGTTTATTAATGAATCCTTCTGAAACTAAAAAAGTATTAGAATTATGGGAAGAGTTTTTAGCTTTTATATGCTATGACAATGAGTCGTTGGAAGAATCTAGACCGAACGAATCGATTAAGCTCAGGTTATTCCAGTTCCCTATTGTTTGGTTATTGATGAAGGATATTATATGTCCTTCATATGAAGTAACTATAAAAAATGCTCCAGTAATAGTCGTGAAAGACACTCCGCTATGTGATGTCTCAAATTACGTTGATAAAGACGAAGACTCGTTTATAATCGTTAATAGTGATGTCGAATACAAACCGGTGAGAGACGCATTTGTTCTGTTGTCTGTTCTTGAGTATCATGGTTTTAACCCCTGTGATTTGATAAGGGAAATAATGTTATCAGATCTGAAAGATAAAGTTACTAATGCCATGAAACTGGCTTATAATAAAGACAAGGAAATAAATGATTTCTTGATGACTCTTCTCACTTTTGCTGGTATAGAAAATAAAGTTGAACAACTTGTAGTCGATTCTGTAAAAAGAGCTAGTAGCAACAAGATAGTTAAGCAGGCACAATATAATAACCTTACTAATTCCTTTTGGTATTTTGGTCTTTTAGAGAAAATGCTTGAACCGGCGAGAGGATCCGATTGGAGTGTTTATAGAAATCTTCTTCCATGGTTCAAGGATATAGAGACAAAAATCGAAAAAGAGAAGAGAAAAGCAGGGAGGGACGGAGTTAATTACGAATATATGCTGAGAATAAAAAGTGGAGAAAACACTAAGGAAGAAAACGAAAAAATTATTGAAAAGAGACTTGGGACTGATAGAGTTGGACCATAGAGAAAAAGGAATAAAATGTTAGATAATAAAGAAATATACGATATATTGTGCAATATTTTACAGAAGTTTAGAGTAGCTAGAAGTCTTCTTGTTGACGGAAAAGAAATTCCAGCCGATAAAAAGTTTCAAGGAATTTATGATAACCTTATAAAACTTACACAATTATTAGAGACCGAAAGTGAAGATAATAAAAACTCGTGAATATATGAAAATTGCAGGAAGCTGGGACATATATCCTAATTTTCACAAGCACAGAGATAGGGGGGATGAGGGATCTGTCTTATTCCAGCAACCTTGCTTACCAAAAACGGAAGACGATATTAAAGAAGAGTGGGGAAAAAAGAAGAAAAAGAAGAAGAGTAAAAAGAATAAATGAGTGATGAAATATCTTTAATAATTACTAATACTACCACTTTTGTAAAAGGCAGACTCAAGTCTGATATATATCAAGGGCTTAAGAGAAAACTTGGATATATGCCTACAAATGCCTTTTTCACTGTAAAGTATTTAAAGATGAATCCTGAATTCAGCAAGAAACCCTGGCTGAAGAATTATGACGGGCATATCACTACTGTATGTTATAACAAGGCAAAATGCAGATGTACTATCAAGAAAGAAGGAACTCACTTCCCAACAGGTCTTGTTAGTAAGGCAATAGAATATTTCAAAAGCAAGTATGTTAATTGTAAAGTCTACGATAAGCGTACTAAGGTTGAACCTTCTCTTTCTTTAAGCATAAACGAAGAGAAATTTGAACTTAGAGATTATCAAAAAGATGTAATTGATAAGGCTCTGTACGCTGAACGAGGTATTATTAAGATGGCGACTGGTGGGGGGAAGACCCCGACTGTTGCTGGCATTATATCCAAGGCCAATATTAGTCCTTTTGTGTTTTATGTAACGTCAAAAGATTTACTGAAACAGGCAAAAAGCGAATTGCAAAAATTTGTTCTTTGTAACGGTTCTCATTTGGATGTTGGAGTTATAGGTGACGGTCAGTGTGACATTAAAGATATAAATGTTATGACAGTTCAAACCGCTGTTCGTGCTTGCGGGATGAAATATAAAAAGTTTGATGATGAGGAAGAATCTAAAGAGAAAGGTATTTCTGAAAAATATAGGGATGATATTAAAAATCTTATAACTTGTGCTAAAGGGATATACGTTGATGAATGCCACCATGTGAGATCAGAATCGTGTCAGATTATTTCTGATATGTCTGTTAATGCTAGACTAAGATATGGTGGTTCAGCTACACCTTACAGGGACGAGAGTGATGACATATTAATAGAATCTTGTTTTGGTAGAAACATATGTGATATTAATGCTTCTTTCCTTATTAATGCCGGTTATTTGATCAAGCCTGATGTTTATTTTGTCCCAATTAACAATATGAGAGGCAGGGGATTCGGAACATATGTGACAGCATATAAAAAAGCAATAGTAAAAAATTCGGTAAGAAATGATATTATTGTGAAAGTTGCAGAACAATTTGTAAACAACGGAAGAGTAATTTTGATTCTTTGTCGTTATATTGAACACGGGAAAATGTTGGAGAAATTGATTCCTGGTAGTGTTTTTCTTCATGGCGCTCATTCCTCTAAAAAAAGAAAAGAACATTTAGATAAAATTAGAAAACGAAAGGCTTCTGTTACAATATCTTCCATTATTTTTGATGAAGGAATTGACGTAAAGCCATTAGATACATTAATTCTTGCCGGTTCGGGGAAATCGGCTACTCGTGCATTGCAAAGGATTGGTCGTATCTTGAGAACTTTCCCAGGTAAAGACGAAGCAACTGTTATTGATTTTATGGACAACTGTAAATATATGTTATCTCATAGTAAAAGGCGTAAGAAAATTTATAAGACCGAGCCGGAATTTAATATTGATCAACTGTCCTTTTAGTGATAAAGGGTTTGAGTAGTGATGCTCAACGTAAGAGTTGATTAGGGAGCTTAACTTAGGAAAAAGTTATGCAGAAGTTATTAGAAAAGTTAAAGAACACACCTACAAGTACTTTCCTAGCTTGTAGCCCTGTAAATCTTGTATTAAACAAAGTTGAAAGACTTAGTGTACAGGATAAAGTACTGTCTAATAACAATCCCGAAGGGAATCTACCTCAACGTAAAGAGGAGAAGAACTTGAGAGTATCTTCTAAAGTTTACGTATTAAGTAAGAGAGGAGAGCCTTTAATGCCTTGTTCTCCTAGAAAAGCAAAGAAATTATTAAAGGAGAAAAGAGCAAATGTAATCAAGAGATCACCTTTTACGTTAAAATAACAAGAAAGCCCACGACTTTAGTCGTGGGAGTATGTCAAAATTAAATAGAAAAGGCTTTAAGAGATCTATTAGGAGAAAGAGATATAATATCCAACCTAAAGATTTAGTCAAAATTAGTAATAAGTGGTTTGAGACAAAAGGTAGTCATTGCAAAGGTTCTAGAGTAATGATCTCAGGTAAATCAATGAATATTAATTTAGTAGAACGAGTTTTTCATTATGGATCTTTAGTGTGGAGGAGTGTGGAGGTTGGCTATTCTTTTGTCAATAATATAGCATGAAAATGATAATTAAAACAAGCATTATAACTGATACCGGTGGTTCTGGTTTATATTCAATAAAATCAAGAGACTGGTCCATGCTAGAGTCTTTGTCATTTTCTTTTTCGTTAGGTGTTGATGGTTCTGAATTTGGATCAAATAATAAGTTTATTTGTTTTTCGTGGAGAGAAAATTGTCGGTCAAGTAGATCGTGGGATTGGCATTGTGTTTCATCCTATAAACCTTACCATCGTTGATTTTAAATTATTAAAAATATGAGATCGTATTCACCTGTTCATATTGATTTTAATACTTGCAAGTGTTGTGAAACTTTTTATTCCAAAGTTAATTATATCGTTAATAGAATAAGTGGAATGACAAATCCTTATACAGGGAATAAAAGAAATATCATTCCAACGATGTTGAATCTGCTTGAAAAAGAAAATATAGAGTACGATTCTGTTCTCGACTTATTTAGCGGTAGCGCTTATGTCTCTATGGCTATGAAGTATATGGGAAAAAACGTTATATCAAACGACATTTTATTAAGTTCTTATTATTATGCAAAAGCATTTGTTGAAAATGATTTTATGAAGATCTCTGAAGAGCAAAAAGATTATTTATTGAATAATGAAAATAAAGATAGGAGTAGTTTTGTAGAAGAAAATTTTCATAACAGGTTCACAGATAACGAAGCGAAGTTTCTTGATAATTTTCATGCAAACGCAAAAAATCTTGATAATGATTATGCGGAAGCATTAGCTTTTTCCAATATGCAAATGTATATAGAGGACAGGTGTTTTTTAGGTGGAAGACTTAATAATGGACAAATTATAGCAGAACTTGATTTTAGAATATCTCACAATAGAAATAAAGGTTTTGAGATGCCGTTTACGAATATGCGTTGGTATTCCTTCGTAGATGATTTTAATACTGTGACTTGTTGTAAATCGTTTTGCGAAGATTCAATTGAACTTTTGGAGTCAGGTAATGTTGGTGTTGACTTGGCATATATAGATCCTCCCTATGGTGGTCAACAAAGTGATTATGGTTTTATGTACAACTTTTTGGAATCTTATGTCAGACAACAATTACCTGAAAAGTGGCCTACTGCACAACATATGAAAAGATTTGTCAAGAAAGACGATTATGAAGACAATTTTATAGAGATGATAGAATTAGTATCTGATATTCCTGTTCTTGTTGTAAGCTATAATAATTCGTCTTGGTCAGAGATAGATCACATAAAGGAAATTTTGTTTAGACATAGAGACGAGGTGCAAGCGATAGAAGTTAATTACGATTATAATTATCGTGATAAAAAGAACAAATCTGGTGTAGAATATTTGATTATTGCAAGATGAAAAATAATAGCACAAAAAAAACAATACTCGACATACTGAAAAAAGAATTTAGTATAAAGAAGAAGAAAAACAAAAAGACTCCTAAAGAACAACCAGTTGAACTGTACGGGTCTAATACATCAATAAAAGATATATCATTTTCTGATATTAAGAAAAATGTTTCCTGGACGATAAGAGATGATATTCTCGACTGGAGAAACTCTGATTTTGTTATATATATACAAAACAAGTTTAATGAAAAAATAGATTCGACCTGGGAATGCGATAAAGTCGCAATGGTTCTATTTTTTGGTAAGATTACAGACACATTAACAGAGATTGTAAGTTTTTGTGATAATATAGTAATCAAAGATTATATAGACTTTTTCATAGACAACTGGGCGGGTTATTACGTACAAGAGAAGGGGAATTTTACACTTTGGTATATGAATGAAAATGCTCCTATGAAGGATTTTTTTAAGCGTTATGATTATAACGAAAGTTTCAGGAAATATTTCTCGGCTACTAAAAAGAAAGATGATAACAAAGAGGTTACTTCAAAAGAAATAGAACACTATTATTATGCTGGTGGGCAAAGCTTGATACTTGAATATGGTTTGCTTCTTCCTCTCAATTGGTTGATAGAATGTAAAAAATATTCACTTGAACAGTCTGTTATTTACATAGTAGGAGCTTTTGGAGCATTGCATTCAAATGGTAATTGGAGAGAAGTTATTCAAAAGACAGAAAGTTTAAACCCTTATCCAGGTAGTTTCTTTGTACAAAATTGTGATAGTATATTTGAAAAGTTAAATCTTGATATAAAATTAAACCTAGTATTTTCGGAAAGGAATTGGTGTAAGTTTTAAATGAAAGAGATTTTAAACGAAAGGATCAAGTCAGAAATTTTATTTTTAATTGCAGAAGATGGTTCTACCATAGGTGCGGTTACTAGAGAAGAGGCGTTGCAGAGGTCGAGATCTGCCGGATTGGATCTCGTGCTCATTTCGCATAAAAATAATGATAAACCACCGGTTTGTAAGATATTGGATTATGGTAGGATGAAATATGAAGAGAAGAAAAACAACCACAATAAGAAGAAATCGGTAGTTACGAAGGAGATTAGGCTCAGAAATGCTATGAATATTTCAGATCATGATCTTGATATCAAGCATAGGCAGATGAGAAAATTTCTTGAGAAGAAAAATAAAGTAAAATATGTATTTGTTGTGAAGGGAAGACAGCGTAGAATGATGGACGAAGCAAAAGAAAAATTAAATGAAAATTTGTCTCAGTTTAAAGATATTGCTACGTGGGATGAACCAAAAACATCTGATGGTACAATAATTGTATTGTTGTCCCCAAAGTGATAGACGTTGTTGTTATAATAGATGCGGAAATGGATTGTAACAGATAAGGAAGAATAATATGCCAAAGGAAAATGTGGATCAACACGAAGATGCATACAAGATTATGGGAACAAAGGAATTCAATGACGAGCTAATAGCTCTTCTAAAGATCCGCGCTCCGGTTGTTTTTCTCACCTGTCGTGAAGAAAAACGTATGCTGAATTATTTTAGGCATCTTTCTGAGGCTAGAGGTTTTAAGACGTATACGTGGGATCTTTGTAACGGTATTAGAAATCTGATCAGCGGCAAGCAGGAAAAAACAACTGGGGACGATTGTACTGAACCAGACAATGCCTTGAATGTCATGATAGAGGAAGCAAGTAATGACAAAGATCAAAGAGTGAAGCTTGAAGCAAGCAAAATAAAAGGTAAGATTTATTTATTGCTGGATTTTTATAAGTTTCTAGATGAACCAACTACTGAGCGTAGAATAAAAGAGTTTTCCAAAATCGATTCTATGACAACTATTATTTTGACCGGCCCGACTCTTGATTTGCCAGTAAGTATTGAGAATCTATTCAGCGTCCTTGATTTTCCTTACCCTAACAATGAGGAAATCAGAGGTTCGATTACTAATCTTTTGAAAGCTGTTAAAAAGGAAAAGGTTGATCTGCATGATAAGTTGCAGAAACAGTTTAAAAAGGAACAGCATGAGATAATTGGTTCGGTTACAGGTTTGACACTTTCTGAAGCTCAAAAAGCGTTGTCTAAATCTGTTGTTGTAAAAGCCTCATTTGATATACCATCTATTCTTGCGGAGAAGAAGCAATATATTCGCAGGCGTGGTATTTTGGAATATTACGAACCCAATCTGACTATGGCAGATGTTGGTGGTTTGCATAGAATGGTCAGGTGGTTGAAGCACAGAAAGCTGGCGTTTAGTCCCGAAGCCAGAGAGTTCGGGATTCCAGCCTTAAAAGGTTTTCTTGCAGCTGGTGTTCCTGGATGCGTACTAGCTGATACGAAAATCATGATAAAAAAGATTTCTAGCGAAGGAAAACATAAAGTTATCGAATTTTAGAAGTTTAAGAGAGATTTCAGAAAACCACCAAGAAGCAGATGGAGAAACTATTATGCAAATTGGAGAAGAAACAGAGATTACAATATCTGATTTTTTTAAATTAACAGCAAAAGAAGGAGGGAAATACAAGGTGAGTACACCAGATGGGTGGTGTGATTTAGGAGAACTGGTCAAGAAAAAGAACAAGAAGTGTTATTCGATTAGGCTTGATAATGGAATGGCAATGGCTGGTTCTGAAGATCACTTAGTTGAGACAAAAGAAGGATGGAAAAAACTCAAAGATTTAGAAGTTGAAAACGATATGATTTTAACGTCTGATGGTTTTTGTGAGTTAGTTACTATAGAAAGTATTGGTGTTCATGATACTTATGATTTCGAGGTTTTGAGTGAAAAACACAGGTATTTTGCGAATGGAATTGTATCACACAATTCAGGTAAAAGCTTGATTGCAAAGGCATGTTCTAGCGAATACGGGATTCCTTTGCTCCGTCTTGATTTTGGAGCGTTGTTTAGATCACATGTTGGAGAATCAGAGGCCACAACAAGAGATGCTATTAAACTGGCCGAGGCATGTGCTCCGAGCGCCCTTTGGTGTGATGAAGTAGAAAAAGGCTTGTCAGGAACTAAGTCAAGCGGTTCGACGGACGGTGGTACTACCGATAGGGTTGTGTCTACTTTTTTGACTTGGATGCAAGAAAAGACATCTGAGGTCTTTGTGGTGGCAACTGCAAATGATATAGAAAAGATTCCCGTTCCATTTTACAGGCGTTTTGATGAAATCTTTTTCGTAGATTTTCCGAATAAGGAAGAAAGGGTAGAAATCGCTCAGGTGTTGTTGAGAAGATACAAAAGGGATTATAAGAAATTTGATTGTGAAAGAATTGCTGAACTATCTAATTTGTATACCGGATCAGAAATAGAGAAGGCAATTACTATCGGGCTGTTTGAAGCGTTCGAACATAAAAGAAAATTGACTACGGATGATATTGTCAATGCTTTTAATACGTTTACTCCTCAATATAAAATGAGGGAAGAGTATTTTGATAATATGAGAGATCATGCACAATCTTGTGGTTTTGTATTTGCGAACGAAGAAGTAAAAGAAAGTGCTGAAGGCGCCGGGGGCGATAGTATAGGAATAGATTTAAGCGAATAAAAGATAAATTTGTTATATCCGTATTAATTAAAACGTGAAAGATATATCTAATATTAAATCTAAGTACGAGAAGTATTATGCCAAGAAATGTTTTGGCGGGACTAGTATATCTCTTTGTCCACATGGGGAGAAGTGTGTATGTAAGATAGCTGCTGAAATCAGAGCTTACATGCATTGTATCATACCCCATCCATATTACAAATATACGATATGGGATTTTACTGGTTTAATAAATCGGAAAATGGCGTTACCAGCGAAAGTTGTTAGTGACGCAAAAGAAGTTTTACTTAATTATTGCTGGTATGGTGTGACTTTGGACGATTTACAACTCTATGCGAATAACAAAGATGAATTGAAATTAGATCAAAAATCCATAATGAATGCCAGGCGTACAAATGGTACTAATTTGATTATATATTCTCCTAGCAAATCACAAACAGGGAAAACTCTTTTGGCTTCTATAGCAATGAGAGAAGCAATAAAGCAGAGATCGAAACCAGGTCATTTTGTTGATACATATGACTGGATATCATTTGTTATGCTTAAGGACTTAATAAGGAAAAAGAGCGATAAAGTTTCATATCTCGAATCTTGTGATTGGTTGGTGGTAGATAATATTGTTAATGATACCGGAGTCTCCAGGGCATCCGAATCTTACATCTCTTCTATAATAGATCCGTTTTTTACCGAAAGACTAGAAGACGGATTTCCGACAATATTTGTATTTAAGTTTGATATAGAAGAAGAATCGATTAGATGGGAAGAAAAATTTGGTTTGGCTATAGCAAATGTAGTTAAGAATTATTCAAAATATAAAATAAAATTGTTTTGATATGAGTGAAAAAGATAAACTACAAAACGAGATGGACTTTTTGAGTCTGTTGTTAAGGCACAAAGATCTTGTTGATGAATGGATATCAGAAGGACCGGAGATTAAATTCTTTGATGAAATTCATCATCCTATTCTCGATGCTGTAAGAGTTGCATTTAATCAAAATGTGTTGTTAACAAGAAGGCAATTTGTAGATATACTGAAAGCTGGACCATATAAAAAAGTCGATATTATCTCCCAAGAGTATCTCTATAATAGGATCAATCATAATATCTCAAATGCCAAAAGAGATGATTTTTATCATTTGAGATCTAAGATTGTAGAATCTCACATTTCTAAATATATAGTCTCTTATATAGACGATTATAGCAGGGAATTGAAGGATAAAGGAGGGTTGTTTGCATCAAAGAAATTATCTTCTCGCTTGTCTCGTTTGATGGTTGACAGTGAAGATACAAAGCAAGCCGTTTACGAGGATGTTCGTGAATATTATCCTGACTATATCAAAGAGATAGAAGAAAAAGCATCTAAAGAAGATGAAGATATTATTACTTGTGGGATTAAAGAGATAGATTATGCTATGGTCGTTGGTTTTGCCCCTGGTACTTTGACATTGTTTTGTGCAGATGTTGGAGCTTATAAAAGTACTATGATGCTAAACATAGCCGTTAACATATGGAAATCTGGCGATAAAAATGTTTTAGTTGTCCCTCTTGAGATGCCGAGAAGTCTATGGTTACAAAAAATGATGTCAAGAGAGACAAAGATACCATTTGATAAAATCCAACATCCAAAGATGCTTAATGAAGAGGATTGGAATAAATTAAAAAATGAGAGTCAAAAATGGGATAATTTGAAAAAGTTCTATATTATGGAGGCACCTGAAAGAATACCTATCTCATATTTGAGAAGAGAAATTGAAAAACATATAGACAGTTTTAAACCTGATGTAGTTATAGTTGATTATATTGCCAATTTGGTATCCGAGAGAAGCTGGGAATCTCTTAGAAGTGACGAACAAATAGGTAATATGCTTAAAGATTTGCGCCAGCTTGGTCGTCCTGGCGGGATGGGTCTACATAAGGGAGGTTTTTCTGTTATTTCTGGAGCACAAATAAACAGGGAAGGGTTGAAGAGATATAGGAAAAGTGGAGCAGTTAAAGGAAGTTTCTTTTCCGAAGACATTCACGGTTCTCATCAGTATTCAGCAGACGCAGATAATATTTTCGGACAGATGAAAGATATGAGCAATAGTGATCGTTTGCATATATTTGTCATAAAGACCAGGTATGGAAGAGGAATTTTCCCGAACGGTTCCAGTAAAACTGCTCTTGAGGTACAGGGGAATATAGGTCTTATTAAAGGGGAGAATACTGATTGGATTGACGAGATAGCTCAAGAAACTATTCTGTCGAAAGTTGACGATCCTTTAGAAGACTTTGATGCCAGCGAACTTGGTTTGGTCACTGATGGAGATTTGCCTTGGGGAGATATTGAGAAGATATGATGAGAGACAGTCTACATACACTTCATTCTATTAGAAAAAAACATAAGATAGTTGACTATCTCGATTCTAAGGGAATTCAACCAGTAGGATCTTATGGAGATAAATTCTCTTACCTGTGTCCTCTCCATAAAGAATCTCAGCCTTCTTTCGTAGTATATTTGCCACAAAAAGAAGATGAATATGAGAATTATTTTTGTTTTGGATGCAAACAAAACGGTTGCATTATATCTTTGTATTCAAAATTAGAGAGTGTCTCTTGGAAAGATGCGATCATTGCGCTTTCAGATGATTTGGAAATTACTGAAACAAGTGAAATAGATTTTCTTGTCAAAATATTAAATAATCAGATTGGCAACGAAGATCCTAATGATGTAAATGAAATTGGCAGATTGTCTCTTAGCCTAAGTCTTATCGGGTATATGCATGCCAAGTACACAAAATGCGATACTGAAGAAATGGAATTTCTTGAAAATTTTTACAGGAAAATTGATGAAATAGTTGAAAAAGAAAGTTTAGAAGACATGCAAAAATTATATCTTTATGTTATGGATAAAATAGTGGAGAAAAGAGACGGAGAAGAATTGACTCCATTTTTGTATAGGCAAAAAGAGTGGGAAAACCGAGAAAGACAGAAAATAATAGAATGTGCTAAGGCATATGAAAGGATAGGTAATTGAATATCATTAATACTATTATAAATAAGGATGTTTTAGAAGGTCTCAAAGATATAACAGACGAAATTGTTTCGTTGACAACTACCTCACCTCCGTATAACGTTTTAAGTGGTTCAAAAAATTATGATTCTATAGACGATGATTTGCCATATAAAGAATATCTTGATTGGCTTAAGAAAGTTTTTACTGAAGTATTCAGAGTGACACGCCCCGGCGGTAGGTGCGCTATTAATATTGACGCAATGACCAACAGGCAAGACGATAAAGATCAAGAATATGTAAGATGCATATATGCACATTTATATAACATAATGACAGAAATAGGTTGGAAGTTCAGGACTGAAATTTGCTGGTATAAGCAAAATACTGTTGGGAAAAAAACAGCTCATGGTAGTTGGGACTCGTGTTCTAACCCTGTTATTAAGAGAAACCATGAATATGTTCTTGTATTTTCAAAAGATTCTTGGAGACTGGAAGGAGATGATGAGTTATCTGATATGACTTCGGAAGAATTTCTTAGGTATACTATGAGCTGTTGGGGAGTTGAGAATAAAGACAGAATCGCTCCTGAAACTAGGAATCTTTGTGGTCATCCATGCCCATTTTGTGAAGAACTTGTCAAGCGTTTGATAAAGCTATTTTCTTATCGTGGGGATTTGGTACTTGATCCTTTTAATGGGACTGGCACTACAACTTGTGTAGCAAAAAAACTATCAAGGAATTATATAGGAATAGATATAAGCGAAGATTATTGCGAGTATGCCAGGCAACGTACCGCTCAAGTGATTGATCTATTTGAGGTAAAATATATTCCTAGATCTGAAAGATTAAAACGAAAAAAAAAGAAAGAAGAAAAAGTAGAGGATATGTTTGCAAGTGACTGAACCTGAGAATAATTTTGAATTTGAATTACACTTTTCTGACCTGACTATACTTGAAGGTGATGGAGAGTATGCTGAGGTCAAAAAGATCATGGAAAGTGGATTGTATAAGGACGCTACATGGATGTTGCGTTCTGATTTGACTATAGATTTTCCTGCTGGTTCTTGTATACTGATTTTACATTTCTATAGTGACGGGAATATATATATAATGGATTACAAGTCGTCAGTATCGGATGTATTTTACAACCCTGACATACCTTGTATCTCGATGTGGGCGCAGGAAAATGGTTGGAATATTCCTCAGCCTCATCCTGACCTGATTAAGACAGGACTAGATTTCTGGAAGCATTTTTGGGATACGAGAATTATTGATTCTGATTATTTAGACCAGAAATACGGAGAAAGACATATTGTCGATTATGTCGATGATGATATAGACGACGATATAGAGGAAGATAAATGAGAACCGTTTCTTGTCCATTTTGCGGTAAAGCATATGATATAGAATATGATCATTTTTTTGGTAAGATATGTAAATGTGGATTTGATATACCTCCAGATGAAGACATTGATCTTGTTAAAAAAAATAAAATAAAGAATGAAGAATTAAAGCAAATAGCTATTGGTTCTGTAAAAGCCAAATACTCTTTTTTGAAGAGTATGAATCGTGAGGTTCAAAGGTAATTACTTGGTTAGGGATCTTTAACTAGGAAAGTTAATGCAGAAGTTATTAGAAAAGTTTAAAAGGAAATTTCGACATGATTAATTCCGACAATAAAAAAGTGACTGTTGATTTTATTTGGACTTCACCATCTTTAAAAGATGTTACGTTTCATATTAAACATCATCATACTGAGGAATATGGACCGACTATATCAATCTCTCAAGATGCTGATTCGTTTTATGCGTTTCCGGCAGGAATGTTTGCAGAGATAGTTGATTTTTTGCGTTCAGAGGGAGTTATGAAGCAGGGAGATGTTAAGGTTAAAGAAATCCCACAAGAAAAGAAGAGCAAATTGTCTGTCCCTGTAATTGAAAATGTTTCAGGGGGGAAAGAACAGGAACCTGATATTGCACCTATTCTTGAAGTAAAAGGAGAGCCAGTAGAGACGTTTTTTGATGGTGGTTCACAAAAATCGTCACAGGAGCCACAGTATACCCCAGGATCAACTAAAGTTGATAAACTGGCGTCAGATACGGATGCTGAAGACATGGCTTTAGAGCGGCAAACCGCTGCTAGTAAAGCTAAAAAGACACCTGGTTTTAAACTCTCTCATAAGTCTAAAGAAGAATAGTAGATGGAATATAAATGTGAAACTATTTCGTTGCAGAAAATGTTGATAGGACCGAAGGGATCTCTTGAACCTCTTTGTAATATTTGTAAAGCAAAAGATTGTACAAACCCTGTCCAGTGGCAGAATATCAGTATAATGGGGGTAAAAAAGAAGTTTAAAATACTTACAGTAGGTGATTACTACTATGCCGTAATAAAGTGCGAAGGATTCCTGCCATGAGAAAATTTTCTATAAAAGATTGGCTCAGTTACAAAAAGGCTAGAGACGTTGCTTATAAAGCACAATACAATCTTTCTATGGACAGGATGAAGAAAGTTAAATCCAGTTTTTCCACCAAGATTATAAAATATAAAGATTGTAAAAAGGCTTATGATTATGTTGATAAACTTTTCCCGAAAGCAGAAGTAAAAAAGGTCACAATATATCGTGTTTCTCAAAGTTGCCTTAACAGAATCGGCCTCAAAGGTGTCGGAGGTTGTTATGATCGAATATCTCAGATCGTAGTTGTTGCCGAAGACATGGATTTTTCTCACAGCAAAAAGAAGGACTCTACCTGGTCAACTATTGTAGCCAAAGCGGAAACTGACGAAGTTGTTGTACACGAGCTTCTCCATTATGTATCAATGCATAATAAAGGTCGTGTAACAAGCATGCACATGGAAGAAGAATTTGCCTATGGAAACTCTCTTGCATATTTGAAAGCGAATGGTCGTGATGATGACGATATTATCAATAATAATTTTCTTCCATACTTTATGACTGCTGTTGATAGTAGAAAGATAGCTAGAAAAGTACTTGCTAAAAATGGATACGATATTTCAGAAGTAGCAACTAAGACTGAGAGCGAAAGAAAAAAGATCTTCAAGAAAGTTGACAAGGAACTTTTTGGAGAGACAAAGAAACAAGCGATAGTCAGAGCAAAAGAATTAATGCGCATATATTCGGGAAATTATATTGATGCCGAAGATGCTGTCGTCGATAATAGTAATGATAATGAATTTAGCATGATTGATTTTGGAGAATTTTAACATACCAATCTATTGCAATTAAATAGGAAACGAGAAAATGGCGAATGAAGTTCAGTGTGATAAGTGTATAAATATTATAACAAAAGAGTTTTCCGGCTCTATTGCTGACAGAGTAGGCCGGTTGGTGTCAGAAATTATGAAAGAAGACATGATTGGTTGTAAAATTAACGATAAAATTAAGAGTTACTTAGATGCGAAGCGTCTTTGTCCTCTTAAGAAAGAAGTCGATTAGGTTTTTTCTTTTTTACTGGATAAGCAGAGCGATATTTTTTCCAGACATTGTATTTTCTGTTCAGGTAAATTGATGCATCCGAATAAAGCCATTGAAGAATCTGTTCGCATTGTTTTGAACCACCGATTTCTAGAATGTATGCCTTGCCAGTTCTTTGATATTTTTTAGATTTATAATTAAATATGGTTATGAAAAAGGATTGTAAACTATCAAGAAAATTCTTAGTTCCTATGGTGAAGATTCTCATTTGTGGTGTGTTTTGGTTTTTTCTACAAATATTTATACACCCATCGCCATCAAAATATCCTCGTATAAAATGATTCAACAGAAAATTTGGAATGTTTGGAAATTTTAATTTTAAACTTTTTCTTGGTATGCATCCGTGTTTAATAAGATCATTACATAGTATGTTAGAATAATGTCTACTTTCAATAATTTCTCTACCGTCTTTTAGTTTGTATTTTCTAGCTTTGATTTTTGAGTCAAGAAAGGTATGAAATTTTTTAAAATGTATTTCATCTTTTCCTGCTAATTTAAGGTGAAACCACTTTGTGTTTCCTTTAACGTTTATATATCCATCTGCCATTAAAAACCCAAGCCAATATGAGGTTTGTTCATTTTTAATGGTTTTGAAAGCGTGTTCGTTAAACCTTACATTCTTTTTGGTTAAATTGTGTTTTTTTAAATGGTAATAAAAACCGTTTCTTGATAAACCAACTAATTTGGCTATTTCTGGTACAGGTTTGTTAAAATTGTTATCAAGGAGTTTTAGTAATTCAGATTTTGTAAATTTATGTTTCATACTTGTGTATTACTTATAAGGCATAAATATCCTTTAAATAATTTGATAATTTTTTATATTATTTGCCGATAATTAATTGAAATAATTTAGAATTTATAGGAGTATTGGGCATCCCCTTATACGAGTATTTCCATCCCGAGACAGGCGAAATATTTGAAGTGTTACGTCCGATAAAGGACAGAAAGAAAAAACACGAAGCTCCAGACGGGGTTATGTGCGATCCAGTAGAAGTTCCTGGCAGCATGGGATATTGCGGAGCATCCGAGAACAGTAGAGAAGGGTTTCAGATGGACCCAGAACTGTATAAGAAGCGAAACCCTAAATTTGTGCGTTATAGGGATGGTCATCGGGAAAGATACGACCCGACTAAACATTATTGATGAGATTCAAGAAAGTCCAAATTATTCATAGCGTTGTTGCAGATGAAGAAATTAACGATCTTCGAATCGCAAGAACTTTGTTTGAAAACCTGGCTGAAGCTAGCATGGACGTGTCTATAAAGCACATGTTGCCTGAAATCGGTAGTTATACTTTATGGAAGAAAGCTAGAATAAATTCCGTCGAAGGAGACAAGGTTAATGTCACGGTTTTCTTCACAGGCGGATCTGCGAAAAATCAATTAGAAATAAAAAATATAATTTTTGTTGGAGTCGTGACTGACAGATCTAATATAATGTTCCATAAGGAAGAAATAACAAGATATGATTTTTTAGATTTAAGTAGTAATGACGAATAAAATAAGCAATAAAAACTTTGTTCACACGCATGTTCACAGCTCTTATAGTCTCTTTGATGGGCTTGCAAGTGTAGAAGGTCTCGTTACGAGAGCAAGAACTCTTGGGTTTCCTGCACTTGCTTTAACAGATCATGGTAACATGGGCGGTGCTATCAAGATGTTTAAGCATTGTCTAGCCACTAAGGACAAAAACGGGGTTGATATCGAAACCGATCCTATCAAGCCAATAATAGGCATAGAACTTTATATGTCTAAAAATAGGTTTAGTAAAGACAAAGAAAATCAACCAGAAGGGCAAAAAGGCAACTATCATATAGTTCTTTTAGCAAAGAATTGGGAGGGATACCAGAATTTATGTTTTCTTTCCAACGCTGCTTACACAGAAGGATTTTATTTTAATCCAAGAGTTGATTTTGATTTATTGTCAAAACATTCTGATGGAGTTGTTTGTTCTAGTGCATGTTTAAAGAGTCTTATTAACAGAAATCTATTATATGATAGATATGACGAAGCTAAGAAGGCAGCATCTATTTTTAAAGATATATATGGTGAAAATTTCTTTCTTGAAGTAATGTATAACGGTATTCCTGCTCAAATGAGGGTAATATCTGATATTTTCAAGCTAGGTGCAGATCTAAAAATATCTACAATAGCCACAAACGATTGCCACTATATCGACAAGGCGCAAGCAGAGTCACAAGAAGTTCTTACATGTATGTCAACAAGAACATGCTTATCTAATCCTAAAAGGATGCATCAGCCATATCCAGAGTTTTATTTAAAGACTGCTGATGAGATGTATAAGATATTTAAAGATAAGCCAAGGTGCTTGACAAATACGGTTTCAATTGCCGAAATGATCGATTCTGATGATATAGAGAAAAATTTGTTTGTAAAGAGGATGAGGTTGCCTGAGTTTGAAGTTCCTGAAGAGTTTTCGAGTCCGTTTGAGTATCTCAAAAGTTTGGCCTGGAAGGGAATGAAAGATTTGGGTTGGGATAAGAGGGAAAAACATGTAGAGGCTCTTGAGAAAGAATTAGCAGATATTCAGGTTGCTAAAGAAAATAACAATTATGACTTCGCAACTTATTTTTTGATAGTTTGGGATATTGTAAACTATGCAAGGGGAAAAGGTATTTTCACAGCTCCTGGGAGAGGTTCGGCTTATGCATCTGTTTTACTTAGATGTTTAAAAGTTTGTTATGGAAGAGACCCTATTGAAAGTGGATTACTTTGGGAAAGATTCTTGGCGTTTAAAAAATCAGAAGAAACTGGCAAGAGAGTTTTTGCTAGACCTGGTTTCCCCGATATCGATACAGATTTTGATTTTTTTAGAAGAAGCGAAGTTTACGATTATATTATAGATAAATATGGGAGGGGAAATGTAGCGAACATAGGGACATATATTGGTCTTAAGATCAGGATGGCTCTGACAAGAATAATAAAGGCTCTTGATATCGCCGGGTCTTGGCATAAAGGCAAACAAGAATATATCAGCGACAATAATGCCAAGGTGGAAGAGATACTTGGTCAGCTTCCAAAACCTACCGGTGCATTTATGAGAGCCAGAGACGATCAAGGGAATGAACATTTCATAAAAACAATTGATGAGGCTTGTAAGTATTGTCCTGATTTCAAGTATTACATGGACAAATATCCTGCGATAGTAAAACACTGTAAAAATATACAGGGGCTATTAAGCTCATTTAGTTGTCATCCTGCTGGTATTATCATATCTGATATACCTATGTCTAGTGTAGCTCCGGTTCGCAGGTCAAAACAAGGACAGTTCGCTACTCAATACGACATGGAAGATCTTGAATCTATTGGGTTGGTTAAGATAGACATTTTAGCAACAGCAATACTTACTGTTATTGATCGTACAGTCAAAATGATTAAAGATAATTATGGTATTAATATAGATGTTGAGAATATGACGTATGAAGATGAAAAAACATTTGCTTTGTATCGTAGCGGGCGATTAAAAGGCGTTTTCCAGTGCGAGAATAGGGGTATGCAACAGGTTATGAGGGATATTGGAGTTAGTTCTTTTAATGATATAGTTGTTGCTATTGCCCTGTATCGCCCAGGCCCGATGGCTAATATCCCGGAATATTGTGACAGAAAAAAAGGTTTGAATACTGTTTCTTATTTTCATAAGTCAATTGAGCCATTTGTAAAAGACCATTTAGAGGAAACGTATGCCGTAGCAGTATTCCAAGAACAAATTATGCAAATATGCAACTCTTTAGGTGGACTATCTGTTACTGATGGTTATATTCTGATAAAAGGTATAGGTAAAAAAAAGAAATATCTTATTAACAAATATAGAAAGCAATTTATCGATGGAGCTGTTAATAATGGTGTTCCTAAAGATATAATAGAACAATATTGGGACAAGTTTATAATCCCGTTTTCTTCTTATGGATTCAATAAAGCTCACGCGGAAGCATATGGTGTAATTTCGTGGTATAGCGCATATCTTAAGGCAAATTATACTCCTGAGTTCATGGTTTGCTCATTAAATGTAGTAAATGAGGATAAAAAGCACGATAAAATTATAGAATTAGAAAGAGACCTAAAGCATTTTGATATTGAACTTGCTGATAAAGACTTAAATACGTGTGGTGTTGATTATAAAATTCTCAGAAAACAAGATAAAGAATCAGGGATAAATAAGACGCTGATTTCACCTAGTGTTATGGTTAAAGGGGTTGGATATAATACGGCAAAAAATATTGCTGATAATAAACCTTATAATTCATTAAAGGATTTTGTCGCAAAAACCGATTCTAAACTAGTAACCAAAGATACTGTTGCTTCATTAATAGATGCTGGTTTCTTTCATAAGATGACTAAGGATTATTATAAGAAGAACAAGAAGAGGCTTTCCAAGGGTAAGATATTAAATCAATTCTCTACTATTCGTAAAGACTTGAGAAAGGCCGCTAGTAAAGGTGTAGAATCTGTGGATTTATTTGGATAGGAGAAAAACAATGAGCGAAGAAAAAGAAAAGAGAAAATCTAAAATTTCGAAATCGGTAAGACGAATTTACAACGTTGCACAATATGAAAGTCTTGAACTTGTTATTAACTATGAAGAAGAGATAGACTGGGACACAATTAAGGAGCGGCAACAGAAATCCAAGAATATAACTTCTCTTCTTCTGGATGATTTTAAGAATACCAGAAAAGAAGTTTTTGAGGAATTGAACGAGTCTGAAAAGAAAGCGTATTTTAAAAATGCTCTTAAGTCAATGAAGGCTACAGAGGACGAATTAGAAAATTTTGATACTATTGAATAAAGGTGATATCAAATGGCGGAAGTAACTGAAAAAGATTTAGAAGATGTTTTCGGAATCCCTTCAGACCCTGTGAAGAAAGATTCAGATGAAAATAGTACTAGTTTCGAAGAAGGTGTCGAAGAAATAAATGACACTTTGAAAGATATGGATGAAATAGTTCCTGTTTCAAAAAAGGAACCAGAGATAGTAGAAGAGAAAGATGAGCCTAAAAAAGACGAATCCAAAGAATCTACTATAGATTTTGAAAAAGAAACAAAGCAAGTTCAAAAAGAAGCAGAAAGTATGAATGCCCCTGAGAAGAACGATCCCGTTCCAATCGAAGACAATGTTGATTCTGGTGATTTGCCAAGTGGAGAGATATCATGGCTTACGGTTCCACCTAACGCTAGATTTAACAATTTTTATAAGCAAAAGGTATCTATCATAAAGGAAATTTTGAAAGACAAACAAATACCTTTTGAGAAATACGAGAACGAACTCAGGAATAGTTATTGTGGTGTAAGATCATCTATATATGATTTGCCTCAGCTATATAATAATATGAGTGAAGTTCACAAGATAAGGGATCGTGTATGTCAAATACGAACTGAAATCAATTCTCAGTATTTTAAATTTGAAAGAATTACTGAACTTTTAAGAGGACTTTTAGCCAGAACTTTATATGAAAGAGGGAAGCAGGAAGGTGTTCAATTTGAACATATGAGAGATGTGGAACTTTATTTGGAGAGCCTAAGGTCTCTCTATAAAATTGCCGATATTATACATAAGAACTTGGATGCTGCTTCGGAGTTGTTATCTAGGCAAGTTACTATAGCAACAACTGCGAGACCTCCAAATAGAAATATTGAAACTTCTCCGTCTCATCCCAATGAGACCTATATACATAAAGAAGTCCCTGAAGAACTAACGGGTTATGACACTTTACCAGTTGGCAGTGGATCTACCGAAAAGAGTAATGTCAAACGGAAACCTGTTCAGGGAGTAAAATCTACAACATGGGATGAGGTGGCGTAATAGGTCTCTATAGTAAGAGGTATAGTAGTATGAGTACAGTTATTGATTGGGATCAAGTCGGTGAAACAAGTGGTTCAGGCAAGTCTAGAACAGGAGTTAATTTCCTGCAATTGAGACCAGGAACCTATGAAGTTAGGTTGCTTGGTACGCCTGTTGCCATGAACAAGTTCATGATTCAAGGCAAGGATGATCGTTGGAGAAGCGCGGTTGTCGAAGATCCAAAAGATAATCCTGTAACCAAGAATCATGGAGTAAATCCTTCCGAACGTTATGCCATTAATTGTTTGGACAGGTCTGATGGAAGCTTGAAAATTCTTGAAGGTGGAGTCAAGGTTTTTGGTGAGTTTAAGAAGTACTTTAAACACACTGGTAAGAATCCCGGTGCTTCTGATGACGGAGCAGATTTCAAGATTGTTGTCACTGGATCTGGTAGGTCAAAACAGCTCAAGACAAGTTTCGAGAAGAATACTCCTCTGACGAAAGAAGAGACCGCCTATATCAAGAAGACCTGTGGTGGTCTTTACGATTTGAAGGAAATTTTCAAGGTAACACCCAATGATCATCTTGAGGCTAGGTTGTTTCCTGATGAACACCAGCCTTCTGGTTCTCCAGAGCAAAAAAGCGCAGCGGACGATGTTGGTGTAAGTGCTGAAGAAGTTCCATCAGGTAATATTTCTCCTGATACAGAAGAAGTGGAAGATGCGTTACCCTTCTAAATAGGATTGAGTCAATTAGCGAGGAGGGAGATATTCTCCCTCCTCGCTAATTGCGAATGTGTGCCTGGAGAAATAGAAAATGGCTAAAAATAAAAGTGATATAATAGTTGACAATTTGAAAGGTTTTATTCGCAAAGGCGCTTCTTCTACTCCCGAAGGTTACGTTCCTACTGGTCATTTCAGTCTAGATTTCGTAATCAATCACGGAGAGCTACCAGAGAAAATAGATTTATCTGAATTGGAAGGATATGATCCTTCTGAAAATCTGGGTATTCCCCTTGGTAAGCTTGTAATGTTGTACGGAGAAGAGGGAGGGGGGAAAAGCTCAATTGCATACAGAATATCTGGTTATGCTCAAAAGTTAGGTTATCCTGTTGCATGGTTGGATACCGAACATAGTTTTGCAGAGAATCTCGCTAAGATCAATGGGGTTGATGTAGACGAGTTGTATTATTCTACAATGTCTAATCCTAAAGATCCTGACAAGGTTTATTTTGCAGAAGATGTTTTTGATTCTATTATTGAATTGATTAAGTCTGGTGTCAAAGTAATTATTCTCGATTCGGTTGCGAATCTTGTTCCAAAAGAAAGGATGGAAGGTAGTGCTGAGAAGATAATTGTTGGGAAACTCGCCAGATTGATGTCTGAAAATCTTGGTAAATTGGTTGCTTATGCCGCAAAGTTTGGAACTTTATTGGTTTTTATTAATCAATTAAGATTCAAGATAGGCATAATGTTTGGATGTTTCCATTATAATTCTCGTGTGGTTTTATCTGATGGGACAACGAAAAAAATTGGTACTATTGTCAATAATAAATTAGATTTGGAAGTTATGTCTTATAATCCTGATACAGGAGATATAGAGCCAAAGAAGATTATAGATTGGCATGATAATGGTAGTTTAACAGAAGATGAATGCTTTTTGAATTTTGTTGTAGAAAAACACGGAGGGAATGGAAGGACTAGGTTTTCATGTACTCCAAATCATAAAATTTTTGTCCCTGAATCTAACGAAAAGTGTTCTAACTATAGCAAAACTATTAGTGCTGGAGATTTGGAGATTGGAGACGAAATATTAGTATCTCAACCTTACTATTTAAATGACGTGCAAAGACAAATTGTTTATGGGTCTATTCTTGGAGATGGGAATATAAGACCTGGTAGATATAATAGTTCTTGTAGTAATTTGAGGATTGGTCATGGTCGAGAACAAAAAGATTATTGTCATTGGAAGCAGGAAATTCTTGAGCCTTGGATTGGGTATAGTAAAAACAAGGAAGATAGATACGATTTTGAAACTATCCCTATGTTAGAATTGACGAAATTGCAGTATTCCACTAAATATATAACACCAGATTCTAGAGATCCTAGAAATAAAGAAAAAATTATTCCAGACGAAATTATTGATAATTTAGGTGAATTAGGGCTTGCTATTTGGTATCTTGATGATGGAACATTTGGTGGTCATTATTCTAAGTGGGGAAATGGTAAGTCTACTATTTGTTGTATTAAATTTTCCAATAGAGATAAAATGATGAAGACTTTTGATAAATTTGGTTTATGTCCTAAGTTAAAAAAAGTTGGATTTTTCTTTAATTCTGAAGATACAAGAAAATTACATTCTATTATATGTAAATATGTTCCACCTTGTATGGAATATAAAATTCATCCTAACTTTAGAGGTAAATATGATTTTGATATTGACGATCAAGATGACAATATAAAAGAATTGAGAGCAATATCAGCAAAGATCATTGATATTCATGAGAAGGCACCTACAAGAACTAAAAAGAAATTTGATTTAACGATAGAAGATAATGCATCATATATTGTTGATGGAGCTATAGTCCATAATTCTCCGGAAACTACTCCTGGTGGTATGAGTTTGAAGCACAATTCATCCTTGATTATCAAGATCACAAAGAAGAAAAGTAGAGATGCCGAAATAGAAATTCCTGGCGAAGATGGAAAAATGAAGCTTATCGGCAGGAAGTCATACATGAAGGTTGAAAAGAATAGGTTTGCCAAGCCTTGTTTTGAGAATATAGAAGTTCCTATTTATTACATGGAATATTTTCCCAACATAGAAGAAATAATGTTTGAAACTGGTCGCCAGTTAAAAGTTATTTCTGTCAGGAAGGGAGTATTCAAGTGGACTGATCAAAAAGGCGAAAAACATGAAGCTGAAGGTAGGTCTGATTTTATAGAGCATATAAAATATAACGAACTTCGGTATTCATTGGCGAAGCATCTCTACGATGTTGCGAATGAAAGCGAAACTATTTTGCCTCCAGAAATAGTTAAGTGGTTGAAAAATCATGAAGTTAATAATAGTGGTAACAATGATGATGAGAAACCAACCGCCGAGAAGGAGACTGCCGGAAGTGGAGAGGAAGAAAGTACTCAATCTGGCGATTGATACTTTATATTCACAAGAAGGCAAAGAAGCTCTAGATTATTTGAAAACATCACGAGGATTTTCTGCTTATACAATTAATAGTTTCGGGCTGGGATACGTTCCGTCCCGAGTAAATAATATTTATGGAGATCCTCATGAGTTCGCGGGAAGAATAGTGTTGCCAATTCGCAATTCATATGGCGATTTGGTAGCACTATCTTCTCGTGATTTTCGTGAAGGGGCAAGGAACAAGTTTTTTCATGAACAGTTCAAGAAATCTAATTGTTTATTTGCACTTGATATAGCAAAAGCGTCGATTATAAAAAATAACAAGGTAATAGTTGTTGAAGGTGAATTAGATGTTATGAAGATGTATTCTGTAGGTATTAAGTATACGGTAGGTACTTGGGGGAGTTCTTTCAGCATAAAACAGGTATCTTTGCTTGCCAGATATTGTCAGGAAATATTTTTGTTATTTGATGGTGACGATGCCGGTAGAAATGTAATAAGGCGTTCAATGAAAATGAATATTACGTATGGATTAGACGGGTCCGGTATAACGCTTATACCTTCATATCTGCCTGATGGGTTTGATCCAGATGACTTTATAAAAGAAAACGGGAAAGATGAAATGATAAAACTTCTTAGAAGATCTAAAAAATCGATTGGAGATCAATCATGACTTTTGCTGATATTGTTTACGTTCCACCTGAGTTGCAATCTATCATGGGATCTGTTGATACTTTTGTTAGACATAGGGCAAAGAGTAATACTAGAGCATATGATAAATATCATCCATCTGCATTTGGGCAGTGTTTGAGAAAAATGCAGTACATGAGATATGTTTCTATGGGTTTGATACATGGAGAAGAAGAAGAGTTTGAAAGTAAGATGCTTCGTTTGTTTGAGAAAGGACATAGTACACAAGCGAGATGGGAAAAGTATTTTATTGGGTTAGGAGTACTTCGTGGTATTTGGACATGTACTAATCCATTGTGTCGCCTTTTTGATGATTCTGGGGAGATTATAAAAACAAATGATGTTGAGTCTTATTTTAAAGAGAAGCCAAGGAAGTATGGAGAGGATAATAAGATAGGCATATTCAAGCCAGATAAATGTATTTGTGGGTGTAACAGGTTTGCTTATGAGGAGATTTGCGTTGAAGATGAAGAATTAAATCTGCGTGGACATGTGGATATGATCTTGGATTTTTCCAGGTTTGATCCCTCTATATTTAATAGTACTCCTGTTTCTTTCGATGTTGGTAATTTCCCTAAATCTCCTATTGTGGTAGATATGAAAACAATGAATGATTATAGATGGAAACAAAAGCTTATGAAGAGTGGTGTTAGCTTGTCATACAGAATACAGCTTTGTATTTATGCTAATTTATTAGATTTGGATTATGGTGTTTTAATTTACGAGAACAAGAATACGTCTGAAGCTAGGGCATTTAAAATAGAACGGGCGACAGATACAGTTTTTGCACAGGTAAAGCAACAAGCCATTGCCATGAATAAAATGGCTGCTTTAGAAAGGCCAAAACTTCCACCCCCCAGACCTGGGACTAAAGACGATTACGAATGTAGTAATTGTGGTTTCAAGTCTGTATGTCATAAAAGTACAGTTTGGGCAGATGAGGATAAACTTAACGATAACAGACAAAAATTTTATGGTAATTTGCTGGAATGAAGTGGAGGAATTGTTTTAAATAAGCGATATTAAAGATAGTAAAAATTGATTCATTAAAAATTGTTCTTACTTAGGAGAAAATAATGATCGAAGACAGTACTGAAAAAGTTCCTTATGTTAATTCAGATGACCCAACATTGCTTCTTATAAAAGGAAGCATACAAGACAGGGAAGAAGCAAAAAAGTATGTGAAACGAACAGCCAATGCTGTTTTTCAAGTTATACAGAAACATAGCGTGGCTCATCTGAGATGTGTTGGAGCTGCTTCTCTTAATAATGCTGTGAAAAGCCTTATTATAGCTAGTGGCGATGCGAAGACTAAAGGTATGGATTTAGTCGCTTCCCCAAGTTTTCAAACAGTTACTTTCGGTGAAACCGGAGAAAAAACATCTATCGTACTTAAAGTTTTCGATCTGGGCGAAGATAACTAACACAGGAGAAATATTATGGATAGCAAAACCATTGCTACTATTTTATCTAGTGGTAATGTAAAGCCTCTGGATTCAGAATTCGAAATTGAAGAATTGATTCTATCCGTTAACGGCATTAATGAAAAAATAAGCTGGTATAAAGAACTAAAGAAACAGAGGATGGAAAAAATAACGAGCGAAATAGACAAATTGGAAGGTAGAAGAAATCTTTTGAAAGAGATAATTATATCTACTCTAAAAAAGAACGAAAAAACATCACTTAACTTTCCCGGCATAGGTAAAGTTGTTATGAAGAAGACTGAAGGCATTTGGAAAGTGGAAGATGAAGAATCTCTAATTAAATATCTTGAAAAAGAACTCGATAAAGACGAGTTTGAAAAAGTTGTTAAAATTAAAGAATCTATCGTGAAAGCAGTTTTGGATAAGAAACTTGATATGTGGGAACAGTCTGGTTCTCTTCCAAGTTCTGTAGCTAAAGAAGAAGGGAAAGAGTCTGTTGCCGTGATTATAGACAAGGATTTCTCTGATAACAAGAAAATGCAGGAGATTATCCAGTCTGTAGAAAGTGTAGATGTTGAAGATATGGACGATCTGGAGATATGAAGAAGCATTTATTAGATATTTCTAAGGTCAAAAAGGCACATAATAAACTGAGGAACTTGTATAATAAGATTCCAGAGACCATAGGTTGTATGGAAAATCTTGATAAGTGCAAAAGTTTTTGTTGCAATATCCAAACACCTCAAGTTCTTTATGTCGAGTTTTTATATACTTGGAATGATATCCTTGCGAATTGGTCACTCCAAGATATTTTGGACCTGATTAAATCTGCTGTTCGTTGCTATTTGAGCAATAATACAATTAAAGGGTGTATTTTTAGAAATAAAGATACCGGCTTATGCATGCAACACAAAACCAGATGTTTTAATTGCTATTGTTACGGCATAACCCCTAAAGAAGAGTTCGATCTGCGTCTTGAAAAGTTTAAAAAAATATATGAAGATAAAAATGTTGTGTTCCACGATCAATGTTCGTTGGTTAAAACAAAAAATGGTGAAGAGGTTACTAGTGAAGATTTGGATGGTTGGTGGGATGATCTTGTAAAAATTGAGCATTCTATAGGTATAGAAAAAAATCTTATTAATGATGGACCTGATGGATCATACAGGACTTATCACGATCATCTTGTATTACATTTGTTGCCTGATGTCGTTATAAACCAGATGACTATTATTAAGATGTCAATTGACGAAAGCGGGAAAGAGGCATGTGTGCAGTCTTTAATTAATTGTCTTGCTAACAAGATAGAAATTATCTGAAACTGAGCGAGAAAACTACAGTAATTTATTCCAAATAGATGATAGCGAAAAACAAAAAATAATTTATAAATAAAGAAGGATTTGGTAAATTGTGAGTGTATAATATAAGTATGCTTAAGTGTCTTAAACTACAAATAAGAAATCCTAAACCAATACTAGAAGAACTAGGAAGAATAACTACAGGTCTATATAACACAGCTAACTACGAACGAAGACAACAATGGAAAGAAACAGGTAAAATCCCGAACTATGTAGATCAATATAGAAGCTTAAAAGACAATCATCTTTATAAACTATTACATTCTCAAGTAGCACAACAAACCCTTAAAGAAGTTGATAAAGCATATAGATCTTGGTATTCACTCAGAAAAAAAGATGAAAGAACTAAACCTCCTAGATTTCGTAAACCAGATACACCTAAGTCTATTTGGTTTACACCTGCTTCCTTTAAAGTAGTAAATAATAAAGAAATCAGATTATCTGTTGGAAATCTAAGAAAAGATAAACCGTTTGAATATATCAAAGTGAGTTTTGATTCAAGGTATAATATTAAAGAACTAAGAGTGAAGATGATAAATGTTGTTTTTGAAGATAATAAAGTCTTTGCTTGTCTTTGTTGTGAGTTTAAGGAACCAGAATTGCAAGAATCAAAAGGCATTATTGCAATAGATTTAGGTATTAATAATTTAGTAGCTCTTACAGACGATCAAGGACATGAAGAAATAATTAGTGGTGGAGAGATACTTTCTCACCAAAGATATTTCAATAAGAAAGTAGGACAACTCCAGTCAAGATTAGATAAACCAAAATCAACTAAATGTATTAGAAGATTGAAACAAAAGCAGTCAAGACAGATAAAACACAAGTTGCATATTGTAACGAAGTATTTAGCAGAGAAAGCTAAACAGGAAAAGGCTAGTATTGTTATAGGAGACTTGAATGGATTAAGAAAAAACAAATCAAAGAAAAAGGTTGTTAATGAAGATGGTGAGACAAAGAATAAAAGACAGATTAATAAAAAAGCAGGACAGAAAATTCATAGCTGGTCATACGCTACTTTCGCTTCGCTCCTTGACTATAAATGTAAGGAAAGAGGAGTAAAATTATTTAAAGTAAGCGAACGGTATACCAGTAGAAGGTGTTTTGCTTGTAGTAAGGTTAAAAGAAGTAACAGAGTAAAAAGAGGTTTATATAAATGTAGTTGTGGATATCAGTGTAATTCTGATATAAATGGAGCTAGAAATATTTTAGCTAACTTTACTACAAAAAACGTATCTCTTGTATCTAACAATATTAGAGTAGTTGCTACTGGCACTAGCCTATCTATACTAAGATTTCAGGAGACTGGAATTTTAGCAGGCAGAGAATCTGCATGAATTTATTCATAGCAGAGTGTCAATCTTGGGAGTGATAATGAGCGAGAAGAGAAGGATTAAAATTCTTGATACTGAATATAAAGAGGAAGAGAAATTAGTATACTGGCACATTGAAGTACTTGACGATAAAAGCAAGATAAAATTGGCTATGCGTGTCAAGGAATTGATGGATGGTTTTGGTATCGTTGGAAATGTAACTACTGAGCAGTTGTTGAAATTTCTTGATGATATAAAAGGAAAAGAGTTAGATTGGGTTTTTGAGGTAAGATCCAGTAATTTGCCGGATAAGGTTACTGAAGATAATGCTGGTAGTGTTGCTAGTGTTATAGACGGAGATCCTTATCCGGAAGTTTTTAGAGCGGAAACAAAAGACTTGTGAAATTATTATTTTTTGGTAGTGAAGAGTGTGATTCATGTGATAAATGGCTTACTGCGTTTAAGGCCGAACAATTTCCGTCTTTTGTCCCTGGAGAAAAGAATACAAATATAGAATTTATTTATATAGACGCTTTTGCAGATGAACAGCAGAAGTTTTGTGACAATCATGAGGTTGACGAGATTCCTCATATCAAGGTCTACGATTCTAATAATCGTATCATTTTCAATAAGATAGGGTTTTTCCATCCGAAAGGTTTGTGGAAAATATTTTATTCTTCTGTTCCGATAAGAAAAAAGGCAAAGGCGATTTTCTCAGGATCTCGCAAAGTATCTGCTTTTAATCTTTCGAAAAATAAGTGATCAGAACAGAAATCAAATTAAAACCATATACTTTATTAAAAGATAAACACATTGGTGAGTCTTGTTTTGTTGTAGCTTCTGGTACAAGTCTACATAGATTGGATATTTCTGGCATTCACAATCATGTTGTTATATGTGTTAATGCTGGCATTTTATTAATGAATTGGGAAAAAGGTAAGCCAGACAAAAGATATTGGATCTCTAATGATGCGTTTTGTAGGCAGTGGAGCTATTGGAAAAATGTGATTGAGGCAAGGGCTAACAAAATTGTTAGAGACAGTTGGAGAAGATATTTCAGAGAGCTTAAAGGATTTTATGTATTTTCGCCCCGGCCAACGGATGAAAATAAGGTTAATCCGGAAGATACTGGTCTTTGTCATTGTTCCAGCGTTCCTACCGCTGTAGATTTGGCCTTACAAATGGGGTGTAAGAAAATTTGTCTTCTAGGGGTTGACCAGTATATACGAAAGTATGGTAGGCGTTATTTTTGGGAGCATTGGCCTAAGAGGGAACGCCCACGTTTCCAAAAGATGATGCATTCTATATTTCATCAAAGCAAAACATTTATTTTAAATAATAAAGTGTACAAGCAATTGAAAATTTTTGCCGATTATAAAAAAGCAGTTATATATAACTGTAATTTATCTAGTAAAATAGATATATTTGAAAAATTAGAATTAAATAAATTATTAGATTTAGCAAACTATGAAAATAGTGTTTAAAAATTCTCGTAATAAATCTATTTGGTTAGAAGAGATTGGAGATTTGGGTGATTATGGTTTTTGTTCAACATGTTGGTCGATGAAAAGAATTTATTCAAATAATAGTGATAATAGATATTTAGTTAAGTCTTCTTGTTGGAATTCTTCTAGAAAATAAATTATAAATGATTAATAATAAAAAGATATTGTCTGTCGTGTTGGCTCGGGCTGGCAGTAAGGGTGTAAAAGGGAAAAATTATCGACCTCTTATAGGAGTTCCCCTTATTTGTTGGTCGATATGTTCATCTCTTCGTTCCAAATATGTTGATTTGACTGTCGTAAGTTCTAATTGTAGATATATAAAAGATATTACATTTAATATTATTGATAAGTTGAAGAAAAACGAAGTAAACGAACCAAGGATATTTTTTGATTTGATTAAGTCACGTAACCTGGAATTTATACAACGACCAGATGAATATGCGACAGATATTAGCAAGAACGAAGAAGCATTAAAGCATGCTTACGAGTATTCTAAAAGGCAATTTAATTTTGATGCAGATATTATAGTGAACTTACAACCCACTTCACCTATTCGTGATACTAGAGATAGTGTTTTACTGGATGACTGTCTTGAAAAAATGGAAAATGAAAAAGCAGATAGTTTGTTTGCTGTAAAGAAATGTACTCCATTTTTTGTTCATGAAGAGCATGGCGAATATATAATGAATAATAAAACGCTTCTAAAGAATCGTCCTATGAGGCAGGAACTTAATTTACAGGACTGGTTTTTACACGATTGTGGGAACGTATATTTAACGAATAGTTCTATTTTGCTATCTGAGAATAATCGTATTGGCCCAAATTTTACTGTTTTTGTGCTTGATCAAAAAAGATCTCTTCAAATAGATAGTGAACTTGATTTTATGATAATAGAAGAAGTGATGAAAGAATTCTTATAGTGAATTAATTTTCAATTTTTTCCTGTTTTTTATTTCTCCGTCTGTCAGATTCTTATTTTTAAAAGCGAGTGATTTTTGTATTCCAATAAAAATAGCAAAAAAATATGGTTTCTTTTTTACCGGCAAAAAATATAATAGTCAACCATATCCAAAGAAAAGTATAATAAAAAATATAAATTTTTTAATTGGTATGATTAATTCTGATGGTTTTGCTGCTTATAAGAAAACAGGGTATTCGTATTTACAAAGCGTTGCCGTAAAGCCCAAGTGCTTTAGCTTTGGGATATAAGGCAACAAATTCAAATAGTAGTCAATGCCATTGCCTTGATAGTAAGTATAACAGTAAAAATTCTAGAGAAAAAATAAGATATGATGTATTTATATCTAGTGAACGTCAGAGAGTAAAAATAGAGACTTTTGGTATTTTCCCAATAAAAAAAGCAAAATTTTCTAAATAATTATTTTCTTAGTTTATTTTTTTGTTCAAGTTCTATATTGTCTATTGTATTTGGTTTGTATTTAAAGGCCGCTTCTAATGCTTTTAGGTTTCTAATTAACTTTCTTAATCCTTGTGGTTCAAGAGAACATGAGCTATCAGAGTGTGGAAATAACCTATTATCAATAAAATGGCGTTCAAAATATCTTGCTCCAAGAACATATGCTGCTGGTTCCATAGCAATACCATATCCATGATTGGAAAATCCTAATTTTATTAATTTATTGTGTTTAAATTTGAAATACATTAATATTTTTTCAATTTCTTTTATATAAAGTTTATTAAATGGTACAGGATAGCCACTAGTACAATGGTATACTATTGTACGTTTTAAATTTTTATCTTTTTCTATTATATGATGAAATAAGGATTTTCTTTCAGATTTTGTGGTCATACCAGTTGATATATGAAGATCACAATCACTGTTATTATATACATAATCTATTAAGTTGAATTTGTGGTTACATGCACTAGGTATTTTAATAAAATTTGGTTGTAATTCAATAATTTCCTTCGTTGACGTTATGTCCCATACAGATGTGCTGTATATAATGTTTATTTTTTCACAATATTTTTTTAATTCTGCATGTTGGTCTATGGAAAATTCAAGATTTAATCTATGTTCGAGATATGTTTTTCCGTAGGAAAATTTTTGGTTTGGATGAGGTTTATCCCACCATTCTTTTGGAACACTTTCGTAAGGATTTCTTTTTTGGAATTTTACTACATCTGCTCCTGTTTCTTTAGCTAGTTTAATAAGATCTTTTGCTCTATTGATATCGCCTACAGGTGTACACCCGACTTCAGCCACAATTGATATCTTATTTTCCATTTTGTTCTCCTATTTTTTATCGGTTTGTGATCAAATTTTCGATATAATATAAGAATGGAAAACAAGATAATAAAAGTAGCCTTTTTTGATCTTGACAGTACTTTAACCGATGGTATTTACCAGGTGTCTTCTGAAGGTATTGTTACCAAGTCTTTTTATGCGAGAGATTTTTATGGGTTGTATAAGTTGCAAGATCTGGGAATTGATGTTTGTATACTAACTAATTCTAATGATGGGTGTATACAAAAACAAAATGAAAAATTGCCAAAGGTCTTTAAAAGTAGACTTGTAGTGCGAGAGAATGTTAAAGATAAAAAGACATATATAGAAGCAGGTTTTAAGAAGTATAAAATCACTTTTGATAATGTCGTCTATATGGGGGATGATGAAAATGATTTAGACTGTATGAGATTATCTGGTATTACTGGTTGTCCTGTTGATGCTATTGAAGAAATAAAAGCAGAATCTAATTTTATCTCTGACTATCCTGGCGGGAAAGGTGCTGTAAGAGATTTTGTAGAATATTTGATAGGATTATCTGATAAAGGGATTATTACTATAACATAACAAGAAAGCCCACGACTTTAGTCGTGGGATGAATTGATAATTATTTTTTGTTTTTTTTTAAAGAAAAGGATATAGCTCAAGAATACTAAGAAAAGAATTTAAAGAGTTAAGGAAAATACCTACCCTCTGGACACGCTCTTATTATTGCGAATCTGTAAGACATATATCACAAGAAACTGTTAAAAAATATATAGAAGACCAAAAAGGTAAATGATAATCACCTACAAGTACAAATTATACACTAACAAAAAGAATAAATATCTTAACAATAAAATAGATATTTCAGGTATAATTTGGAACCATTGTATAGCTCTACATAAAAGATATTATAAAATATATAACAAGTATCTTAATCCTTATCAACTTCAAAAACACATAACTAAACTCAAGAAATTAGATAAATATAAGTTCTGGAGATTAGTTAATTCACAAACTATACAAGATATCACAGAAAGAGCTGATAAGTCTTACAAACAGTTCTTCAGCAAGATTAAGAAGAAACAAAAAGCAAGACCTCCTAAATTTCAGAAAGTTAAGAAATATAAATCTATCACTTTTAAACAAACAGGTTATGAACTGTTAGAAGATAATAAAATCAGAATACAAAATAGAACTTTCAAATATTCTAAGAGTAGAATAGCAGAAGGTGATATCAAGACATTAATAATTAAACGTACTGATTCAGGTATCTATTTCTACGTTGTGTTTGATAAGAAATTAAAGGCTCCTACAAAAGATTTCAAGTTGGGTAAAATCACAGGGATCGATGTAGGATTAAAGACTTTTCTAACTTTATCGAACGGTAACAGAGAAGAGTCTCCTGAGTTTTTTAAGTCTAAACTGAAGATGATCAAACGATTACACAAGAAGTTATCTAGTAAGAAGAAAGGTTCTAATAGAAAGGAAAAGGCCAGAATCAATCTTTCTAAAGAATATGAGAAGATCGCTAACAAAAGAAAAGATTATTTCTTTAAATTAGCTAATGATCTGACTAAAGAATATTCTTATATCTTTATTGAAGATTTAGATGTTGAATTATGGAAAAAGAAATGGGGAAGAAAAACCTCAGATATTGCTATTAGTGAATTCTTTAGAATCTTAGAATATCAAGGGAAGAAAAACGGTTGTATAGTTTATAAGATTAATAGATTCTTTCCTAGTTCTAAATTGTGTAATAAGTGCGGTTGGAAGAATGATTATTTAGCATTAAAAGACAGAATTTTTAAATGTAAAATCTGTGGTAATAAAATTGACAGAGATTTGAATGCTAGTATAAATATAAAAAGAGAAGGGGCATCTTCTCTTAGATTAGACAGTGTAAATCTTTCGTTAGAAAGTAATTGTTGTTTGACTCTAGAATCCCACGTACTTTAGTCGTGGGAGTATGTCAAATTAGGAGAAAATAATGACTGTTAATATGACAAAGAAAAAAGTAGATGCCAAGAGACTTGGCGATGTTGAAAGCGTAAAGAATATGCAAAGAAAATTTGCTGCTGCTGCAAGATATAATCACGTTAGGGTACAGTTTCCAAGCGGAGAAGAAAAACATTTGCTTTTTACAGACTGGCAAATTAAAAGAGGATTGGAAAGGGCTAGGAAAAATCCAGAAGATCTTCCGAAAGTGACTTGGATCCGTGATATGATTGATGAGGTAAAAATATTTGATACTCAACGTTTGGCCGATTTGCAGGAAGTAATAAATAGCAATAATCTTCCTGTAGCTGCGAAGAAATATAATCATATAAGAGTTGTAATGGACGGAGAAGAACATCATTTATTATTTACTGATAATGATATAATTGTTGCTCTTGAAAGAGCAGATAAGAATCCAGAGGACTTGCCGAAAGTCTCATGGTTGAAAGATATATTTGACTAGACGAAAGGAAGGTGTATCATCAGCGAATACCATATAGTAGAGGTTGGCTTACAAGACGAGAAATGTCTTGTTGAAGCATTGCAAGAGATGGGTTATAAACCACAGGTCCATAAGGATGCTGTGCAATTGCATGGTTATCAAGGAGACAAGAGAAAGCAACGCGCTCATATTGTTATACCGAGATCTCAGGTAGGTAGTGCAGCCAATGACGTTGGTTTCGAGAAAAAGGGCAATGAATATATATTGCATATTTCGGAATATGACAAGAGACTAAAGCGGTTAGACAAGAATAAATTGAAGCAGATTTATGCAAAAAATAAAATAGAAAAGACATTATTAAAGAAGGCTGGCAAGTACAAGTTGAAATCCAAGACTGTTGATGAAAAAGGAAGAATTCGCATTAAAATAGGTGTAAGATGATGAGTGAGAGCAATTTATTTAAATTTGGTAAGAAATATAAATATTTATAATAATGTTGTCTGAAGAAGAAAGGCTGGTGTATCATTAGCGAATCTATTAGCGTAGCAATAAACCTGACGAACGAAATTTGTCTTGTAGAAGCCTTAAAGGAAATGGGTTTTGTTGTTGACATATTTAAGTCTCCTCAGAAAGTGCAAGGATATTATACCAGTAAAAAAAATAAGAAGGCGCATGTAATTTTAAAGAAAAAATCAAATAAAATTTATGCAGATATTGGTTTTGAAAAGGTTGATGATAAATATGTTATCCATATGGATTCTATGGATAGTCGTAAGTTGAATAAGAAAAAGTTGATACAGTTGTATGCAAAATCTCGTTTAAAATTCGAAATAAAAAGAAAGAACGCTAAGTATGCTCTGAGATCAGAGACAGTAGATAAGGATGGTAGGATTCGTATAAAAATTGGTGTCCGTGGAGTTTAATGTCAAAAAGGCGCAATAAGAATTTAAAAGATCTTCGTAAAAAGCTACGCAAAACAAGAAGAAGACAGATCGAACTTGAAGAGAGATTGAGAGAAAAAATATTAACATTTGATGCACCTGAGTTGTATCTTAAGTCAAAAGAATTGAAAGAAGGAGATGATCTCGTTTTTATTAACGATATGAGGGATGTTTTAAAGGTCACTAAAATTGGTGTAGGTCTTGCTGCCTGTCAAATAGGGGTTAATAAGAGAGTTTGTGTTTTAAGGTTTAGGCCAAGGGACTATTCCATAATAACGTTAATTAATCCTGTTATAATTGAGAAATCTAGTGTTAATGTTGTTGGTGAAGAGGGGTGTTTGTCTTTTCCTGGTATTGTTTCTAAAGTTAAAAGACCATATAAAATAAAAGTTAAATATCTTAAAGAAGATTTTACAGAATCTATCGCTGAATTTGTAAGTTTTGAGGCAAGGGTTGTTTGTCACGAAATTGATCATTTTGACGGAATTTGTGCGGTAGGAGATAAATACAAAGAAACAAACAGGAGTGATATTGAAAGACAAGCAGGATCGACTACTGTTTGAATGCAAAATTTGTCCACGCAGATGCAAGTTAGAACCAAAGCAAGTTGGGTTTTGTGGCACTAGGGTAGCAGATAATGATGGCATTCGTTTTGAGGGATATGGCCGTATATCCAACATGGCTGTGGAGCCAATAGAGAAAAAACCATTTTTTCATTTCAAACCTGGTACTAAAGTATTGTCTGTTGGAGGTTATGGTTGCAATTTAGATTGTGATTTTTGTAATACAAGAGAGATAAGTCAAAAGCATGATCCTGATGGATGCAAATATTTTAGTCCTAGTGCAATAGTCCATTTAGCCGTAGCAAAAGGTTGTAGTACTGTTTGTATGGACTATTCTGAGCCTATTGTTTTTTACGAGTTTCTTATTGACCTAGCTAACAAGTGTCATGACAGAGGTATTTTCTTTGCGATTAACACTAATGCCTACGTAAATGATAATATTTGGGAAAATATTTTAGACGTTACGGATGCGTTAAATATAGATTGGAAAGGAAAGTCTTGTGTTTACCATAATAGATGTAAATCTGATCAATCTAGACCTATTCCTATAAGCAATAGAATAGAACGGTCTATTAAAAACAATAATCACGTTGAAATAAGTATACCTGTTTATCGTGATAGTGTCGAAGATGATTTCAAAGATTTATTATTTATAGACATTTTTAATAACGGGAAATCAGACATCCCTGTTCATGTGTTGAAAATTTTGCTAGTTGACGAAAATAATAGTATAGCTAAGGACAATGCGGTTTTTAATATCGCTCAATTTTTAAAAAGTAATGGTTTTAATTTCGTTTATGTCCATAACATATACAGTGAAAAAGCAAAGAATATGAGAAGTACAACATGCCCTAATTGTGGGCTTGTTGTTGCTACCAGAGACCCTTTTAAATTTGAAATAAGAGAGGGTTGTAAATGTAATCAGTCAATATTCAAATGAATATAATAGGTCAAAAAGAATTTAAGAAACTCAAAAAGAGTGATACGATAGTTGTATATGGGTGTGGATATTCCATTAATGATCTGACTCTTAAAGAGAAGGAGCATTTAGAAAAATTTGACAGCATCGGATTTAACTGGTTTTGTAAGAGTAAAATACCAACTACTTTTTATTTATTAAGGGAGCAGGGGACAAAAGCGTTTGCTACTAGGGGAGAGACACAAAGCGTACTTGTAAGTATGTTAAATAAGTATTACGCCGATTCTTGTCTCATTGTTGATAATTTGCGATTTTCTGCTTCAAGATGGAAGAGATTGAACTCTTATGCTTTAAAAGTAGTTAATAATAGGTTTATACAAAAAGGCGTAGTGTTAAACGAGATTTTTGCCAGGGATAAATTTGACGAATTCAAAGAAAGGATGGGGAGTAAGGGCAGGCGTTGCAAGGTTGTTGTTGAGAAAATGGCTGATTATGATATTTTTTCTGATGGATTGATATATGATTTTTGTTCGATGACATGTGTTATGCATGTTGTTTCGTATCTAGATTATGATAAAATTATATTTGTTGGTGTAGATTTGTACGATCATAGGTATTTTTGGTTACCAGAAAATGCTTTGAGGGCAATCACACAAATCATGGGCAGGCAGCTTGATTCTAAGCATTTTGTTCATCATTATACTTGTAAACTTGCTAGTATATATATGGAAAAAACTGGCAAGCAGTTGTATACATTCAATTCTAATTCGCTTTTAAAAGACCATATTCCGATATATGATAAGAGTTTGATTAAGAAAAATGGCTAAACCGTTAATTATTCATTATGTTGATGATTTTAATATAGGTGGAGCGCAATCGATACTATTAGAGATTTTTTATGCCATTAATAAGTACTCGGATTATAAGCAAATTGTTCTTTCTAGAAAGGTTAAAACGCAGAAAGCGAGAATCAATGCTTTGACATATGGGGCCAGAGTGGTAGAAGTAAAGAACGTTAATTTTTCTAAAACTATAATATCACACAGACCATGTATATTAATATACCATAAGTTATTTCATTCAAATACAAATATTTATGCTAATTTATTTTCTAAGGTTCCAATAATTGTAGTTAACCACACTTATACTATTAGTAAAGCCTGGTCTAAAATAAAGAGATGTAATTATATAGTATCTGTTTGTCATAGTATGTTGAGTGCATTGTCTAAGAATAGGAAAATTTGTAGTGGTAGGATAGAAGTAATTAGGAATGGGGTAAATGCTGATCGATATGAGAAGATTAAACCAGATAGGAAATACAGGGGTAAAGTTTTTATAACCGGCAGAATAAACAGGTTCAATAAGTGGAAATATTCTGACGGATGGCTTAAATGGTGTTCTCAAGTTAATCTGCCTAAAAAAATGATTCATGAATATATCGGTGATGGTCCATTGTTCAAAAGAGCTAGAAAGTATTTATCCAAAGTGAAACATAAACGAAACGATATTTTTTTGAAAGGACCAGTTACTGACTTCAAAAAGAAGGGTTCTATAATTAAGGCATGGGATGTTTGTTTGTATGAAATAAATGAACAAGAGGGACTTAGCGTTTCTGTTTTAGAATCGTTAGCGTGCGGAACGCCTGTTATTTGCAGCAATCATTATGGCAATAAAGAAGTTATAGAAAACGGAGTTAATGGTTATATATTTGAAGATAGGAAGCACGCTAAAAAAATATTAACGGATCTTTGTAATGATGGTAATAAACTTATGAAACTGAAACAAACGACAAGGGAGCATTTTATGGATTCCCATTTGGATGGCAAATATATGGCAAAAGGATATATGCAACTTTTTGAAAATTTGCGTAAGCTTAAATATGCATAGTCCTTTGAGAATACAATTTTTTCACAGTAAAGGTGGTGGTCCTAGTGTTTTTATGAGAAGACTCAGAAGATATTTAGTAAAACACTATGATATTCAAGTAACTGATCGTAAACCTCATTTATACCTGTCAGCAGTTTGGAGAGGAAAACCACCTAAAGGAGCGAAGACTGTACATAGAGTGGATAATTGTTATTTTGATAAACTCAACAAAAATAGGAATAGATTAAATGATAAAATTAAACTTGCTATAAAGAAGGCAAATGGGGTTATATATCAAAGTGAATTTTCTTTTAAGTTGTGTAAGAACGTACTCGGTTTGAGAGCATCTAAGTATGTAATAATACATAATGGTTTTGATGAATCATTGTGTGAAGATGTCGTTCAATTTGAACATGGATATAAACACTTGTTTGTAGCTTGCGCTTTATGGAGACCTATTAAACGACCAAAGTCTATAATGAGAGCTTTTAGAAAAGCAGAGATTCCTGATAGTGCTTTAGTTATGATTGGCGGAGGGATTAGGCATCCACCATCAGACCCTAGAATAATTTGTACCGGCAGTATATCTCCTGCTGAAGCTTATAGGTATTATAAGGCAGCAACGGCTGTTATACATATTTCTAGACATGAATCGTGTCCTAATACGGCTGTAGAAGCACTCGCTTTTGGTAAGCCTGTCATTTGTAATAATTCAGGAGGCACCAAAGAAATTGTTGGCAATGATGGCGTTGTTGTTGATATAGATCCTGTTGATAAATTTAATTCTTTTCCAATGAAAAACCCTGAAAATATCGATTATGAAAAGATTTCCCAGGCTATGAGGGAGGTTGTAAAAAAAGAGTGGGACATATCGAGACCAGACTTGAAGATGTCAACTTGCGCTAAAAGGTATATGAATTTTTTTAACAAAATCTTAAATAAGAAATGAAAATAATTAATATTATTGACAGTTTGGAGATTAATGGTGGATCAACGATGTTTCTTGAGATGGTTGCTGGCATGCAAAAATATTGGAAAGATGATGAGATTCATACATATGTTGTTAGTAAAACAGGACAGTTTGGGAGAAAAGGATTAGTTAATTCTTCTTTTGCACCGTCTTATGGAGTTGATTTAGAAGTTTATGATTATGCTAATTTTGAAAAAAAGGTTGCTGTCGATCTTCGTGATGCAGTTATTTTTCATCATGTACTTGGATATACAAAAAATATAACATTTCATCAATCGTGTAAGTATGTTGTGATAAATCATAGGGATGTAAATCTAAGAAGGCTACCTTCTTTTAATGCATCTGCAATTGTATGTGTGTCTCAATATTTCGCTCAACGGACTAGAAAAGCAAAAGCTGGTAAACCCATTGTTATATTAAACGGGTGTGAAGATTATTGTAAAATTAAACCGTCTGTCCCAAGCGATAAGTTGGTTTTGGGAAGATGTCAAAGAATAGTAGCATCAAAGTTTTTAAATGAGAGAATAAAAGATAAAAGAGTAGTACAATATGTGATTGGTCCAGTCAATTTTAAAAATAAACATTTACTTCCTAGGAAGTGTAAATCGTTTGGTCCTGTCTTTGACTTGGATAAAAAAATACCTATTATTAGAAGCTTCGATTTATATCTTCATGCTACATCTTCTGTAGAAGGTTGCAGTATGTCACTTCTTGAAGCCATGTCATGCGCTGTCCCGATTGTTGCGAAGAATATAGGTGGCGGTGTAAATGAAATCATTAAACCAGGTGTTAATGGTTTCTTGTATAGAAATACGCCTGAACTAAGAAAAATTATTTTACGTCTTTTAGATGATCGTGATTATTTGGGGCAAATAAAAGAAAGTACGTATAAATATTTTTTGCAGAAATTTCATATAAAAAACATGTTGGATAATTATAGGAAAATTTTTTGTGAGTGTAAAG